ATATATCAGAAGGATACTAAATGAAAATACCACTATCAATACTAAAAGAGTATGTTGAGACATTGGAGAAGTTAGAAATTGACAATTTAAATCTAGAAATCATGGATAACCGTATTGGCCCCGATTACTGTCTAGTTATATCTGAGGAGCACAAACTAGTTAATGTAGAAGTAAACCATGCACAAAAACAACCTAGATACATTGATGCTAAATTTTCTTTACAGCCAGTTAAGATTGCTACATTGGTCTTGAATAATGATTATACTAAATAAATTACAACAATATTTAAGAAACAGACGAACAAGAACAAACATTCGTGTTATGATTGAAATCAGCAGAGATTACAAGACATTCATTAAAGTAACACAACTACAATTAACACGATCTCAGTTTTACAATATGACAGAACAACAACGGTTTAATTTATTGCATGATGCAATTGGTGGTGTTGAGTGGGGAAGTATCTATGATGAGCTAGGCTTGGCATTACTATTTATTAGTTTGATATTAATATTGGTGTTTGGTGTCGTTATTATCTAGGCGACCTCACACTAGTTTATCAATTGCATAAAATAGTAATCTAATACATTAATCACACAATAATATTATAATATGTCGGCCTCGACTTGGTTAGACCTTGTTGAGGTTTAGTTGTATAAATAAGAGGAGATTAAAATGGATAGAGAACAATTTATTACGAATAGTTGTAAATCATTTAGAGAAATACAAAACATACCATTCGGAAAAGAACGGAGAACACAATTATTGTTGTGGCTTCAAACACAAACAAAAGAAATGAGCTGGCACATACCTTATGGTTTTATTGTTAATAAAAGACATCAACTAATTGTTAATAAAGACCCAGATTTACAATATCTTATTAAGAAAGGAATATTGATTCAGATTAATAAATTATTGACACTAAGAACTAGCTATAACTATTTAGTATTGGCTGATAAATACAACAAGAATGGCACATTGAAATAAGGGAGATAAACATGACACTATCAGAACTGAAAGAATTAGTAGAACAAATGGAACAACAGGCTACTAGACAACGCTTGAACTTAGAAGATATACAAGTAGTTATCGCCACACATAAAGTTGGTTTGATTGGTGTAACACCTAATACAAATATCAAATATATTAATTTAGGTTTTGATTGGGACAGAGGTAAACTAATCATTTATCCTGAACAAACATTACGAGAGATTGACAGGGATGAAATTAAAACACTCAAGGATAAATATGAAGAGTTAGGTTGGAGTAAATATAAGATTGACAAGATAGTCAAAGAGAATAAGAAACTGAAGGAACAATTGAATAAGTAATATAATAATAATAGAGGCGACCTCGTTGTAGGTTCGCCTTCCTGTATTTAAGTAGAAGGAGAAATATGAAAATAGATAAGAGTGAAAGAGATGCAGCGATTTTAGATATAGTTTATAATGGCGGATTTCCAATAACACAAATTGTATCAAAAGAGTATTTAGAAGGGATTGACACATTTGCAGAACCAACTAAACAATTTATAAACAAGTATGGGCACGTAGCGATAACACTAAAAGGAAATAGGGATTTAACACTAAGAACATTGCAAGAGATCATGGCTGGTACAACGCCACCGGAAGGTACAGAATTATTTTGTGTTGTCACTGAGAACGACAATTACAGAAAACCAGATAATATGACATTAGACGAACATTTTGAATTGTTATTAAAGGAACCAAACCAATTTAAATTCCTACAAAGTTGTGGTTACACAGAAGTTAAGAGAACTGCCCAAGAGTTTAAGAGGAAGCAGTCAGGCTTCAATGCTAAAGAACCCGGTTTTGTTTATGTTGTTAGATACTATAATGAGGACATTGAGTTTATCAAATACGGCATAACACATAACTACACAGACAAACGTCATGATGAACAGGCAGGAGCTGCAAAGAGAGTCGGAATACATTATGATTGGGAAGTTTTGTTTAAGTCGCCCATGTCTAAAGGGAAACAAGTAGTTGAAGTAGAGGCTACATTAAAGAAGCTGACAAAACAAGCAATATACAAGCAACAACATAATATAACTAAAGACATATTTCCAGATGGTTACAGTGAGACTCTTCCGATAGATTATGTGATTGATGTGTTAGATTATGTTGAGAATACAGAATGGTCTTTGGACTGACGATATAGGGGCGACCTCAAAAGAGGGTTGCCTTTTCTTTTGCTTGAAATATACCCCACCCCGCCATATGAGATTGTTTGTATAGCCCCTGTACTAGACTTCCTACCTTAGAAAATATCCTCATGATAGATAGTCATAATGTTGCAGATATATCGCCAAAGGGTTAATCAACCCAAATGCGACCTATTATCATTATCGCTATGATTCTCAAATATCAGGCACATATTTCACGTGCTACAAGTGTGTCAAATGTTAATAAAAATAATTCTCATTAAACTTTAGATTCAATATCGCAATAAACTATTATTTAATAATTAAACTACAATTTAAACTATATTTATTTTTAAAATTATATTGACTTATCAAGGAAGTTATGACTCACATTTAGACTTCGTTGAGTGTTCCAATTGAAACTAAAACATAAAGACAAATGATAATAATTATCAATACTATTTAGATTCAAATGAACCGAATTACCTTCGGCATTTTAGGATTACCTTATTTAACATAACTAATACTAATATTCATATTGGTTACGCCTACCGAACGGGATTCTGAGCTAGAAAACAATGGTTGACAAGATGATAAAATTAAGCTAGAGGATAGACCAGCCCTGACTTCATGCAACTTTCATGCCAAGTTATATTAGCTGAGGATAATGTGAGAGATAACGATATAGACTAAAGATTACAGAAGCCTAGTTGCCTTTGAGGTTGTCCCGAATCGCCTTGTGCTAAATGATAATCATTGACGTTTAGATTCTCAATTCGTCTGACTATCAATTGAGGGCTGTGCCCTCTGGCACCTTTGGTGCTATTAATCAAATAAGAATGATTATCGTTTGTATTATGACTTTCATTGCTGTTTGAGATGCAAGAATGCAAGCATAAAAGAAAAATTAATACAATGATTGTTTGTTGTTGTACATAGAAGAGGCTATTGTCTAACAATATTAACAATATTGCCATCCAACACCTCTTCTGAAAGTGCAATATTACTATTAAAAGAGCAATGAGTTAGCATTAGTGTCATAAGACACCGAGACCATAGAGGTCTCAATTGGCCTCATATTTCATAAAATGAAATAATATTATATAACCAAGATTGCAAAGCAATTTTGTTTATATAATTGAGGCTGCAAATAAACTTATACAAGATGAAGTCTTTAAGAGCCGAAAATATATAAACAAAGCAATTTTATGATAATTATTCTCTGAATAATTTGAATATTAAAAATTGACTTGGTTATATAATATTATTTCGGCTTCGCCGTTCCGCCTCGCCGAAATAATATTTAAATGTAGGCTCGACGTTAGGATTAATGTTAAAAGAGAATTATTTTTATTTAGTTTATTATCTGTCTTTCTATTTATATTTTCTTTATATTTCAATAACTTATTAAATTTGTCAATTTTATTTGATTAATCTTGTATGTCTAGTTTTATTATGGGTTCTATTTGCTCTTGTATTAAATCGGGCTGTTAGGTAAGTAGTTGTATTGATATACTCTGAGAAATTGATTATGGTTGTTTCTGGATAGATTATATTTAATGTTTGCAGGCGCTCAATTGTTCACTTTTATATTATTGATAATAATTCTTATTCAATATTATATTATAAGCAAAAGAAAAGGCACCTTCCGGTGCCCTTATAACTTAAATTATTTACATTTTATTACATGTGTAATCAATGAAAGCAAAACCACGCTCTATCCATCCTGCCGTTACCATGTCGTCAATAAACAAAGGGCCATTAGTATTGCATTGTTCATATGTACTGAATTGAGAGGTAATAGGCGACTCGCATACCATGTCACCAGTGTTGTTAAGTGTGCACGCTATAATAATAAGTTCAAACATTTCTGTCTACCTCTGCGTTTCGGTCAGGCCCTTGCCTCACCTTCTGAAATAAGTATAACAAAGGACTTACCAAACCGCAAGCCCTCAAAACAAAATAAATCCGATATTTTGTGATGTGTGTCACATTTTATACTTCACCAGCACCTAATATAATTTTCTGTCCCGATGTATCAACTACAGCACAACACCAATATATTTTATTTTCGTCTGATATTGTCATCATGTGTAATTGCACAGGTTTATTGTTGAGGTGGCTTGATGTTTCTTCTGATAATTCTATAAGTGTTGAATCATCAGCAATTAATGATTTGTTACCAAACTTTTTGAGATATTTTAAATCAAGTTTAACTAAGTCGTAATAACTCATCTCTTCAACTTTCATGTTTTATTCACCTCGTCTATATCATATTGACTCAATTCATCATCATAAGCCATTGCATGGACTCTCACAGAAGATACTAGATAATTAATCTCCGAGAGTTCATTTTGTTCCAATCCCTCTTTGTCTATTGAGACAATAATGGCACGTCCTAGACATTTAGATTTAAATTTGTCTGTTTTTGAATTGTTCAATTGTTGTTCGGCTATAATTGCGTGTTGTTCGTCAATACAGATCAGTTTATAGTAAATGTTTTCCATGATGTTCAATCCTCTAGTGCCTTATCTAAACAATACTCGCAAGCATTACAACTGAAGCAATAACGGCACCCACAACCTACCTCTCCACAATCGCAACAATCATATAATTCAAAACAAGTTAAACCTGTTCCATCTTTGTTTATACACCTTGATAACTTTTTAATTTCCATAATATTTAATCCTTAACTATAATATTAAATTTATCAAGTTTAATCAGTGCTTTGCGATAATCTTTATCCGTGCAATTTTCAGACAGATAACCGATCAATTTAATATAATTTGAATATTTCATTGTTGGTTTAGTATATGTTGATTTTCTGTTAATCATCGTTAATCCCTCAAATCCCTAGAATTCTACGGTTAATCTTTAATTCCCGTTTAAGTCTAGCACAACGGGCAACCATTGCAAATCGATCCGGTGTTGTTAATGTCGAACCTGATGCGCTTTTAGGGGCTGCCAGTGATTTTAGTTTGAAATTAGTCATTTGTCCAGTCCTTAATAATCATCCAGAATGATACATTTCAAAGACTCCAGTTCTAAAAGGTTAGGAATCTCCTTTTCCAATTGAGTATAGCAAACAGATTCACGAAATGCAATATCAAGAATATGATCTTCGCACTCAACATCGCCTGAATTATTAATGATGCAAGCTGTCAGTACAAGTCCGAAAATTTGAGCCGTTACCATAGTATTTAATCCTTTTATGTTTCTGTATTTATTACCTTTATCAACTATTGTCAAATCAAAAACTATTAATTTTGATTTGTTTAATGTTTTCCTCATGCAGCTTGGCGGATTCCTTCATCACTTTATTGTTATGTTGAATACCTTTGATGGTTGCAACAAACATCAAGCCGAGTACACATCCAAAAAGCATTGCTGTCATCATTTTCTTAATCTCCTTTGGTTTGGCCCCTTGCCTTACCTGATGAAATAATTATAAACAAAAGGGCTGCATGATGCAACCCTTTTAGTTAAATTATTTTAATTTATTTTGATGTTTTCAGCTTCTTAAGCAACTTTGTCAGATAGTAAGCATTAATTTCTGCCATCTCAGATTGATTTGGGGATGAAAAAATATCCCTTGCATATTCTAACGCTCCGATCTCTTCTTTTGTAATCTCAAAACCCAACATTGCTGTTTGATGTGCCTTTTTTACTTCTTCGGTAATCTCTTCATCTTTGAAACTCCAAATACTTTTTAAGTAAATATATGCATCTGACATAATATCTTTAATTGAGTGATACGGTTCACCAACAGACCAAACATGGTTCGATAATGTGCTGTCAATTTGAACAAACCGATAAAACTTACCATATTTTGCGATATACATACTTTTAAAGTCTAGACCATTACTTTCAAAAGTTGCAACCAGTTTAATATTCTCAAATCCAGCATCTTTCAAAATTTTGATTTCGTTTTTCATGGTGTTTTACCTTTTGTTTAGTATGTTGGTTAAAAGTTTTCCTCTACAAGATGCGCTTATAATAAGCGCATCAAATCAGAAGATCAACAACTATTTACTTAATATCTACGAAAAATGAATCTTCTGGTTTTCCTAACATAAAATAAAGATCTCCTGTATCTTCCTTGACTTTCAAAAAATAAGCCAATTCTTGGTATTGTTCCGGTTTGTTGTTAGTCCATGCCGAAAATACATCTTCCCTGTACAGAATAACCACTTCATTATTTATTGCTTTCATTCTTCATCATTCCAAAGATCTCGCTTGTTGTTCCGTTGAGTCTTGTTCAATTTCCGGCCTTTGCTTGTCCGTTCTGCTGACTCTTCAAAATTGAAACGGGCTTTCTTCTGAATTTTGGTTACATTGCTATTGGTAAAAGACATATAATTTATTTCCTTTTATATTTAAATTTATTTGAATGTTTGAAATTTAGTTTAACAAGTTACGTTGTTTTCATCTCTGAAGGCTTGAACCCAGCCTCTCAGCTTTTCGACTTCTTTTGTATTATAGCGGATCAAGATGCAATGTCCAGAACTAATGACAGTATTTTCTACTTGATCAATCTCAGTTTCAAGCTGGATCCCGCTGTCAAAAACCTGTCCGGTTTGATTATGCTTGTATGCAATATAACAATAACGTTCATTATTTGAATTCATAATTTGATAAACCTTTTTGAGTAGCCAGATTGTAAACAGAAAACCTGCGGCAATGGGGGCGATCATTATCAGTAGTAAAATTATTATAATCGCCCAGTCTAAGGAATCATGTTCCATTGTATGACTCTCTTAGTTAACACAAAAGACAGTGTATTCTCCCGCTTCTGTCTCACTGAAATCATAGCCGCTAAAGTGATGACCTGCCCCATCATGTGAAATAATACCATTAGCAAAAGCTGTCAACATCTCATCATTGTTTGCAATAATGATCCCCAGTGCTTCATATGCATCAGCCTTTTGAATTTTTCGGATTGCATCAACTGGGATCCCTGTCACGTCAGACATAAACCAATCAGAACCACAGCCAAGAACATATGTATCACTCGCCAACTCATCTTTCATGATATCAAGAATATCATCATTACTGATAATACGATATTCACGGCCATCAAAATCTACATAAAAATCATTGTCAAAATTATCAGCAACATCTGCGATCAATTGTTTAACATCAGAGTAAATATGATCACCGGAGTTGTGGGACAGGATAGCATTAACAATGGCTTTGATTTCGTTTTTCATGGTGTTTTACCTTTTTAGGTTGAATTAAGAATACTTTCTTTTCTAACTTTCTGGGTCTAATTATACAGTGATTTTCTTTCTTTGCAAGGTTTTATTTTTTTGTTTGTCCCTCTTTAATGTCCAATTAACTTACTTAAGTTTAACACTGATAGTCTCACTGTCAACAGAAACAAAAGAATAATTTTGCAAGATATCATTAAACTTTTGTTTGGCTTGCTCAAAATTTTCCGCAATTACTTCTCGATTAATAAACGCACCTGGATTGGTTTTAGTTTGAACAAATGCGGAACAGTTATAAGCTTGTTTGATCGCCATGATTGACCCCTTGGTTATGTGCAATTGTGTGTCTGTCTATGACTATGACGCAAAAACAAACTTAATGCAAGATCTTTTTTCTAAAAATATTTTGATTTATTTTATGTAAGGATGCTTGCTTTATCTTTTGTCGTGCTTTATAATATCATTACAAACTAGAAAACGGACTACCATCGTCTTTAAATATGGCTAAGATACTTGCAAAAGATCGAAGGTTGATCGCCGGTAGCACGTCTAGAACAAATTTAATATCAAATGAAAATAACGCCAGCTTGTTAGGCTGGCAATTGTTTGAGCATTAATTATCTGTTATGTCATAATAAAATGATCTCCCATTCTTAAGTGATATTTTGCCTTTTCAATTGCCTGCTTTTGTGCCTCTTTAAAGTTACCATTAACAACAAAATCCGATCCAGTTTCACCTAGGATACCACAATTAATCTGCACTTTCCACGATGTTCGGTTGTCCTTATCACAATAGATCGAAATATTGTGGTTATCATAATGTGAGCCCTCATCGAAACCTTGCACATAGTATCGAATGATTTTCTTTTGTTCATCTTTGATCCATTTCAAATCAGGTGAACAAAAATATTCCATAGCCTCAATTGAATGTAACATAAAATTGTCGGTTTCGTCTTGTTCTGACTCAATTTTGTCGTGTACCTTTTTAATTTTCTGGTCTATACGATATTGTAACTCGATGTAAAAATCATAATTTTCGTAACTAATCTCTTTCATCATTTCATCGAATGACATATTAGAATAAAAATTGATCATTTTTAGATTTCCTTGATAAAGATGCAGGATAAAACAGAATGAATTGTTTTATTTGTTTCAAGATATTGATTGATCCCTTTCTTGGCGCTTTCATAATCTTTGGCTCGATACTCTTTTGTCATAGTTCTAAATTGTCCAGTAAAATCGTCAATGAAATCAATAACAAAGATAAAAGTTTTCATTTTATAAACTCCATTAACTCACTATAAAAGGCCGATTCAGTTTTAACAGTATAAACAGCACCATCACAAAACGCAAGATCTTTTATCTTTTGCTTATGTTCGGGTTTCAACTCCCTAAAGGCTTGCCAGATTGTCCCACCTTGCCAGCCGTGAACCTTAAGCAACAATTCCAGAACTGTGAGAGATTGCATAGCAATAAACCTTACTTTGGGAAATTATCTTTTATAAATTTTAAAACTTCCTTAATTGCGCCTTTTCCCTCTTTATCTCGCTGGCGATCATACCACGACGGGCAAACATCATGCAACCTAGATCTGAGTGTATCCAGATGAATCGACCAGACCACTTTAAAACCGTCTATGTCGTATGACTTGCCAGTGACGGATATCCATGTCCGTCTGCCGTTTGGTAGATCGCTTACATACAGGTTAACAGGTTGATTTTGATCGATTGCAACCAATAGTCCGTCAAAATTAGCCAAAACCTTGTAATCTTTTAAGCTGGATGCATATTCCTGACGCTGTGCAAAAGTAGCGTTATTCATATCCATGTTAGAACTCATATTCGATCACCCCGTGTTCGTTAATGATTTGTGCTTTATAATAGCCGCCTTTTGATGCAATCGCATAGGCTTGCGCCATTGTAAGATTGTCGCGGACATCCGGCAAGCTGTTTTCATATTCCATTAAAATCAATGTGAACATCTCAGTCAATCCTCTTTCGTTAACCTCGTTTCGTTTCAATGGTGCAACTATAGCAAGGGCAGATCAGAAGATCAAGACGCAAGACAACAAAAAGATGATAAATTTTTCTGAAAAGAAATCACACAAAGATGTTGATCTTGGTTGTCTGCTTTTGCTAGTATTTACCTCGACGGCAAACAATACCGGATTGTAGAAAAATCCAAACAAAATTTGAGAGATTAAACAAATGAAACAAGATAAAGCATTCTATCAAAACCTCCCCAAAGTTAATGGGTTCAAGTGGTCATATTTTGATAACGGGTTGCACTCTTTCACAAAGAAAACGGACAAAGGTTATCTAGAATGCAAGATGACAGAACAAGATATTCAAGATCCTGATCAGTTTGAATTTATGTTATCTCGTGGCCTTAGCCGAAAATAATTTAAATTTTTCTTTGTCTGGGGCTTACAATACAAAATCAGGGATTTTGCTACCGAAAGAGAAAATTATTTAAATAATTTTCTCTTTTTCTATTGCACTATGTGAGCCCTTGGTTTATACTGTATTCAAGAGGTGAGGGAAAGCAGAGAGAGAGAGAGAAACGAGCGGAGCCTGTGAGCCGCAGCCGAGAGGCTAAAGGGTAGGGTGGTGGAACCTGCCTGACGTTCGCCAAACGAGAATGATTATCATTCAAATCGTAAATGAGAATGATTCTTATTCGCTCCAAATTTCGCATTTGGATTCTGAATATCATTTTCCTATTGTATATAAATTTTTTCGGTTATGGATTGGAAAATCCGTTTTATGGTCGAGATCTCATTTTTGAAAATTAATCTGAAAAATGAAACAGTCCTTTGTTTCTCATTTTTCAATCTTGAAACTCGAAATGTGATCGAGACCTCAAAATTTTAGATGCTAATAATAAAAATGAATATGGTCTCAGGGTCTCATTTTTAAATTACAATCAATAATTTTAAATGTTCCTCAATGTCTCAGATTATTTAGATTTAATAATTTCAACAACGTTTGGGTAGATCCTTAAGTCAATTGTATCCATCTCATATTTTAAATCTAGTGCATGTTCTAATTTTCGAGACAACCAAGCATTGTACGCATTAATTTCATTATCGAAATAACCAAGATGTTCCCTCTTTTTAGTTCTTGGATTACTACAACGAGATATGAATTTTTCTCTATTGTTATTCCAATTGACACCAATTTTATATATCCCTCTTCTTGATTTAACATCCATTGTGAAATTATTTAACCATGTAGGCACAAAAACACAAGTTTCTGGTGAATATATTTTGTTATCTTGTGATAACAAATCTTTATCTATTGCATAACCATCAATGTGGTTTTCAATAAACCATTTTCTAAAATTACTAAACATTAACCACTCTTCGCAAACAGAAACTTCTCGATATGTTGGATAGACTTCACGTTGGTTTTTATCATAAACTCTCGCCAAGATACCAGTCCATACGGAATATATAGGACATTTGAGTTGTTTCTTATTGAAACAAGGGTGTGTTCTGTAATCTGCATCGTTTATTCCATAATTAAATAGGGATTTTCGTTGTGCATTAGTATAATTATTTACAGGATAATTTTCTCTCAGATATTCAGAAAATTCCGATGCTTTCGACATTTTAATCTCTTTCTCCACTTTAAACCTCTTGGTTGTTATCATAATCAATTTTATATTTTTTCAAAACTTCTTCACAAAATATTAATAATGGTTCCACAAATACATCAGCTTTAATCTCCTCATCACAAACTATTAACTTATTAACCCATGACAAATCAATTTCAACAATATCGTATGGTTTTTGTTGCATAAAATTTTCCTCTTTAAAATTATCAGATTACAAATAATATTATAACATATCGTATGGTTTTTAATAAATAATACTTTGTTATAATAAATGTTTTCTATTTTACTTTCAGTTATATCAATGTATTATCGAGACTCCAAACGTTAAGCATGAATTTATTCCCTGGGTCTCAAAAATTGATAGTTGTTAAAACCTCATAGGAAGCTATCTGATGCATTACATGCCATTCAGGCTACAATGGTATTCCTTTAATCTAGGAATTGATTTAAAGCACTGTACAGTGCGTTATATGCAATACCTAGGACAGACAAATGGACAAGGTAAACAATAAATAAAGAAAAGCCAAGGATTATCCTTGGCAAGGGGTAATTTTATAATCTGTTATTCCCTCACCGCAACATCTCCGTTGGAATAAAATAAACCACAAGTTGATCTTTTTCAAATTCTTCTAGCTTATGATATTTTCGATTATCGAAATCAATAGTTGCTTTTGCATATAGTTCTTTAAAACCATTTAAATCTTTTGATTCTAAAAAGAATTCAAAAACATATTCATCAATAATTGGCCTGCCGTTAGTGTCCCTTGCAAAATTAATACAAGTGTAATAATCCATATATTTCTCTGGCATATTAATAATCAAACTCTTGATTCCTGATTTGTGATGTTTAAATTTTAATTCTTTCATTTGTAGTAGTCCTTGTTATAAATTAAATGATCTTCTTTAAAAGCTCGAAGAGTTAACTCTTTAAGTATCTGTTCATAATCTGCACAAATAAGATCATTCTCTGTAGGCAAGAAAATATGTGCAATCTTGTCTGCTTCTTTAACAAACTCAATCAATTCGTTATATTCTAATTCGCCCAATCCAAAGCAGTGACCTCTTGGAATAGGTTTAGATAAATCAAAAGTCCCGTTGGATTCTTTAAAATACTGCAAAACATAATATAAGGATGGATCTCTGCGATCTAAAATATGAACTATCATAGATTCACCTTTAAATATTAGCATTGATTCTAGTTTCATCCAATTTAACTCATTTAAAATTGGAAAATTATAAAGGTCTGTATTAATTAGAAATTTATTTTGTTTGTTGTCCATTTATATTTCCCTCTAGCTTTCAGGATACGATTCAAGAATATTGTCAATAGCTTGTGATAATCCACCCTCATTAAATGTAAAAGCTGTAGATTTAAAACAAACACGCATTTTATTTACAAAATGTACACCATCTCTTTCAAATCTGCAACGATCTGGGATAATTTCATAGTCTCCATCATTTCGTTCCAACCATTCAATATGGTGTTTCTGTAGTTTCATATTATCCCTCCTGTTGTTTATCATACATCTTCTGAGACATGCCTTCTGTCACTTGGCTTAATGCTTCCCGTAAGTGCATACTAATGTTGTAAAGGTCATTAACTTCTTCAACCATCCACATATCATGTTCTGACTCACGCATCAATCTTTCCGCACGAACTAAAGCATTTATGTAACCACTTAGGCACTCCTTCCCATATTCTGTCATTTTCTTCTCCTTTTCTAAATTAAATTAACTGTACTTGTTTACTCTTATTCATAAATCAATTCTAACCTATCTAAATCGCTCTATAACGAATTCCTAGACAAAGGTAATACCTTTGCATACCCTGACACCAAGAATGCAATACGGAGCTTCCTGTGAAGTTTAATTGGTTATCAATCTTAAATTTGAAATTCCGTTCAAGGTCTCATTTTATGCTTTAGTTCTTAATTTTATTAAGCATCACTACTTGCGTCAAAAACACCTTTCCAACTTGCAACATTTTTATCTACCCAAAATGCATTGCCATATCTGTTGTGGTGGTCTGGAAGTTTATGAATATCATCTTGTTCCCAACCATCTAGTTCAAGGACAACTGTCCTACCTGTTTTAACACACCAAGCAAGTGCTGCTTGAAAGTTATCAAATCCACGAACAGGTTTAATAATGTGACCTGATTCACGATATAATTTTGCTTTCTTTTGGGTGGTACAGTGATACAATCTTGTTGGTTTCATTTTATTTCTCCTTATTTAACAGTAAATGATTTCCCACACTTGTCACATTTGTAGTTCTCATAGTAACAACTGACTCCTACTAACCTTGCTGGATAAGAACAACCACAAGGAAAGAATTCATAATCTAATTCTACCTCTCTTTGTGTACTCATATCAACAACAAGTGTATAGCCATATTCTTTGTGTGAAATACATTTAAGGTTCATGTTCTTAACCATCTCTTTGATTTGATAAGCTAAGTATCACACAACCGAGATACCTTTGCAAGAACTTTATAGACTCTTGTGATAAATTTTTGGTTTGGTATGAGGAAAAGGAAAGATAAAAAGAAAGCAGGCTTGTTGGTGTATCAATACTTTATATCGATCTTGCAATTAACTTTAGAACCTAGTCTATCTTCGAATGCCCATTCCATAACTTCAATTAGTTCTTGCCTATCTTCACGTTTGACAATAAAGCTGTCGTGAACACACAGGATACATTTGTTTTGTTGAACGAAATAATTGATTACTTTTGCTGCAATACTACTGTCAACACATTGTAATCTTAGACCTACAATGGCATTAGATTGGAACTTCTCAAGCAGATACGGGTTATTATCAATAATAGCATATAGAATTTCCATTGGGTCTATAATAATTTTAGGAATCTGTTTATTCTTGTACAATTGTTTTGTATTTAGATTTTTACTGATCCACTGGCTAAGTGCCATCACATAGCTCGCATCATTACGACAATTCAGTCTGATAAGCATAGCCATTTTTGCAAGTTTACGTAACAACTTCTTATCATAACCTACAATTTCAATATTATAAGGATCAAAATCATCATCAAAATCGTACTTTTGTTCTGTTGCCAAGATACTTGGATGAAGTGCTGTATAATCACACTCTGTTACGGGAGAACCATCAATTGTGATCTTTGCTCGTTCTTCTGATGGCAGAGATTGAACAACACCTTGTGCATTGTAGAACCGCCCTCCTTCATCAAAAGAATTATTGAAAATACGCATTGTATTAACAAACAAACGTTGTCCGTTTTGATCACGAATATCAAATTGTTCACTTAACTCATTATACAATTTCAACTCCTTAATCATTGCTCTTGTTTCTTCAACAGACTTAAACTGTTTGGGTTTACGGTTCTTATCACGAAGTTCTAATACACTCTCAAGGAGAGGTTTGTTAGTATCTTGCAATAATACGTATAAGTTTTCAAAAATCTCTTCTGATAATGTTAATACAGATTGTTCAAAACAAGCATCTCCGTTGTCATCATAGTGACTGAAACCACCTTTGTCAAGGATACAACCACATTTCTGCATAACATCCAAAAACAACCTAAAGGATTTATAATCTATTGGACTTGCCTTACTCTTTTGTCCATTGATGATTGGTTTATTATAGAACATATTACGGTCTAAGGTGATATAAATATTGTCGATACCATTAGTGATTGTACGAGATAGATTGTAAACCATACAATTAATTATTTGTTTAATTTGTTTTGTTTTATTGTCTGATAGCGTAACGATATTGTATTTATTGAATATAGAAAATAGCCAGTCTGATGCTGGCTTGTATTCTTTGTTTATAGTTTTAGCTAATAAGTACATTTATTATTAATCCTTTATTATTATAATATAAAAAAAAGTATATAAGAGAGGTCAACTTCATTTTAATACTCCTAAAGTGCCTTCAGCCCTTGCCAGCTCTGGCTTAGAGGCACCTAAAGTGGCAAGACAGGGGTGTAATTTACATATTCAATTACTCATCTTTTTCCATACCATTTTCATACTTCTCTAGCATTTCTTTACAGAACATTACAAGTGGTTCAACAAATACACTTGCTGTTACTGTGTCATCTTCAGTATCAAAATAGATATCATTAACCCAACTCAAATCCACTTTGACTTTATCATATGGTTCCATAGTGCTCTCCTATTTTGTTGGTGTAGATTATATATTAACATTTAAACCCGTGTTTTCAAAATAACGTTTAGTTCTATGTTATAACTTTTAGTTATAAATAACAACAATAACCCCCTATCATAGACCAAATTGTATTTAAAATTTGATATAAACATAAAATAACAAGATAATAAAACATGGACACAAAGAAAGCCTCTTCCAGTTTATGGTTGAGGCTTTTATTTTATTTGTTTTTCATACTCTCAACAAACATTCCCCCGAAGGTTGTAAGTTTCTTCTTAGTTCCTTTCTTTCCATCGATTAGAAATCCACCTGTTGTCATAATACAATAAGCAGTACTTCCAGACCAATAACCATTAACTTGGTCTGTTAACTTCTTTAGTAGTTGTTTCTTTGCAAGTTCAACATCCTTGCTTTGTGGGCCACACCAACAACTATTGAATAGTTTGAAAATTACTTCGTCAAAAACATTATTGGTCCTTCTTCAATCTCCTCTACAATACAATCATAATAACTGTCATCGTTGTTAACTTCACCTTCTACTTCTCCTGCAATATCTCTTGCTTCTGAAGAAGATTCTGCATCAACGTACACTGTTTCTGTATATTGGAAAAACTTTTGTTACTTTGTATTTTGCCATTATTTATATTTCCTCGATCTTTGTCGTCCAACCAATACCATATACATTTTTATCTACAATTTCAATATATGTTTTTTGCTTCTCTATTGTACTCTTAATCTTAGATCGTTCTACTGTATATGTATCTTTTAAATTATCTAGATATACTCCAACAGACATATAAGTAGGACTATGAAACCATTTATACATAATCTCTTCTAATGTCCCTGTCATGTAAAAGTAAGGTTCTGTGTAACCGTCTAATATTTGTTCAAACTTATAAAGTTTTGTCATCGTCTTTATTCCATCTTAAAGTCAATGTGCCCTGTTTGACGGCATTTGACTTTGAAAACAGAACCGTCATGAAACTTAACACCAATAAACTCTGAATGTTTAGTTACAAAATGATGGCACAAAGTATGGATTGTGTCAATCACATATTCATAAGTATCTTCTTCGGTTACTCCCAAATCATCAGCATCAAAAATAATATAGTGTCCCATTTTAACCTCCTTCTCTAAAACCTTATATAACGCTCTATAATCAATTCTTAGGTGTTTAGGCTATGTGTGTACTGCCCATACCTAAACTATTCAATACAGGGCTTTCTAGGTGCCTTATTTTTGATTATTGATTGCTTTGCTAACCCTATTATAAATATAATAGACAAAGATTAATAACATATGCCCCCAGAACCAGTAATAGGCGAAGGGTAAGGTGGCTTCCCAAACACCCAATCTAATCCAACCAGTTGCTTGTGCAAATACAACTATACAACTAATGATAATAGATGAAACATAACTACTTCCCAACAAAACACCAATAAGATTAGTTACTGCCTTCAAATCTTGTCTAAACATATGCAAAAGTTCCTTAACAACCTTATTATTCATAAAACCTCCTGCGATAAGTTATAATCAATTCTGATAGCGTTCCGCTACCCTTGTATTGGTCTGCACCTAACTATTGATTCTAGGTACCTCTGAGAGCGTTTAATTGTGTATCATACAACCTTCCAAGGAACATATACTTCACGAATATCAATTTCTTCTTGTTTTCCGTCTTGATATTCAATTGTAATATTATGGAAATTATATTTCCCATCTACAACTTCTTGTTGTTTGACTACTTTGACATTTTGATTGTTATAGATAACATCATTTGTCAAGAGTTCACCAACGTATTGAACTTGATAGCCGATCCCCATTTCTTCTTCAATATCTGACATAATCTTAACACTAAAGTCATTGTCTTCTAGAGACAGGGATATAATATAGTCTCGTACTTTCTGGGCATCTTCCCTATTCGTCCATTCGAAAGATTCACCAGACTTTCGTGCCGGTTGGTAGGATTGTGCAACAAATTTATCCTCAAAGAAATATGCACGAAAACCAACATAGGTGTCTGTGCAATAATGGTTAGCAATCCAGTAACATTTTAATCGAGGATTCTTTTCATCTTGTTGCACATATTCTTGACAGATACCAAGTTCGAGTTGTAGAGTTGATAGATCCCAAGTACAACTGTCATCACGATTTGATTCCGATTTATCAAGATTTTCAATAATGTCTTTGAATTTCATTCTTATTTCCTTATTTATAAAGTTTGTTGAATTCGATACGAAGAAGCATTTCATCCCTCATTTTCATTTCTTCAATCATGTTTCTCAGTACAGTTTCTCTGAATTTTCTATCAGAGCACATCAACACCAACTTACAAGCATTAGTAATAGCCTCAATTCTTTCGTCTGATTTTGTGTTTGGGTTGCACACAATTTCTCTTTGCTGTTTAACTTCATCTATGAAGTCTTGTTTCGTCCATCCTTGCAGAGAACCATCACCCACCACGATGCTAAGGTCATTGTTCATTTCTTTTCTCCTGTTTGTTTATCTGTAGTAACTATAACCTAACTGAATTTATATGTCAACACATTTTACAAACTATTTGATAGGTTGCTGAATACTTTCTTGAGTTCTTTGTTATTCATCTTCATTTTTCCGATAAAAGTGTCAAGTTGGTGGCGAAGTTTCAAATCAACAACTAACAAATTCTTAACATCAACTGCCTTTGTTTTATCAATAACGAACAGACTCTTCTTGTGTTCTTCATCAAACTTTTGCATAGAAAGTTGGCATTGTTTTCTGGATATTAGTTTTTTATATTCATTGAAACTTAACAGGAAGTCAACATAATCCCTGCAATGTTCAGCAAACTGAGTATACATTTGTGCAAGTTCTACGTCAGTATTGACTTCATACATTTTAGATTCAACTTCATTAGTTACATTTTTAACTTGACAATTTGAATTATTATTTTCTTCTTTAGAACTCAAAATTTCATTTTTCTCTTTAGATTCTACTGTCACTGTTGCTTCCCCTTTAACAAATTTATAAATACTTTGTAACTTTTCTTCTAAATTTGATTTCAGAACGCTTTCAAGAATAGACAACTCTTCTTTTGAGAATGATACTTTAACTGCATTATTTCTTGCATCAAATCGACCTTTTAGTTGGTTAGACTCTTTAGATGCCCAAACACAATTGTTCAAACTATAAGGTTTTTCACTATCAATTCGTTCAATAGTTGCCTGATGATTATGGTCTTTTGTTTTAACCAAAGTAATACCAGTATAAGCACACGTTGGGTCTTTGTCTAAGTACTTGCAGAACTTTACAAACTCATCTTTAGTAAATTTAAGTGGGATTTTTCTACGAAAACACCCCGCCATTTTATCCTGATATTTTGCTTCAATTTCAGCTTTTGAAAAGAAAGACTTCATAACACCCTCCTGAGTTGATAAGTGTAATATAACAGGATACATAATATATGTCAAGTATAAATTTCAGACAAAAGAAAAGCGACCACGAAGGTCGCTCTACAATAAAAGATTTTAACTATCAAAACCAACTACAAGATAAACATCTTCTCCGTGCTCATTTTTTATTCTTCCAATTTCTTCCAAGAACCATCTGTACATTTCACCAAGAGATTGTTCTGATTTCCATTTGCACTGCACATGTGTTGGGTTCTTAGTTAGTGTTTTGTACATCCAATAATCTTCTTGTTCCACAACAAATACCTCTGTGCCTGAAACCCCACCACACCAGCATTCAGGATCTTTCCCTTTAGCTACTGTCTCTTCATAATGCTCTACAGAAACTACACCACCTTGGGACAGATGATTGCTCCAACCTTTCCATTCAAGATTTTCATTGACTGTCATGTGAGTATATGAGTGATCTCCCAGCCAACAACCAAATTCTTCTTCATCGTCCCAACGACCATGCCATTTATTATACAAGTCGCCTGTACGGTCTTCTACAACACTAATAAATTCTGGAAGTCCACGACCTTCCGCAATTGGTTGCAAAGGTTCATGACGATAACAACCAGCAAAACCATAACCATTACGAACACCTGCAAGAATAGCAAACAGTGTGTAATTTCGATCAAAATCCCAATTTGTTTTAATTGGTTGTTTTGAAACTACATTACCCTTTTCATCTTTTACTACTTTGATAAAACCACCGTGAATATCACCATTTTAATCTCCTTAATTTATTTCACATTTTTGTTTGTTTAGAACTTCATTCTGGATATAGTTTAGATCACCAAATTGGATATTGTCAAGGCCCTTTCTTGATAGATCCCCACGCCAAGAAGGTCTAGTTAGTTTATCTTTTCGTTCTTTGATTTCTTGTTCGAGATTTTTATAATCCATAATTACTCTCTTCCCTTACAAACAAATATTAAGATCTTTATAGTTATTCTACATCACCTTCAAATCGAAATCCAGCATCATAAAGGTCTGAAGCAAATTGTTGGTACAGGCTTGACCAACTACCTTTGTAGTCGCAAACTTCTTTCATTTTGTCAATTGTCTTCTCTTTATGTGTCTTTACAGGATAACACATCTCTTCTCGGAAAACCACACAAACACCAAGCATATCTGAGTTTTCTGGGTCAACAAACTGAACCACAACCATCGGAATTGACAATTTAAATTTAGCTACAATCTTACATTCCTTGTCAATAAAATATTTCTTAACTTCTTCCATCAATTCGTAATTGTTTGGATTCCTGATAACGCATTTGTCACCTACTTCAAAAACTTTCTTGACTGGTTGTTTCATTTGTTTCTCCTTATGTTCTTTGTTGGTATCTTCTTTGAAAAGTTTGCTATTTGCTGGGATAAGTCCATGAGCAGGATGAAGTTTGTATTCTGGAATTCCGAGCAACATCATTTCTTCAATGGAAGATTTTCCCATATATGTACGAGAATCATCTTTGTATACTGTATTATCAATAGAAACATAAAAATGATGCTTAGAAGAATAACTTACATTGAAATGTTTTGCTACTTCTGGTGTATCCCAAACATAAAATGACATATTAAATTCTCCTTTAATTATTTTATAAACAAATTATAAACCAGCTCATTCTGGTTGTCAACAATTTTTAATAGCTGAACATCTTCAATTGTCAAATTTTTAGGGTCTAAACCAATCTCAGCAATCTTATCATATGCCTTGCAGAAATCAAGGTGTTTGTACTTGAGTGTCTTAGGTGTCAGTCGTAATCCACCATAACCCACATAAGTTGATAACTCGAATTCCCAATCCTCAGAAGCATAACAAACTTGCCCAGATTTATCAGAATGACTAAGAACAGCAAAATCTGGAATAAAATCAAAATCAACATATTTTATAAATTTATTATTTTCTGTTCCAAAAAGATACTTTGGTTCTATTTCAACATGCAATTCTTGATTTAAGTGGTACATAGCATCTCCTGCTTGTTCCGCAATACATAGTAACAAATCTTGAATATGTTGTTTGTTATCAGAATCACAATATTTTGAAGCCTCTTCTGAAATCTGTTTTAGGATCTTATAAACAGCAATATGGGATAATACCAGATTTTCAGTAGAGTTGACCAAATTATCAACATTATTGCTGATATTTTCAAGAGTGTCAATGCTTTCAGCACAAGATAGAATATCTTCTAATGTGCTATTAGCAGAATCAATATCATCTTCTGAGTATTTATTGTTTGCATAACCTTTAATATTATCAACAGCTTTATCTATTCCTTTGCCATCAAAACTGAGGTCGTTATCTACTCCTAACAAATGTAATAGACTCATTTATTCTCCTTAAACTGTATATTGAACATTCAGACCAAGAGATATTAATACACTTTCGCATATTTCACAAGGCTTTGCTAAAACTGGATGACCTTGCTTATCTAGCCTAGCCACATAAATATTTTTAGCTTTGTGTGCATCTCTACCAAGTCGTCTGACAGCATCAATCTCTGAGTGTAGGTAACAAGATTCTTCTTTTCCTAAACGTTTAGCTGCTCTTGCTTGGAGTGGGTGAGTTTTTACATAGCTGTTCTGACCAATACTTAATACATTTCCTTTACGGTCTGTAATAATTGAACACAATCGTTGTTTTCCACGTTGGACAGGAACAGACTCAAGAATTTTGATTGCCAATTGCAAACTCATAATACTATTCTCCATAAAGAAAAGGACACCTTGATAGTGTCCTTATATTACAGAACAGCTTGATTGTTGTCAAGATTAAAATGGATCGTAGTCCATATTTTCTTGAACGCTATTAAATCCCTGTCCTTGTTTAATCATACTATTCGATGATTTAAGTAGTGGATCATACATCTCTTTGTACAGAAGAATATGAGCTTTTGCGTAATCGCTTTTGACTTTTTGCTGGTATTTAGATGAAAGGTTCTCCACAACACCACTACCGTTCAACCCAACTAGGTTGTAAGTTTTATCCTTACCTGTTCCTTCAACTTCAACATAAAAAGGTTGTTGAGTAAAATCATTGTAACTACCAGTCTTAAGTAGGTAATCTACCATCCACTCTACTTTATAAGGGGTTGGTTTGTCAATGACTTTTCGAATATTGTTTTGTGTATTGAAAATCAATGTTGGTTCTTGATATTCTGTAACAAACTTCTCCAATGCAACTTCAGGATTAAATTTATCATTATCTTCTAAGAACAAATCTACAGTGCTTTCAAGACCATACATACTCCCGTACTGGTGTAGGAAAGTTTCCTTATCTTCTAGATTCAACTTACTCACTGCGAGAGCAATCTTACGAAGTTCAGAGTTGCTGATTTCATAACCTTTCTTTTGGTACTTATTGACACGAAGTATAGAGATAATAGGGAATTTGGTTCCACTATTAAACTTCAACTTCTTGGCAGCAACATCTTTCCAGAAATCATCATGGAAATAAAATTGCTTGTCATCAAAACTATAGGCACACATACAGATACTAAAGTCGAAGTCAGAAAATATTTCATCTGCATTTTTATAACTATCAAAATAAATCAGTTGGAATTCTTTTGTTCCATATTTTGTTGTTTGCAGACTAAGACTGATACTTTTGTCAGTCACGCTATGCAAATAGACATTATCGTTTGTTTGGATAAATTCAGCAACAGCTTCTCGACTAGAGAAGTACATGTCCACATCGTTTACAGGTTGTCCTGTCATAATAGAAAGAATGCAACCTCCTGCAATAAACGTGCCATCAGGGACATATACACCTTCAAAGTAATTCTCAATACATTGCTTTTGGTAATCAAGATTCAATTTTATTCTCCTTTTGTAAGATACTTCTGATTCTTTCTAGAGTGTACTCTTCCTCTACTCTGTTGTCAACAAGATCTTTCAGTATCTGGAAGATTTCCCATGTAGTGTTATCAATTTGTGGGTTCAGTATCTTTAGTAATTGCTTATCCCAGATATCAATATTTCTTGGATTAGAAACTATATCAGAATCAAAAGATAACTTCATAGGTAAACCAGAAAGTGGTCCAATTACCTTACGATCCTCCATAAGAAACAGGGATCGCTCAAACTGATAACAACCCCTTAAAACGTGGACATTAAATTCATACACTACAGTATATTCTTTAGTATCACCCTGAAATACCTTACAGACTATACCTTGTGTACCTGATTTATAGACATAATGTTCCAATCTAACACTATCTATCTCCATTTTCATACCTCTGCACAGTTTAAGAAAAGCATATAAACATCCTCAATATACGCTTTTATATTCGCAAATGTCAAGTAATTTATTCAAGATAAACAAAGATTCATTTTCAAAGCATTCTGTGCTCCAATCTACACAATGTTGGAAATTGCGTTCACGAAGTTCAGTGTGTAACTCTTGTTCATAATCGTAAATCTCTTGATGTGTGGCTGTAAACATTCTTAGTTTATGAATCTTCTTTATTTTAGATAAAGATCTTAAATTTCTAATTCTTTCATCAACATTAAAAGACCTGCCAACTTTAATGAACTTATTGTCAAAACTCAAGATATATAGATAATCAATTTCATCTTTTCTTTCAGGGTAATATCCGTTACCATTGCCTAATTCTTTTTGTCTATCTTTCCTACAACCACTACATTGTATTTTGCCATTTATAAAACTTTGGTAACTGATCTCTTGTTTTCCATGTATTTTGCAAACAAACTCTAGACGAGATGAAAAGTTTTTATATTCGGAAGCAAAACCTATAAATTCATAATTAGATTCTACGCAAATTTTAATGCAACTTTCTATAACTTCATTAATAGGTTTTCTCTTTTGCTCTGCTTTTATGTTGTTTGCACAAACAGGGCATCCACACTTTCCGTTAATAGTGTTGTGTATTGACGCAACCCACTTATGTCCATCTTTTAAACATTCAAGATTTAATTTTGTCTTTTGATCTTTATATTTTTCGGCAAAACCATGAACAACAAACCTATCCTCCCCTGCCCGACGAGCAAGAATTAGGTATTGCCAAGACTTCCATTTAGGATTAAGCGCACAACCGCAAGGTTTGTTACCGGCCTTTAAATTCCCTTTTGTACAAATAAAGTAACCATCAGGAAATAACTCAGTATCTGGAGAGCAAACATCACAAGTTACTCTGAAAACAGTAGATCTTCCTATCTTTCCATGTACCGCAATAACTTTTAATTTTCCATTATTAAAGGTTTGCCCAATAAAGTCCTCATGTTTATCATTTTTCTTTTTAGATCTTGTTACACTATCAATTACTTCTTTGCTCATTAGCCCTCTTAACAATCTTCACGGTTTAAATTATCTAGTTGTTTTTGTAGATCCATTTTCCTCAGTTCATAAATAACATCCTTCCAGAAATTTTTACGGAACTCTGTTTTAGAACCATTATAAATAATACGCGCTGCATACACAGCCCTTTTAATGTCTCCATTCTTCTTTGAAATCAAAGAATCGATGGCTTCTTGAATTGTATTGTGTGCCACAAATACCTCCAGTTATTAAAGTATACAACTATATTAACATAAATATTTAAAAATGTCAAGACTTAATTATTGATATCTATCGTATTCAACGTACTTTACATTTAGACCCGAATAAACATGTTGCATGTTCTTTTCTGTACTGACAAAAATACACTGACTTTCATACTTCTTCCACTCTTTTTTATCGAGAGTAAAGTAACTGTCTGTAAATACGATGATTTTGTCTTCTTTCTTGAGTTTTTGTTTATCTAAGAATGGTAACATAACATCAGGTGTTGTACCTCCATTACCAATAAATTTGTAATCGTTTATTTCTTTACTGTTTTGTTTTGTATAATGCTTGATAGATTGAGGATAAACTATAATATCCCAACAAGCAACAACAATTTCAAACTGTTTGTATTGCTTCATGATCCCACAGGTCTCGATAAGCATAATCTTCCGTTCCTTGTTGGAAATGGAACCACTAGTGTCAAAAAACACAAAAGCTTTTACTGTTGGCTCTGGTTTTTTACCAACACGATACATACCAAGTTTAGGATCTAACATATTGTTTTGTTTCATAAACAAAGATAGACCGTGAACACGACGATGAAGTTTCTTAGGATCGTACTCAGACTTGTTAAGTCCGTTTAGACTTTTTCTTAGTATCCTTTTCCAACTGATAACGGGTTTAGACATATCTTTGATTTGTTCAATAATTCCACCACTTCCATAACCAATATCCTTTGCTGTCTGAACAAAAGCTTCTTTAATTCTGTTATTATTCATCTGCACAGAAGATTGAACATCATTGGTATTTTGACTACCACCGTTATTCGGTTTATCAGGAAGACCTAATACTTCTTTGACAAACTTATCAAAATCTGAAGGTTTTCCAGAACCATAGCCGTCACTATATATGTGGTCATCCAGAGGCTGTCCGTCTTGTCCTGAATTCCAGTCATCATTGTTTTCTTGTTTATCTTTAATTAAATCATCATAAATAATTTCAGATGTAAAGCTCTTAGGTTTATATTTTTCTTTCAGACACAACAGTTTAAAAATTGGTTCTTGTTTTATTGTCTTTTCAATACTACCCCAAATTTTAGTACAAGCATCTGCATTAATTCTATAATCTGCTGCTTGATTGTAGATAGCTTTATCTCTTGTTCCAACACGAGTAAAGTGGTCATGAATACAGTGTGACAACTCATGAACTACACAAAACTGTAGAAACTTTACAGACTTCTTAGAATACATTAATTTAAAATCTTCTTCTGATTTTATAGAATGAAATTGGTTATTTTTCATTTTGTTAACACAAATATCAAGTTCAGATTTAGTTAGTCCTAACACAAACAATGGGTTAATGATCAACTTTTGTCCATCAGTTGCACATGTAGGAATATAGTCCACGACTTCAATTTTTAATTGTGTACTAACAATACCAAACAATTTCATCTCTTTATTTGATGAATTAATCATACCTAGACGAACACCACGTATTAGTGCTTCCGCATCTTTCTTGTGTTTTTCTGTGATTTCAATGTTCATAAGTTCTCCATAAAAGAAAAGGACTACCTAAGTAGTCCCTATAATAACATCTTGTGTCGTCTTGTCAAGCATTGTCCATGAGGTTTTTAATCTGTTGTTCAAATTGTAGGTTATCTTTCAGTAGAGTTGTAAAACTTGGGTTGTCTTTGCGAATTTGCATGATGAAATCTACCTTACCATGTTCCTGTCCAAGTTTACAAATCTTGGTAATATAATTTACAATAATTTCTTTCTCGTCTAGCAGGTTGTTGGCAATAAATTTAACAAGATTTTTACCGTAATCAACACAACAAGTCTCATTATTTCTGATAGAATTTGTTAAATGATAGACACAACTCGATAGGACACTAAAGATTCCTGCAAGTCCTACATCCTTGTCCAACTGTTTATCAAACTTACCATTCAAAATCGTCATTGGATCTGGCAGTTTAATAGCTGCCTCATAAAGTGGATAAATTTGCAAAAACTTATCATTACCAATAGACCCATCAACGGAAACCATTGCAATCTTATCACTACAATTTCCATGTTGCAAATCCCAGAAAACGTCACTGGCTGCCTTCATAGAACGTCCACTTGCAAAACTAGGGCAATCATCTTCACTACCATATTCATACAACTTATCTGGATTATTATGAATGTATTGATAAATTGCTGAGTGGATATTTACTATACTTCCATAATCTTCTAGCCAATGTTGTGCTTCAGGTTCCATTTCAACAATAATCATTCGGTTAGCCAAAGGACCAAGAATTTCAGAGGAGGCTCCATTATCAAATACCCGATTTCCTGCAAGACAAATCTGCATCTTTTTAGGTAGCGGTTTTCCTCCACATTTTCGTTCGTTAATCAACTGATAAAGAACGTGTGCCATTGGTGTGTCAATATTAGTAATCTCATCTAAAAACAAAATACCTTCAAAATCTGGTTCCATCGGGATAAGAGCACTTTCAGAAAGCTTCATAAACAACTTACCATCTTCATAGACAGGGATACCTTGCCCAACCAGATCAGTTGTATCGTGGTGACTCAGAATAACAGTTACACAGTTACCATTGTACACTTTATCTGCATATTGTTGTGTAATCTCTGTCTTTCCGACCCCAGAGGGAGCAAGGATACAGACAGGTTTGTTCAGTCGCTTACCAAGCGCCAGCATTTCAGGCAACTCACGAGTATTAATTCGAGTATTGTACAGCCATTGGGTCTTAGACATTCATTTTCTCCTTATTTAAGTCAGAATTCAAAATCATACATAATTGGTTTTCTTCCTTCATTGACAATATTATACAACTGAATGTCCTCTTGTGTCAATGGTTCTTTTCTATCTTTTCCAAACAAACTGTCTAAGTGATTGTAATGTAACGTATTTTCAACACGTAGAATTTCATTTGGTAGGATAAAGTACAACCATTTTCCATCAATATCGATACGTAAGCTTGGATAGTTTTGTCCACCTGAAATTAAGATTCTAGAGTATCTATTATCAATCTGAAATTCAATAAAATAATGATAGGCTGCCATTCTATCAATAAATTCTTTAAATCTAGATTGTTTACTATACCATTGATAAATAACGTGATTATTGCTCATCGCACCGATAAGACTACAAATCAAAGCAGCATTCATTTTAATATCTAAACGATAATTATTATCTTTTCCAATAATTGTAAATTTGTTTCCAGAAATTATAATATTCCGATCTGGAACTTGTGTATACCTAAGTTCTATATCCCTTTTCATACTGTAATCCTTCTTGTATTCTTGAATCTCAAATTTAGCCCTTTTGTTCAGAATCATATTAAAGAATTCATCAATATAAAACTCTGATCTAGGTAACGGAACATAACCACGTTCTGATCTGTCTCTTGACCAAAGTGGCATACTCTGTTTTGTATAATACGCATCAAAATTCTCACAAAACAATTCATATCTATCTTTCCATAGTCTAATGAATTCAATCAGATTATAAATCTCTTTTTCGAATTTGTTGTTTTGTTCTCGTGCTACATTATAACTTAATGCGTTCAAATTAGATGGAAAATTTGTATATGAAGTATCAAAGTTTCCATAGTACAAGTGTTTGTATTTATCAAAATCAGTCATCTTTAAATTCTCCAAAATGTTTAACTGTTTCAAAATAGTCAAAACGATCTATATTGTTCAAATTTTCATGTCTAGTTAACCAATCAGCCACTTCGTTAAGAGCAAACCCACTATGCCCACGAATCCACCTGACCTTCAAACTCTTACTATGGAATACGTTACCATATTCTTGTACAAAGTCAAGCATTTTCCTACAGATGGGTGCGTTGCTGGGAAGTCCTTTAATAGCTCGTGTAAAGCTCTCTGAGACTCCCCTGTTGTCGTTTCTAACCTCTACCCTGTACCCTAGCATCAAATAAGGAATGGATAGCTCTAAAGCAGTCTGAAGCCCATCTAGCTCTGCAAGTGCTGAGTTATGCGGACACTTAAATCTCATTGTTTTCAACTGCCCATTGTGAGAGATAACAACAGAAGCATACCCATACCTTCCTGATGCATCACAAAAGATCCAAACTGGATGTGTCAAGTCTTGCGTATTAAACATTTGTAGAAAATTTAAAATTTTGTAGAACATTTTTAGTCCTTATCCTTGCCAAGATGGTGCCATTATAGAGAAGTATGGTAGAAACACAAGCTAAAATTTTCTAAAATTGTTGTTGACACTATGAACAAGTATGCTAAGATTGGGTTAACTTAAACATGAAGGGAGATAAGACATGAACGAACAACAGTACTATAAATGGAAAGCCGATACATATGAAGCTCTTGTTGCTTCTGGTATCTATAGTGCGGAGCAGGCGCAGATTGTTATTGACTGGTTCGATAGTATTAAAGGTACCAGAGAACGTCAATGGTTTGTGGATGAACTTGCAGATGCGTTGTCCAAGCATTGGTCTGACTATCCATATGAAAACTTTGTCTATAAAACAATGACAACTCGTGCTTGGCTGTATGCTGACAAAATCCTACATAAACATAAGGAGCAAAACTAATGTGCAAAAAGTCACCAGAACAATGCAATGCAAAAGTAAAGTGCAAATGTTGTATCAAACGACAAGTGATGTCGAAACTTCGTGATGCTTATCTAGAAGCGAAGGAAAATGGCGAAGTTAAATCTTACAAAATTATTGTTGACAGTGAACAAGAAACTGGTAAACTAGGTCTCAATGAAGTAGATAATCAGTTTGAACAACAACACTATGTAATTGAAATTAAAGGAGAATAAGATGTCATTGACAAAAGATGAAATCAAAGATACTATATTCGAACTTGAGTGTGAACGAGATGAACTTCAAGCTCTGCTTGATACAATGAGATACAGTGGTTGGTCAGAATTTGAAGAGATTATTGAAAAGGTCACACAAGAATTGCAGGAAACAAATTGTTGGATTGAGTACAACAAACAACTATTGAAAGATCTTGAAGACATTCCCCACTGTTAATCCTAGATTAACTGCATAACAGCAAAATGAGGAGAAATATGATGAATAAAGGACTTGACATCCTCACAATTAAAGATTACTCTACAAATCTGGAATCACTATCAACAGACAAGCTAAAGAAGTTGCTTCATGTGGCAGTTGATGATATAATGAGTCAACGAGAATTGCTTGCTGAGACAGAAGTCTATGCAGAAACACTTAGGATTATTTTGAATCGTAGAGGGGAATAATTATGGAATATAAATACCCACAAGAACTTGTAGACTTTCTTACTGAGCAAGAAGGAGAAGGTTCTGAAATATTTACTACACAAAACTCTGACAGCACTGTTTGGATCATTACGTATCCTTCTTTGAAAGACTATATTAGTATTATTGAGTGGTATCAAGGGGAAGACACATATAATCATGTCAACTTGATGGATAAGGCATTTAAACGGTTTAAACTAGTTGTTAAAGAATTGGAGAATAAACAATGAATATAAAACAAGAGCGAAAATTCATCCAGCAACTTTTGGAAGAAGGCCAAATTGATACACTTTCAGTCCAAGTTATTGCATTGAACATCTTTGCTAACAGCATTGGATATAAGGCTGTTGATGGAGATATCAGGAAAGGATTTGTTGGTTATGACCATAAGACTTGGAACGTAACACATAATATTTCATTGGAGGAAATGCAATATAGATTTAATCATGGACTTTATCCTTGGGAATCAACTGTACCTAATAAAATTAGAGAAGAGAAAAACTCAAAACGAATTGTAAACAGGGTTTCTCTTCAATATAATAAACGCACCACAAAACAATTGACAACTCAACTAGAGTGGCTTAATTTTGTAAAGGAAGACTAATATGAGTTTTATCAATTTCAATTTTTATTCTTTCTCGCTGGAAGAAGAACTTTCTGTCGAAGCAGAGGTAGATTACAAAGAGCCTAATTACAATGGTAATTTTTCAGATTTGGATTATCGTGGAGGATATGATATTCTGAGTCTAGATGTTTATCATGAAGATGGTGAGCCTGTTATTGTGACAGGATACAAACAACAGTTGTTGGATAATGAAATCCGTGATAAACTTAATCAATATTTGCGTTGTATGGAAATTGAAGATAGTAGGTATGAAGTGAACTTTGGTGAAATAAATAATGATAGTATTTATTATTATGAAGGAGATTATGATTGACAACTGATGATGCACTCAATTTTATCCTTGAAGGTAGAAACTGCCTTATCACAGGAGCTGGAGGTAGTGGAAAGAGTACACTAATTCACTCCTTGTCTAACTTCTTTGATGGTGTTATGATTAAAGCTGCACCAACTGCTCTTGCAGCTCTTAATGTAAATGGCAGCACTACACACAAAGTATTTGGTCTTGATTTTGGTGTCTTTGTAGATGGTCTGACATTAAAGAAAAACTTGAAGAAAGAGTATGCTGCTGTTTTGAAGTCAGATACTTTTCAGATTTTAGTATTGGACGAAGTTTCAATGATTCGTTCAGATAAATTACAGGAAATCGATTGGACACTAAAGAAATATAAAAACAACAATTTACCTTTTGGTGGTGTCCAAGTTCTAATGTTTGGTGATCCGTTACAACTCAGTCCTGTAGTCAAACAAGAAGAAAGGAAACTGTTAAAACAACACTATAGTTCTGAGTTTTTCTTTGATTGTCAGGCATTTCATGAAGGCAATTTTGAACACATTAAACTTGAGACTGTATATCGACAAACAGACCCAGAATTAAAAATTCAACTAGAAAACATACGTTTAGGAAAGAATGACAAAGACACTCTTGACTATTTTAATAGTCGGTGCTACAATAGTAAAACAGTTAGCCATAAAGACGATGTGCTTCAGTTATGTGCAACTAATCAAGAAGTTGATATGATTAATAGTTACGGTCTGAACCAACTAAATACACCCATTAAAACATTCAAGGCTGTTCGTAAGGGCATTTTTAAAGAGACACCAGTTTCAGAGCAACTTAATGTTCGTGTTGGTGCAAAAGTAATGATTTGTGTCAACCATTCAGAACTGAAGTATGTCAATGGTTCTCAAGGTATTATTACAAAGCTGTACAGAAATGGTGCTGATGTAGAACTTGATAACGGAGAGGAAGTTAACATTGAATGTAATACATGGTACAACTATGAACCTTACTTGAATAAAAGAACAGGCAGAATTGAAGATCGTGTTATTGGAGAGTACCGACAGTTGCCCTTGAAACTTGCTTATGCTTTAACAGGCCATAAGTCTCAAGGTCAAACTTTCAAAGAAGGTATTCTAAATCTTGGCAGTAGACCATTATTTGGGGATGGTTTAGCATATGTGATGTTGAGTAGGTTTACCGATCTTGATAATTTAAGGTTTACAAGACCATTAACAAAATTAGACATAAAGCAAAATAGTAACGTGACTAACTGGTATGAAAGAAATTGAGAGGTTAAATGGATGGGGAGATTTTTAGGTCACTTTCAATGTATTAATGCAGATTGTGGATCTTCTGATGCACTGGCTTTATATTGCGATGAAGATTCTGAAGGAAATGAGAATGTAAATGGTACTTGCTTTTCTTGTGGGAATTGGTTCTCTCATAACAAAATAGCAAGGTCTAGTTTAGGGGAAGAATTGGGGGTAAAGTTGAATAGTAATTTTTCTGGGTACAATAGAAAAGAAAAGAAAGTGATTACAGATTATGAAATTGAAAATGTAAAAGAAATTTCTGAGTTTGATTCCACAAGTTTTCGTGGGATTAATTTAAAAGTCAATGAACGTTATGGTGTCCTTACTGAGTATGATGATGCAGGAAATCCATACAAACAATATTATCCAGCAACAAAAGAAGGTAAGTTGGTTGGTTACAAGGTACGTATTATTGCTGACAAAGATTTCTACTCAATTGGATATGTAGGTGCGGATTGTGATGTGTTCGGAAAAGATGTAACAAAGAATGCAAAACACGTAATCATTTGTGGTGGAGAATTGGATGCCCCTAGTGCATATCAAATGTTGGTTACTTACTTTCACAAGAAAGGTTATGCAAACAATATCCATGTTGTATCGACAGCAGTTGGTGAATCTGGTAGCGTAAAACATATTAAAAATAACTATGAGTTTTTTGACCAATATGAAAAAATCTATTTATGTTATGATAGTGATGAAGTAGGTAAAGAAGCACAAGAAAAAGTAGCAGAAGTGTTGCCTCTTGGTAAAGTATATTTGATGGATTTGCCAGAGAAAGACCCTAATGATTGTTTGACGAAAGGCAAAGATAAAGATTTTGTTAATTCTTATTATGCCGCTAAAAAATTCTTGCCAACTGGCATTAAAGATAGTAGTATTATGTATGAGGCGCTGCTTGAACGTGCAGTGATGAAGAAGATACCCCTGCCACCTTTTATGAAAGGTTTGTCTATGTTGTTTTGTGGTGGTATTCCTCTAAAAACAATTATCAACTTCGGTGCAGGTAGTAGTACAGGTAAAACAACTATTGTAAACGAACTTATTCATTATTGGTTGTTTAATAGTCCTTATAAAGTTGGTGTTGTTACTTTGGAAGCAGACGTTGCAGAATATGCAGAGTGTCTTTTATCTCGTCATATCCAAAACAAACTGCAATTGATTGATGATCCACAAAAGAAACTTGAGTATCTTCAATCTGATTACGTAAAAGAAAAAGCACACGAACTCTTTTTTGATGAAAATGGAGAACCACGCCTTGGTGTAATTGATGATCGTGATGGTGATGTTAGAACTATACAGAAGAAACTTGAGTACTTGATTGTTGCTGGTTATCAGATTATTTGCCTTGACCCATTTTCAGATTTGATTGCTGGTTTTAGCCCAGAAGATACTGAACTTTTTATGAAGTGGGAAAAGACTATGGTGAAGGTTCACGATGTATGCTTTTTGAATATCCAACACATCAGGAAATCAAGTAACACTAAAGACTCTGCATCAATTGGAGGTATGATTACTGAAGAAAGCTTCCACGGCTCAAGCTCAATCTTTAAATCTGCCCATGCTAACGTACTTTGTACTAGAAACAAGATGGCTGAAGATCCAGTAGAACGTAACACTACAAAGGTTAGTGTAAGTAAATGTCGTTGGTCAGGATTTACAGGTATGGCAGGGTCATGGTACTATTGTAATCAAACACATACATTACATGACCTTGATGATTATTTTAGCAAAAAATCAGAACAAGTTGTATTGAGTGACGGTTTTGAAATAGAAATGTAAGGAGATATTTATTGGAAAATGTAAACTATAATAGCCTATTTGCAAGTGATATTGAGGCAAACGGGCTTCTTGACAGTGTTGATAAAGTTTGGTGTATCGTATCTCAGGATATTAATACTGGAGAGTTTTACGTTTTCCATGATTATCCTGAATTTGACAATCAGATTGTAATTGACCCAGAAGATAACAAAGAGTATAAAATCCCAGAAAGAAAAGGTAGTTTGATAGATGGTGCCCGATTTTGGTATAAAATTGGATTGAATAGTGGTAAGATTATTTGTCATAACGCCCTATCTTATGATAAACCTTTGCTTGAGAAGTTTTACCCAAAATGTATTATACCTGTTGAAACATGGCACGATACACTGATTCAAAGTAAGATTCAATGGTACGACCGCCCTTGCCCTAAAGGGGCACGAGGGACACATGGTCTTCAAGCCTATGGTGTTCGTCTTGGTGTAGAAAAGCCAGAGATTAACGATTGGTCTTTCATGGATATTATGAAACTGCACCGTTGTATTGAAGACGTTAAAATTCAAGCTTTAACTTATAAGTATCTTGAAAAAGAGCGTGTGATGGTGAAAGAAAAACTTGGTATTGATTTTTCTGAAGCATTTGAAAACGAAACAAAATACAGAACTAATGCTACAAAACAAGAATCAAATGGTGCAATGGTGGATGTTCCTTTTATGCACAAGTGTGTTGTAGAGTTGGACACCATTATTGAAGAACTTCGTGCAGAGATTGAACCACAACTACCAAAACAAGTTAAGCCAAAATCTACAAAAGTCACAAAATCAGATCTTGGTATGTCTTTAGGCTTGAATCTTAAAGATTCTCATAGTATTAAAGACGGTATCGCAGTGGCAGATAAACCTTATTATAAACCAACAACTAATATCTTTAAGACAGAAATTAGAAAAGGGTATCAGGGTTTTTATAAGGACAGATACAAGACAGGAACTTTTGTAAAACTAAAAGAATGTCGTGATTTTATAAAAGAGCACTACCCTGAAACAAGCCTTAAAGATTGGTTTATTGAGAAAAAAGAGGATTCTTTTAAGATTTTAACTAAATCTGTTTGTGATTATTTTGAAATAGAATCTACTTCTGATGTTGTAGTTGGCCCTTTTACAAAAGTAGAATTCAATGACACTACCCTAACTCAGGGGGAAGTTGTAAAATCTTTCTTAATTTCTCAAGGATGGAAGAATGCACCCGAATGGACCCTGAAGAAAGATAAAGAAGGGCAGTTTATCAGAGTACAACAAGATACTGAAGTACGCTGGCCTGAAAAACCATTATTTGGTGATCCTAACAATCAACTTGTTCGTATTGTAAAGAAAGGACAACCTCTGGTTGTAGCTCCTAAATTGACAGAAGAGTGTTATGAAGAGTTGCCCGAAGGGTTGGGTAAAAAGATCGCAGACTACAATACTTACCAACATCGCCGTAGGTTTTTGCTTAATGATAAAGATGATGAGAAAGGTTTATTGAATCTCGTAAGACCTGATGGTAGAATTACATGCGGAATCAATAACTCAGCTACCAGTACACTCAGATCATCACATAGTAATTGGGTTAACGCGCCGGGGGCTGGAGCATTGTATGGTGAACAAATCCGTAGTTGTATTATAGCCCCAGAAGATAGAGTCTTGGTTGGTGCTGATATGAAATCTGCTCAATTGTCAATTGCCGCTTATTATGCAAACAACTATGATTATTATCTGGCTGTGGCAGATGGCAAAGAAATTAAGACAGATGAGTTTGGTAATGAGCTTATTCATCCTGTATCAGGAAAACCTTGGTATCTTGGTGAATCAGGGCACTGTGTTAACGCAAGAGCATTTACATTAGTTTCAGAGGGGGAGTGGAAACGTGCAGTTGAAACGCAAGATCAAGAATTAATTCACCACATTTCATTGCTTCGTAAGAAGAGTAAAGGTGGTAGCTTTGCAACTATCTTTGGTGCCAGTGGAAAAAAGGTAGCACAAACTCTTGGTATTCCAGAGGCAGTTGGTGAGGCAAAGAAACAAGCGTTCTTGAGTAACATTGGTTTGGATGAAGTAATTAATATTCTCCAAATGATGGTTAACAAGAATAGCAGGTGTGATGGTGGTTACATCGAGTTACCTTTTGGGTATTATGCTTGGTGTAAAGCTCCGCACAAAATCTTTAACTACTTAGACCAAGGCACTGAAGCTGCTTGTCAAAAATGGGCTGTCAACTACTTTGAGGAAAAAGCTACAAGATTAGGTCTAGATTATAAAAAAATTCTGGATTACCATAGGTAACATTGTGGCCTTGTATGGTGACATACATTGAATAACTCTTTTAATTGCTGGAAACCCTAAAGCTTCTTGACAAAACTAATTTATTATTATATAATAATGTGTAATGTCATAAAACAGAGGATAATACAATGGGCAATCAGCAGGTAAGCTTGGAAAATCTATATAGAATTAAACCCTTAGGTGATACACTTTTCCACGATGGATTGGGTAATATTTTCAGTACAAAAAGAGGAAAGTTGAAGAAACTAACTCTAATACCGCATGGTGGAAAAACTAAGAAAACATATTATAGGGTTAAAGCTTTGGGTAGGTTGTGGATGGTACACCACTTGGTTTGTATTGAAAAATATAATCGTCTAATGTTTTCCGGAGAATCTGTAAACCATTTAGATGGAGATACTGAAAATAACTCACCTGAAAATTTAGAATTTTCAACTCACGAAAAACAATGCATTCACGCAAAGCAAAATAAACTCTATTGCTGTGGAGAGGATTGGCATAAAGCTCGTAAGTTGATATAGGTTTTGTCAAGAAACTTCAGAGACTATCGAAAGGTTAACAACAACCTTATTTGTTGTGAGAACTGAGTAGAGTAGGTGTGTAAGCTTATGACACATCGAAATGGAGAGGTTCTGTTGTAGGTCAACAGAATGTGATATAGTCCGATCCTGCGGGAAACCGTATGGCTGCACGTAACGGTGCGGGGTTAGTGTTGCGACTAACCTGAACTGTTGGATGAATTTGCAGTTGAGTCCCATAAAGATTGCGCAGAAGAAGTTGGTAAGGTTATGGTTGAAGCTTATCATGAAGCATCTATAGCTTGCTGGGAATGGCACAAAAAACACTCCAAGTGGTTTACTGGAGACTCATTACCTAATTTCATGTTTGACTTAGCTGCTGGTTTTAAAGTAGGAAAGTCTTACTGGGATATTCACTAAACAACAATTTAAATTAACAACAAAGAAGGAGACAATTAATGTCTATTAGTAAAGCAAAAGGTAAACTTGGTGAAATGGAAGTGATTGATGGTGTAACTTTTAACTTCATCAATCTGCGAATTCCTGTCAACAAATTTGAATCTGATAAAAAAGAGTACAATGTATCTTGTACCATCAGTGAGGATGATTTCGATGAAATCGAGGAACATAAGTATAAAGTTTCTACAGAAACTGTCAAAAACGACAAATATGAAAGTCGATTCAAGGTTCCTGTTCCTTATCCTGACCAACGCAAACAATGTGTTGTTCGATTTGGTTGTTCTAATCTCCGCAAGGATAAGAAGACTGGTGAAATGGTTGAGGTAGATTATGAACTTGAACTTCGCCCCAAGGTATTTCATGTAGTTGACGGAAAAGAAGTTGACATTACTGACAAGATGTTGTCTAATGGTTGTAAGGGTTCTGTATTCTACCAGACTCACACAAACAGTTTTGGGACTATGTGCTACCTAAGGAAGATTGTATTGGATGAAGTTGTAGAGTATGTTAAAGAAGAACTAAGCGTGTAATTAAATAAAATTATAATAAAGGCATTCATATTATTTGATGTAAGCCCTTATTTAAATTGGAGAGTAATATGAAAGTAAAACAACTAATTGAATTACTGAAAGAAATGCCAGAAGATTACGAAGTGTTCAGTATATGTGACCATGGACAACAACCTGAACGATCGCAGGAACCAATGATTGCTTGTACCCCACAAGATTATTATAATAGTTATTCTTTTGAAACTTATATGGAACCTCATGAAGCAGAAGATGAAGGTTATGATGAAGAAGATCTTGTTTATTTTGTATTGCTATAAACGGAAGATATAATGGCTGTAAAGAAACCAGAGAATTCAGAAGGTTTTATAGGCAAAACCTTCAATAATGGAAATTTAGAAATAATAGGAGTTGCAGAAAGAAAACACAATAATATAATGTTTAAGGTAATTTGTAAGATTTGTTCTCCAGATAAAGAGTTATTTCCTGAAGACTATTTTACTATATCAAAAACACATTTATTAAATGGTAAATTGCCTTGTGGTTGTTCTACTGCTCCTAGGTGGGATGAGAGCAAGTGGTTAGTTCGGGCAAGAAGGGCTGTAGAGAACAAAACTTTTATCATTCTTGGTCTTGCTGAAAGTTTTAAAGGATATCTTACAAAGGTGAGTTGTAAGTGTAAAATAGATGGTCATACTTGGACATTATCGCTTGATAATATAACTCGCGGAATAAGTGGTTGTCCCGTCTGTTCCAAGAAATATAGACCAACAGAAGAAGAAGCTTTGGATAAATGTATTGTAATTTGTAAAGAAATGAATTATGATCCGATAGGTTTTCTTGCTGGTTATACAAACGCAAATAAAACAATATTTGAATATGTCTGCCCACATCATGGATTACAGAGAGTAAGATATAGTTCATTTATTCATAAAGGAAGTAGGTGCTGGGATTGCGCCAAGGATGTTGGTAACGGTAGAGGTTACTATCCTAAAAGAGCAGAGGAACAAGATTATTTATATGTGATGAACTTTGATGATAAATATATCAAAGTTGGAAGGAGTTTTGATGCTTACACAAGAGTTGGTCAGTTACAATGGGAATCAGGATGTTCTAATATAAGAACTGACCATATCTATACTGCAACACATAAAGAAGTTTATAATTGTGAACAAAAGTTACATTCAATACTACGGGATCATGGTTTGCAGTACAATACAACATGGTCAACGGAAACATTTCATAATCATAGCGGGCACGTTTTAAATGAATTACTTCCATTCTGCGGACTAGATAAATTTTATTAATTTAAATTAAAATAAGGAATAATACATGACTAAATTTTCAGGTACAATTGAAAAACTTTATGTAAAATATGTTGATAAAGTTAAAAAATATAGCGTTAGTATTGTGAATTCTAATAACTTCTATGGACTGGGTTTGCACAATGATAAATTTGTAAAAGTTGGCGATGTTGTTCTGAAAGAAGGTATGCAAGTTGAGTTTGAATACGCAGGGCAATTCAAAAATATTGATATGAATACCTTTAAAATTATTCAACAAGAAGTGCCGAAAGAAGTTAAGAAAGCAAAAAATGACAAAGACTTAGCAATTCGTCTTGGGAATTCTATTACAATCGCAACACACTTGACTAAAAGCAAACTGGATATTGTTGCTATTGCTAAACAAGTCATGCCAATGGTCGATGAACTACGTGATAAACTAGCAACCAAACATACAACCATGGACACATATAGTCTGGGAGCACGTCTGGGCCAAGCAGCTATAATTGCTGCTCAATACACAGCAAGCATTGATGATTTTATTGGTTTTGCTGAAGAACTGTTTGAAGAGATTTGTCAAGCTGAAGAAGATCTAAAGAATCCAAAAAAAGTGAAGAAAGAAGAAACTAATAGTGTCCAAAATAATCTTACACAAAGCCAGCATAATGTTGCAACACCTGTCTATAATGAGCCGTCGGTTTATTGGGATAACGATATTCCGTTTGCCCCGATTGGTTTGCAATACCCTCAACTATTGTGGAGCATGTAATGAAGTGGTGTGGTGAGTAGACTTACAATGTTAAGAGAGGGATCACTATGCAAAGGAGAGTTTTCTTTAATGGTAACTATTACTGTGTCCAAACCATGGAAGGGTTATTACGGTTAAAACATAGATGGTGGCATGATGTGAATGTGAAGCCAAATTTTACCGCAGCGGAATTAGCGTTTACTTACAAGTATCGCTTAAATAAGCGGCAAGATTACAATTGGACCGATTATCAGATGAAAATTTGACTGTGTAAGAAGTAATCAAGACTGAGTAGGTTGATGAAAAACGGTTCCCAATCTCACGAAAGATATACCTATAAATAAACCCCTCATTTGAGGGGTTTTATCCTATTTGCAGTTATTCCAAGAAAAGTCATTGACAGATTACCTGAAACTCCTATTCTATTCTCTGTATAAAAATTATTAGAGAATGTATGAGACCAAATATAGTAAAGGTGTCAATTTATTTGTCTCCATTTATTAGCCACATATACAAACCTAACAGGTTGGTTCAGTAACAACGCCACATCTGCGTTAGTTTTGGTCTGTATTGTGGCCCCATTCTTGATGGTGATCGCGTTCACACCACTACCATTGAACAGAGTTAGCTCTCGGCCATTAACCCCACCGGTAATGCCAACAAGGTTAAAGGCCCCCGCTTGCGGACTTAACATAACTACGGTTAACGTATCAGAGACAAGTGTATAATCTGTTGTTGTTGGGACTGCTACAAATTTATAACCCAAGTTATGTGTTTGGAAATTGTTTCCAAGGCTTGGGCGGGTATTGTCGTATACAAAAGAGTCAGAGAACTGGTTCCCACGGGTGATATTATTCACTGAAGTGATCGCGGCTGTTTCAATTGAATTAGTACCAAGAACAGGATCTGTAATAGCTTGAACCCATAAGGTTTTAGCGCTGTCTTTGAAGCTGTTGCCTACTACTTGAATCCCAACACAATTACCTTCTGTTTTTATTTGATAAAAACTTCCAGATGGTGCATCAAGAAATATATTATCCTTGATAATAGCAGTACGTACATATGTACCAATAAGAATAGCCTCTCTTTCGTGACTATCGAACTGATTTCCTTGAATAATAATTCCAGAATCTATTGATTTATCTGTTGGGGTGGCGTTGTCTATTTCAATATGGTTTCTACAATATGCCATACGATTATTTAGTACAGTCACTCTATTGTATTCAAAACCAGCTCCCCGAGGAGATGAGTTATTAATAAATACATTTCTTGCAAACCCTGATATGTAGTTGTCTCTAATTGTTGCACCTACTGTATATCCTTCGTTGAGGGCCATACCATATGTATCACCACCAGTATATGGGCTAGTAGGATAGGCCCTATTTCCGAATAAACGGTTATTTGCTATTACATCTTCTCTAGACCTTGCAGCTATGCCCCGCCAACAGTTAATTCCTGTATTTCCAGTAAATACTGACCCATAACTTCCCCCATGAGATGTAGCCATATTAAATTTAGCATTAATTACTGTACATGTTTTCATAAAACACATAAGACTCGGCATTTCAAAATATGTTATATCAAATGTTTGGGAAGGATTATCAAAATGACATGATATCGCACCACAACCTTGTGAGCTGATAGTTTTTATGGCATTAAAGGAAAAGTAATTTGGATTTCCGGGGTTTATAGATCCGAATGTAATTTGGGTACTAGCATCAAGAAACACTCTACAAGACTCTGCTGTGCAATTATGACTATAAACGAATTGTATTGATGCACCAGGTAGCTTCTTGTTATTAAATTTACACCCAGAGACACTAAATTCCCTTCCATAATAAATCTCGACTGCTGACCCAGTACCATTCCGTATAAACTTGATACCAGAAATTGAACCAGTGACTCCGTTTATTTTTTTAATGGTGGATATAGTTCTTACACCTGAATCAGGTTTAGGAGTTAATGGGTACTGGTTGAACACCAAGGGAGATACTGGTGTAATTACTGTGGGTGTTTTTGAATATACCTCAAAAAATTCACCGAACCAGCTAGGGGAACCAGATGCTGTAGCAGTACCCAACTGCATAGTTCCAGCATCAGGGGATAAGCACATTGTAGAGCTATGTATAATACCTAAATCTCCAGCTGCAAATGGAGTTGTATCTCCTATTGTAATAGTTGTTGAAGAGAATGTAGAAATCGGGGATGTTAGTGGGACTTCTGAACCAACTGTACCTGATAACTTAAAACCAAAGTTTTTGAATGTTACTGTCCCCGTCCCTAAAATTTCGACAGGGGTGGTATACTGTTTATCTACCCCTGTTATGAACAGATATTTTCTATTCATGACTAATGGAATTGAATTTGCCACAGCATAATCTAATGCTAGTGCAACATAAGGTGCATCATCATCTATTCCATTGCAAGGTGCATTGAACATCTCTGGAGTAACATAAGTAATTGCTGTGTTTAGTAGTAATCTATTGCTCTGGTCTTCCCATGCAGTGGGGCCAAGTCCTCCTGAACTTGCCGGGGTAGATCCAGCAGGGATTGTTTTTGGTACTGCCCCCTTCCATGCATACCCTTTACCTTCCAATTCAAATAACAGAGCTTGTTTTGAATCAACAATGGTGGCTCCCTGTTCAAAACTCCCTGCTACAATCGAATACCCAACCTCTGCATAACTTCTCCTCAAAGACTCCCTTATTTGTGGTGTAAGTTTAACAATAGCATCTAAAGAATAAACTCTCCAATTAACATCCCCTACCGGAGTAACTCCCATGTTAATTGGGTTTGTAGTTGTTGCATTAGGTGCATACCACATTGATCCATCTGTAAACTTGCGCAGTTGGTTGAAAACAAGTTCCTGCTGTCCTGCTTGCCAATCTAATGGATCTTTAAAATAAAAATTATCAAGAAGTGCTTTACGGACACTTGGTACTTTACTACCATCTTCTACAATTACTTCTTCTGTTGCAGTACCATTGACAATTTGATGAATTTGTTCACCAGCGGTAATTGTCTTTTCGACTGCGGCTTGATATGTTAATGCCATTAGAAATCCTCCTTTTTTAATTTAGACGTTTTAATTAGATCAAAAACAAGTTGATCAGAGCAAACATTTAGAAGTTCAATAGATTTAAATGTGGTGTCTTTATGTGAAAGATTTTTATTTTTTGCTTCAGAAATAATCTTTTGCTCAGTTTTAAATACGTCATAATGTGTTCCAGACCATACTGAAATAATGGTAGGTACTATGTTATATTGCAATTTCAACTGTCCAAATCTAGTGTTTAATTTAAAAGACCTACCTATTTTTAAATACTCGTTATTGAAATTTAAAAGGTATAAAAAGTCTCTATCATCCTTACGTTTAGGATAATACCCAAACAGCCCCGGAGCGACTCCGCAATCTCTGGCACAAGCCATGCAACCATTTCTTTTATCTTTAAAATCAGTAAATGTTATGAATTTAACTCCATGTTGTGGACACCTATACTGTAGTTTTGACTTTTGGTTTATGTAGCCGTCAGGAAACCCTAAGAAAGTGTAATTTCTCTCTTTACATATTTTTTCGCAGTATGTAAAAACTTCTTCATATGACATTCTTTTCAATACACTTAATTTTTTGTTGCGACATATTTTACAACAGGCACCATTATGCATAATATTTACAAGACTAGATTCCCAAATATTACCATCTCTTAGGCATTCACATTTTACTTTTGTATTTTGCCCGTGAAAAATTTCAGTATAATCGTGAACAATAAAACCTTTTTGTTTTGCTGCTCGTTTTGCTTTTATCAAAAACTCGTAAGCATTCCAGTTACGTTTCTTAGCACACCCACAAGGTAATTTGCCAGCCCTTAAGTCCGATAGTCCACAAGTAAAATAACCTAAAGGAAACAGTTCTTTATCTAGCGAACATACTTTGCAAACAACTTTATATTTTGAATGTTTTGATTTTTCCAACAGTTCAACAACTTCCAATCTACCATTATTAAATGTCTCACCTACAAAATCTTCTGCCTTCTTTCTATAAGTTAGTGACACTATGTATTACTCCTCTTTTTCTTTTGGAGAACTAGGTAAAGTGCTTTGTGGTAAGTTACCACCAAATCTGAAGCTTAAAAACTTACCTAATAAATTTTGATGTGTTACTAAGAACCCATAAGCAAATAGCAGCCATTCATCTATTTTTAAATGGTAACTATACCAACAAAACATAATTGTCATACAAAATAAACCAATATGGTTCCATAATTTTGTATGGGATAATCTGTTGTCTTTAGGATCTGTAAATAAATCTGAAAATTTCATATGTTTCTCTTTTACAAATTGGTGCTATGTTTAAATAATATTAACCTAAGATGTGAGGTGTTATTAAAACTAACGAGAGGGTGTAATATAGTATGGTGAATCTTTCTTGTTGTTTTATTGTGAAATAAATATATTCTATCGCCACCATGTACGAAGTTTGAAAATAATAAAATTTGTAGTAATCAAATAAGGACAATAGTGTAGAAAAAACCGCACACAATGCAAAAATTGACATCAATATATGGTAGTTTTTATTTACAATGTTATTTGTAATAACAGAAGATATCATTAGTAAATCAATAAAAGAAAGTACAACCAAATAAAACAAAACATCTTGTATTCTACCTGTGCTGGCGTAGTATGATAAGACTAACTGTATTGATAATAGTGTTATAATGACAAAACAAACATACCTGTATTCTTGCTTTGATATAAAAAATAACAGTACAAAACAGAAAATATAGATAAGAAGGCTTAACATAACTTACCTCCTTACCCTGTATTATTTCCTATTTTGATCTTTAATAAGTTCTTTGATCTCTCTCATAACATCATCGAATTTATCATCTAATTTACTATCTAACCTTGTTATCTGATCTTTTATTGGGCCCATTTTACGGTCTAATGTTTCATCAAGCTTATCTTGTGTTACTGCCATAGCTTCAAGCTTTATAAATTTTTGGTTTAGTTGATTAAAGCGTTCGGTGGAATCTTTCTTAAAATCTTTATAGTCCCCCCACAACTGGGAAAGTAACCAACTCAAACCTGCTGTCAGAAGGAGCCACAAAGCTTTACCAATGGTAAAGAAAATTTCTACAGGCATAAACTAGATTACTCCATGAATTTTGGTTGTTGTGGGAAAACAATATACGGGAAATTTTCAAGTGATGTTATATCACGAAGTGCTTGCCTGTATTCAAGAAACTCAGAAATTTGTATGTCAGAATATGTTGTTCCTTTTCCTGACATATTTTCTTCAAAATGACGAGTAGCAATCCAATCAGTATCTTTCAGGATTTTATTTCGTTGTTGCAATATTTTGTTTGTTTCTTTTAGTATAACTTCTTCTGGGGTTTCTACAGATTCATAAATTCCACCATATTTTCCACCAACTAAACGAAACTGGTCTAATTTTTCATCATTTTTTACTGAATACTCACCACGAGTTTGTAAATCTTCAATATTTGGTTCAAAATCGCACGTACTTAGTAGCTGACCTTCTTTATTAAATATATAATACATTATTTAACTCCAATGATAAAGTACGTGGCAAAGTTTCCTGGGTAGGCAGTACCATCAACTAATACGGTAACAACACGACCTGATGTGGTTACTTGAAAACTAGCCATATCATTGTTGCCGTCATCAGACATATTGGCTGGACTCGCTATCCATTTACACTGGGCCTCACTATATCCAGAGGGTAAAGGTATAGTACCACCATTGGCTACTGTACCTGTCAAAATAGAAATGTTAGATGCTGTCAATGTTAATGCATGACTGTGTGTTGGTGAACCACTATTAGTTGCAGAGTTTGTACTACCATTACCTACAGTGCTTGGAGTAGCCATGCTGATTGTTCTATTTAGACTTAGATCACCGCCGCCAGTTAACCCAACACCGGCAGAGATTGCCTTACTATCTACTTCTGATTTACTAAACACGTCTAAATTAGTTCGTGCAACAACTTTATCTAATAGGTCATTTAAATTCTCAGATTTTTTTAAGAATTCGTTTATTTTTTCTTCAGCAACCCATTTAATGTATTGCCCATAGTTGTTTAAAAGATAGTTCCACTCATCTGCCGCTGGTTTTTGAGACTTATCCCATCCAGTTTCAATTAGAGAAGCTTGTGGTAATTTTTTATTCGGTCTCTGTGCATTAGGCAAAATAACATCGTTACTCGCCCATACAATCAGAGGGTTTGTTGGTTGTGCCAAAATTTACTCCTTACTCAAATATCATAAGTTGAAACATAAGATGTAAACATCAATCTACCTCCACTTGTAGGTATATCATTGTCATCTGAGAAACCAAAACCTCCCCCGTCATCATCCCCATCAAAGACAAAAGGTATACCAACACCATCTACGACTCTTAAATCTGTAATAAGTGGCATTAATCCAGCGATATCATCAGCGGTAGTTGCAAGATTAAAACAAGGAGATCCAATAGCAATATCAAAACGATATTTGTCTCCTTTGTAAGTAAAAACAGACTCATTACCGAGCAACTGATAAAGAACATTAATTATATCAGGGCGTGTTCCATGCTTTTGTGCTTCGCCGGTTTTCAAGAACAATGTTGCTCTGTAGTCATCGTCATCTAACCCGTTACGATAGATTTGAAAACGAGCTCCTATATCATCCAGATAAACACCACTAGCCTCTGACAATAACCTTCTAACTGCTAGTTGGTATAAAGTATCATCAATAAGCTTCCACCTATCCAAATCAATTTGCAATATTTTTTGAATATTAGGTTTTTGTAAAGCTTCAGGAAGGTAGTCTAATCCTTCCTGAACAAAACTCTCTTTTATTTGTATATGGTCAACATTTTTTAATTCCATAATTTAGTTGCCTCATTATACAATTTGGTTGAAATATACATCAGACTCTGCTAAAATTAACACATCTTCAATATCTGTATTGAATGTTGCAGAAGAGTATGCACTATCGGGGTCAGATGCTAATTTTATTTCTACAGTTAGTACTTGAAATTGAATCAAAGGAACAGATGAGGTTACACTTTGTATTAGTTGAATATTATACAGTGTAGGATTTATAGGATATCCATTAATTGTGTCAAGTAAACCAGAAGTTATGATATTTCTCGCAGAATCTGCTAACGGCCTATTTTGTACTGTTTTATATGAAACTCTAATTGCTACATCTTTTTCTGTGGCCTTTGTGTGATAGATAGTTTCTACTTGACCGTCCTCGGTTTCAATGTTATAGTTAACATTACCAAAAGTTGCATTAGAGCAGGCAATCAGTTCATACAACCTTTGAGAGATAGATGGTGTATCTCCCCCATAAACTACCGGTACAAATTTATATGGTGGTATACCAGCAGGGCTTGTGGTTCCAGTAGGATTAGAGAATATTTTAACCTTACGAACACCGTCTACACCAGTCAACAGCCCGTTGATAATTGCAGAACGAGTTGCAGCGGCAGGAGAACTAATCTGTGAGCTTGCTCTGGCCCGATACTCACTGTCTGATTCAATATTTGCACCACTAAAGAATGCCTCAATATTACCACTAGAAACATAACCGGAAGGTTGAGGAGTGATTGTTGTAACCTGACCGATACTGACTGGGTTCAACCCTGCATCTTCTGCAATGACATCAAACCTGATTGTTTTGTTTCCAATTTGTGGGGAGATTTTAAAATCAACTTTCTGAGACAAACCTACCATCTCTGTTGCAGAAGTATAACCTATATACATAGAGCCAGCAACATTATCGATAAAAATACGACTTAGATTTTCGTTAATTGTATTGTCAATAATAAACGTCTTAATACTATTGAAGAAAGAGTTTAACTCTACGCTATTTGGTGTTTTGTTAGTTAGCGTTAGATTAAGTGTAGCAGTAACTGAGGTAGTTGTATTTAAAATGGTAAAAGTATAACTACCTGTATTTATTTGAGAATTCAATAATGTATGTGCAAAAATATTACCTGCAACCAATACATCTTCTTGTAAAATAAAAGTAGAATTTACTTTGTAAGTTCCGGCAGAATAGGTAGTATTATAAGGCACTGTACTATTGAGCACCATTTCTACACTACCAGTTGCTTTAGTCAAACCATTACGATAAATCCCTCTACGAGAAAACAAATCATCAAGATACTTACCTTCAGCACCTTGATATGTCTGACTATTATAAACTTCTTCCATTTGCATCCAGACTTGATTTTCTCTGTCTGCTTCGATTGATACAATCTTATCTATTACACTATTGTCGTTAGTATTAATATTAGAACCAAACAAATCTCGGTAGGCTTGTTTTCTCTGTTCTACAATTTCTGTTAGAGATGGCCTAAGAAAGCCAAAACTATTTAGACCATAAGTTGCCAATTTTACCTCTTTACTAATAATTGAAAAGCGTGGTTCCCCTATTAAATTACTGCGGTAGAGTTCTTATGAGTCCCTTGTAAAGAAACATCAACTTATTCACAAGGTTATAAGTTGATGTTTATGATGATTGTCATGACTTACCTCGCAATAAGATAAAAGCCACGTAGGGGCTTTTGTTCTAACCCAGCAGCCATTCACCCGCATCTGCATCAACTACTGTCAAATGAATAGTACCCAGCCCAGGAACGGTAGCAGGGTTGTTTAGCCCAATCCCCAGGATATTCCCCCCTGTATTAGGATACACTTTTTTAGCTGTACCAGTCACGTCAGTCACTTGAATTTTGTGCCCATTGCCGACAAAAGCTGAGTTAGGTAATTTCAGGCCAGCATTACTTGCCCCTCCTGATACCCCAACCGTACGTACTGATTTGTCTATACTAGCTGCGGTAGATTGGGAAGTTCCAGTTGCGGTAATTTTTGCTACTGAGTTTCTTGTCTGGAACATCTCTTGTCGAATGACTTCTAGTGATTGGCCGTGTACATAGACATCCACATCATTGAGGCTGGGGGGTGTGCCGACCTGCGCAACCCCAGAAGGGTTGTATCCCCGCACAACGACGCGGTTATGTCCACCGATACCGCCCCAATCTACCCAGCCCGCTTCCATGCCGCTACCGATCAGCTCAATATCACAGTTGGTTGACCCACCGTAAGTACCGCCGAAACGAATCCCCTTAGCTAGAGGCAGGCCAATACCTTTATACTCCTCACCAAGCCACGCCTTTATTATGCAGCTTGACCCGTCGTTTATAATGTTATCGCCATTCCACGGGTAATATATCCGGCAAGAGCCATCAATTATCGTCCCATTAGCGCCGTTGTAAACGTTCACCATCCCACCCTCGAAGTGCGATTCTATGAATTCATTACCATCAGCGCCACCGCCGCCCGCGATGTACAGAGCATGCGATACCCTACTGGCTTGGCTTGGCGCACCCTGGTCTGTGTAGAAAAGAGAATATACGTGAACTTTTGACCAGCGAGCATTACCCTTCTCGACCAAGAGGTTTTTGTAAGTGTTTGTGGCCTTTTGCCCACTCGTGTGGATGATGATGTCGTCGCAATGAGAATCATGCGGTCCGCCAAAGCGCCAGCCATTACCACCGCTATACCCGATGGTGATCGAACTAAACCTACCCTCAAGCCCTTCTGCCAAAGCGACTCCTGCGCCCCACTCAGTGCGCATACCATCATCAGCAGAGTGATAAATTCGCAGGTTTTTGAATTTATTCGTGCGCCCATAGTATTTGAGACATGTTCCTGATGTTATCCCGCTGGAATTACCTGGGCGTTGGCGGTTTCCGTTCAGTGCAAAATCAGACAATTCTAGATTATGCGCGCCTTCCTCACTACTAGTTCCAAATAGCGAGTCGGCGTTTTCCGAGCGAATTATATCAGACCCAGTAGATGCGCTATTTGGCGCTTTGAGCTCTGTTAGGTACTCACCAGCACCCCGCAATACTGTATCTTGGTACACGGTTACTCGTGAGCAATTAAATGGTGCATTACCGGGTGGCATTATAACTGGGTATTTCAGCGTGTGTGCGATATCCACCGCGCGTTGCAAGATAGGGGCGTTATCTGGGTTGGACAGTTTAAACCCGAGCCATGAGGCATTTAACTCATTACCTGCAATCACCAGAGTTGCCGTTTTTCCAGTTCCAGCATTTAGGATATCAATGCCGTTCGGAATGCCTCCGGCCACAACATTAAAGCGGGCATTATCACGGTCTGTGATTGTTAGTTTGGCTCCGACACCGTATCCCCCAGCAGACACCGAGGAAACAGTAGCAAAAAGTTCATTTCGCAACAGTTCACCGCTCCTGTCAACAAAACCACCGCCAGTCGGGTCTGTCCCAGCAATAACATTCCCAGCAGCTCCGGAGAAGATCTTATTTAACTTTTTGCTCCACAAGGTATCATTATCGTTAACTAGTGTACCACCATCTTCGAAACTGCCCGCTACGAGATTATAGCCTGATTCGGCAGCAGATCTTTCCCAAAGAGTTCTGGTAGTGCTATCTTGCATTGCATTAAACATTTCACTATTTGTAACAGTATCGGTATTTCCTGATGGGACTAGATCTGACCGTGAAAAAGCTGTTTGTTTAAATGCTTCAAAATCATTGCCCCACTCAACATCTAAGGGTGTACCATCACCCATTCCCAATGTAGTCTCTTGCCTCAAGCTACCATAAGGATATTGAGGAGAAGGTGAGGATGCGTTAGGTTGATATTTTTCCCATGCTTTTACTGACATTCAAATACTCCTCTTAAAATTCTTTCCAGCCGCCCCACGAAATGCCTTGCTGGCTCCATTGCAGCAGGGAGTTCCAACTTATTCTTCTAAAATCTTTGTACAAACCTTGCCAAGTGTTAATCCAAGTGGAATCACCAGTAAAAGGTAGTCTAAAATTAATAAAATGATAAAGCTTCGCTCCATATTCAACTTCACCTAAAGAAGGGCACAAATCTTGTGCAGTTTCATCAGGAGATGGGTAATAATAACCGTCACCAAAGTAGGCAACATTGACTTCTTCAAGCTCTTGTGTTATTACTGTCAAATATGCTTCATACTGCCTAGTTTGCGTATTGAAACTGGAAGTAAAATCTTGTATTCTTAGCACATCTGGTTCTAGACGTACTGTTTCTCTAATCTTGGCATCAACAACTTCTTTAGGTATTTTATTTCCTAAGTAACTTTCATAAGGGAAACCAAAATCTAAATTAAACTGCCATTCATTTTGCCAAATTGAAAATCTGAGCAACAATCGTTGCCATAGTGAATTTATGTTCTCAGTAACTAATTGGAAATCCCCTGACTCTGTTATCAAGAGATCTCCGGTAGTTTGGTCTAATTGCAAATCTACATACTCGGTCGCCACATAGACCTCTTATAGTTGGGGAGAAGGAATTACACCTCCTCCGTGTGTATGATTATTATAAACTTGTTTTACATTTCTCAAGCTGATACCATCACTTGTTACGAAGTCGCCGTCAGATGTTACTTTTGCCCCATTGATTTTGAAATATTGATCTGTAATGGCTTCAACACTATCCTTTTTGATTGTGATTTTTGTTGTGTTGTGCTGGATAATTAGATTTTCAGGATCAATGGAAACTGGAGTTGTTTCAGTAGACAACTCAGAGATAAAACAAATTCCTTGAAGTACGTGAGTATCTACATTCTTTTCTAGATCAATAGAAACTTTTCCACCTTTAAAACCATCCATAGGTTTCTCAGGAAACTTTACGACACCGATGTCACCTGCTTTAATAGGTACTGTTATTTTAATTGTACCACCTTGGGCACTATATGTATGAACTGGGACATCATATATCGTTGGGTATTTATAGTTTAAAAGTTGATCTACAGGAGATACACCTTCATATAATATTTCAACATCAACTGTACCTTTTCCGTAATCTACTGCTACAACTTTAGCAGGCATCTGTGTATGTATTTCCTGCATCTGTCTTCCGAGGTACAATGAGAGCGCATCATCAAACCTGTTAGATGTTATCTTCAATTATACCTCCAAGTAAAATATAGCAGAAACATTATGCATAGGTATTTATTAATAATGTTAACGGTTATTGAACAAGAGTCCCTGTTGTTTCTACAAGTTGCAGAGTACTCATCCAGTCCCCACCTTCGTAACTTCCGTTGTGTGTTACTTTAATTACTTTATAAAATCCATCATAATAGCTGGACTTTAAGTAAATAGTAGATTCTGGAATAATTGCGCCCAATAATTGTGTTTTAACTTCAAGACCAACATCTTCTTTTGTTGCATCTTGTGCTGCTTTGGCAACTTTGCTCATGTAGGGTTGTTTGGGGGAAGGTGAACCAATCATCCCTGTTTCTTCGCTTACCTCATAAACAAACTGTTCAAAACGCTTACCAGTTACTGTAACATAACTTGCACCATCTTGGACTGAGAAATTGGCACCAAATTCTTTACAGAACTTAGAAAGGCTATCTGAACATTTCCCAGAGAATGAACGAGCAGATTGAATTGAACCAGAAACATTAGCAATACGTCCAATCGGAAGTTTCATATCTGAAACTAGGTCGCTGATAATTTTATTTGCAGAAGTTCCAGCACGATAAGATCTGTTAGTCTTAGCATAAGCTAAATTTTGTTTTGCATCACCAAAGATAAATTTAGTTTTCCGTGTATGTCTGTCCCAACTATCTTCCATATATTCAACTGCACCCGCAAAGACTTGGACATTATTTCCGTCTTGTCCTGCTTCTAGGATTCCACCTAATGAATTATCAAGGTTATCTTTTAGATATTGTACAATTGTATCTGGTAAGTTATAGACAGTAACATAGGCTTTGTTTGGTTTGTCTGTATTGTCCTTGACAACCTCAAACTCTATCTGTAAACTATCTTTTATTTGGTAAGCATTGTTTTCAGATTTATCAACAGACTCTTGGATATTGATTGTGTTTCCTGTGAATCTAACTGGCTTACCAATAATAAAATTGTATGTTCTCACAGGGTGTACCTCTAATTTTAACTATCAGGACTATTATACCACAACTCAATTTGTTTTGAAGGGCCCACATTGTATTGCGTAATTCTGGCACTAAAATCAGCTAGTGCGGCGGCAATAATATCCCCAGAAGAAAGATTGAGACTATAATTGTACGGAGTCAGATGTTTTGTATAAGATGATAATTTAAAAGAAACTGTAGGGTCAGCACCTACATCACCAATATACATTGTCCAACTTTCTCCTCGTTCATTGTATATGAACCTGACTTCATATGTTTTATCATCTATAACAATACGTTGAGTTTGGTCTGGGTATCCATCTTCAATGTCGAATACTTGAGAGGTAGCCATTAATTACCTCCAAAACTTAATTTAGATTGGACTTGACTTTGTGGAACAGAGGTTGTTAGTCCTTCATCTAAAAAGATCTTACTAAACGGAGCTGTCAAGTTTTTAGTCTCAGTAACTGTAACTTCTTTTCTGCGAATTAAATCGGGAACACTACCTTGCTTAGCCCCTTTATTTTGATTTGTTTTTGATGTGTTGTTTAAATCAGCACCAACATTTATAGCAAGGACCGTTTTTCCTACAGTAACAGTTCTCATTTCACTAAGTGAAATATTAAATGTCATTTGGTCTGATGGACCTTCACGATTCATATCAAGCGAGCTGATAACGTAATTACTGATTGCACCTTCTTCAAATTCTAATGATATTCCGGCACGACTATCCCGTGCTGCTTTTAATACTTCATAAGCTTTTGAAATACGTCCTGAAGATTTTGGAGAATTTGGGTCTGTGTTGGTATCCCATTCTACTTCTTTTCTTACGAGGTATGGTGCAGTAGTAACACGACCAACAAAACTAAACTTTCCATCAGGAGAGAATACATGGTCTGTAATGTTAGAGCGTGATTCTATAGGATATTGTGTTTTTTCGTTTTGTAATGAAATATTGTAGTTATCTACACTATCAAAAATCATTACAATTTCAGACTCTGGTAGAGCAGAAAGCTTTGAATTTATGTCAGATGCTTTTGTTCCACTCTTTAGGCCAGAGATAAACATTGTGTAAGCCATTATTAATCCCTATGTTATTCATTTATCAATAACATTATAAACTTATAAATAATCTTATCACAAAAACATAAAATATTCAAGAGTTTAACAATGCTTTAAATATTAAAATTAGAAACAATATTAAAATAAAGGGTTGAATTAACAACCCTTTTAATTTGTTTAAGACTATTATTAGTCTGACATCAAGTTAATCAGCGTATTACCGAAATTAGAAGTCCCTGCATCTACTTCAACTTTAACAGCATCAGCAAACTTAGTGCCATCAGGAACAACTTTTACATTAATAGTTTGTGGTGACTGATTCATCAAAGGAGAAGGCCCTGACATTGGTGCAAGTACAGAAGGAACCCTGATACCTGAGACAGAAGATTGCAAACTTGGTCGCATATCTGTTCGCATAGTTGGGGCACCAAATATGCTATCAACAACACTCTTTTGCCAAGGGACAAAATAATCTTGGACAAAATTATGGAACAAGTAGAATGAGCCAGCTCCCATAGCAACAGGTGTTGCCCCAAATCTTGCTGCTCCTGCTGTGGCAGCTCCAGCTCCCCCTGTTGCAGCCGCTGCTGCACCACCTACGGCGGTTGCTGCTGGAAGCAACTTAGGAATCATTTTAAGAGCTTTGACGATTGACCACAAAAACCCTGAAAGTTTAGCAAAAGCACTAGCTGCAATTAAAACACCTGCTGCTTGCGCTACCCAACTACCTTCAATTTCTTTTAGTGCAGGAATTAATTGTGTCAGAGGATCAAGAATATATTTATTAAGATAATGGTATGTCAACAATGAAACATCGTGAACTGTTCCACCAAAATACATAAAACCATCAACTAACCCACCAAGAGCAATACCGATTGCTCTAGCTGCACCTTCATTGTTTTTAAGTGCAAAAGCTAGACTGTTAAATGTGCGAGTCAAAGCCTCACCAAAGCCTGACATGAAGATTACGTTTTGGAAATTAGTCCATGTTTGTTGTAAGCGGCGCATAGCAACACCATTACTATTGAGCATTTTTTCAAGTGCTCCGCCTTTCTTGGCTGCATCAGACATCATCTTCCCCATCAAAGGTAAGATATCCTCTGCGAGTAACTGTCCTTTTTCCATCATTTTAAAAAATTCAGGGGTTGTCAACTCTTTTCCTGAAAATTCCGATGCAGCTTTTCTAAAAAGATCTAATGCTCCGGGGAGCTGCTCGCCGATTTGATTTTTTACTTCTTCGCTCATCAATTGCCCTTTGTTGGCAATTTGTGTAAAACCAAGAAGTGCTTTTTCAAATCTAAACTGGTCAAGCCCGAGAGCTGTGGAGTATTCACTAAGACCAGTAAACAATTCTTGGGTTTGTCCACTTGACATGATTTCTTTAGATGCTACGCTCATCTGAACGAAACCTTGAGCTGCTGTCTTCAAATCAAGGCCCAATCTATAGGCTTCATCTCTGATAAATTGAATCTTAGAAGCTGTCTCAGAGGTGCTATCAGATGTCATAGACATTGCAGCATTAATACCTTCAAACATCTGACCTGTGCGCATAACTGCGGCACCACCAGTAAATGCAAGGTTGGCTGCCGTCAAAGCAATAAAGGCTGAACGGACTTCACGCAATGTTCCAAGGAAATCTCTGCCACCCGCACTAGCTCGCTTGAAATCACGTTCTAATGCTGCTACACTCTGTCTATATACTTGTAAGCTAATTGCACCAGATTTTAATTGAGCATTTAATGATGCTACCTGTTGACCCATTGCTGCATTTCCAGCACCTCCAAACATACTTGTACGTCTGATATTTCCCGCACTGATTGTTTCTTGGGCTCTTGCAGATCTATTGGCTTCATTTCGTTGATTTCGTATTGCTTCTCTACGAGCAATCAGCATATCACGAGAAGGCATAGGGCCCATGAATTGCCCTGCAATCTTATTCTTAAATTGTTCTTGTCGTTTTGCTTCAGATTCTTGCCTGCGAGCATCAATCTCTCTTAATTTTCTAAGGGTATCATTATGCTTTTTTGTTGCTGTTTCTGTTTGTCTTGCAATTCGTGCTTGTTCTTGGACAGCTTTCTTTGCTTCCCGTTGCTGCATTTTAGTATTGGTTCCGGGGGAGAATGGCATAGGGCCAACAAATTGACTCCGGCTGCCACCACCTCCCCTGCCAGATGTTCCTGCAATCCTACGTCCGGCAGACATAGCAGAACTCATCTTTCCCTGCACCTTTGCCCATTCCGAGCCAACTTTTCGTATAGCCATTAATGCACGTTTATACGAGGTGTTGTCAACTTTGAAGGTTACAATATTTGTGATTTTGCTCACATTTATTTCTGTCACTTTTCCTCACATTTATATTGTTGTGAAACAAAATAAGCCGCCACCTTTTCAGGGGCAGCCTAAAAGCTTATCTACAAATTATGACCGTCTAGGTTTGTTGTTCATACGTTCTACTTCGTCATCTTGAACAGCCTGAGCAACATTTTCTACAAATGTTTTCATTTCAACGTAATCGTTCAACCTAAATAGATCATCCATTGAGATTTCATCCAAAGAGAATATAGTTTCATTAGTAGAACTCAAGACATTAAATCTTAACATATCAAACCAGTCGAGATGGGAATTCTCCCCCACATATTGAATAGCTTTTTTAACTATAGGGTTAATTTTGATTTGTTTTGATTTTCTAAGTACTAAGCTTATTTCTTCTTTGCTTAACTTTTGGTCTTGTTCAGTTGATTGTCCAGACTTGCTACCTTCAGCGCTTCCTGAACCAATTCTTTGATCTGGTTCAGCGCCTTGCCGAAAAAACTCTTATAGTAGTGTTCTAGGCACTTAGTAAGAATTTCAAGAACTTCGTGTGGCTCTAGGTCATCCATGTCTAACTTGCCAACACCGCCTGCACCAGTGACATCTTCTGTAATCAATGCGAACAGTTTCTCGAAACCTTTATCGTCTAGTTCTTCACAAACAAATAGCAATACTCCGGGCACTACTTCACTCAACCGTTCACCACCTTGCAGTGCTTCAGTTAATGCAGAGGACATAGGTGCAAACAACTTACCAAGTTTAAACAGGTTCTGATATGTCTTGCGTGTACTCCAATCTGTGATAAAGTAATCTTTCTTATTAGAGAGTGTGACTTCGTGAGCCATCAATTGTTTTGCCATTATAAAATTCCTTTAGCTTTGTAGTTTAAAATTGCTTATAATATAGTTATTGTTTTTGTTGCTAAAAAGAGGGTGCCGCTACCGACACCCAACTACATAGCAAACTTTATTATATTTTATATTGCTTATTTTATACGATACCCAAGAAACCTGCTGCCGCGCCAAGAACACCAGTAGCAGTAGAAGGTGCATACCAGCAATCCAAGACATAGAGTTCCCAGTCGAGTGTGCCTCCTTCCGATCCATAAGTAAGATCAGGTTGGCGTTGAATATTTGCAAATGAAGCAATAGTCGGACCTTGAGAACCTTCAAGCAGGATGGGGAACCACACTAGACCTGTAGCATCAGCTTGTTTTTGCCAAGCACTCAGATAGTCATTAAATCCAGAGGCATTCTGAAGGCTCAGTGTAAGTACACCAGAACGGTCACGAGAAAGGGCGGCAGACGCCTCCCCATCAGTACCAGTCATGGTCATAATATTGTCACTGTTACGACTTACAGTGATTTTAGTATCTGGTGCAAAGCCGTATGCACGGACACCACCCAAGTAAAGCTTGACGTTCTTAGGGTCATATGCTTGCAAGGAAAGCAGTTGTGTAGACATTGTTTATTTTCTCCTGTTCAGCAATTAAGCAGTAATACGGTCAAGTTCAACAAATGCGCGGATCTTGATGAAGTGCAGGCTGTTGTTGTAAACTACCTCGATACGGCAGTTGTCAAGGAAGCGAGCTGCAAGATCGTTAGTTGGGATTTGATTGCGGGGCGGAATCACAATAATCGGGCTGTAATCTGTCTTACCATCTGAGCTAAACCCATCCAAAATACCACCATTACGAATTGCTGGGTTAATTGGGTCATTCAGCCAAATACTGCGCAATACAGGAAGGTCTTGGTCAGACATCTTCATGCTTTGTCCCAAGTTACTACGGCGATAGAGATAGCCGAACGTACTTTCGTCCAACTTAGCCTTAAACCAATGGCTAAAGCGGATAGTATCGAAATACTGACCGGATGCTACCTTACCTTCCCAAATAACATTCTGACCTTTTACTGTACGATAGACGTTACCATTCTTGTCCCATACAGTCTCACGGTCAGTAACAGAGCTGGCATAGACTGCAATAGATGGCATAGTCTTCAGGTGCAGTGAATCACCAAAGCTTGGATCTACGGTTGCACATGCCCCTACAATCCCACCTTCACTCCAATCTTCGTCAGCATCAGGATGATAGAAACCAATGGAGGTATCATATGCCAAAGCTTTCAATTCAGACACAATATCAGTTGTCAATGCAGGATTGACAATATCTGTATCAGCAGAGCTATAAACATGCATACGATTAGGTTCTGCACTTGCAGCATAAGCAGCAGCGGCTTTGATATCAGTATCAGTATGGCTTTCGGTACTCAGGAAATACCAATTGCTATCTTCTGCATTAATCAACGGTAGACCAACAGCTACAGTTTCAGAGCTGGTGTTGTTAATGACATACTGGCCTTCCATAGAATAACCGACACTGACTACTTCGGATGCAGTAGGTGCAATAGTTACAACACCGAGAGCACTAGAAGCAGTGATCAGAGCCCCAATATCAGTATCAGCTTCAAGGGCGGCAGCTACTGCGGTAGCAGCCTGAGTGGGAGTAGATGCAGCAGACAAGGAAGCAGTCGAGATAACCTTAACAAAAGAACTGGTATTTGTTTTAACGGTAACGTTCAGTGTCAAAACACCAGAATAAGAAGCTTGATTATAAGTCACAGTTGTGCCAGTATAAGCAAGTCGCCCAACTTTAACTACATCGGGACGGAACTTACCAGCAAAACAGTTTTCAGCAAAACGATGCACTGGGCTGCCTACTGCAAAACCAGCAGAAACAATACTATCAAGATCGCTGTAAGATTGAACTCGTGTAGTAAAAACATTAGTAGGTGTAACGAATAGGGGTGTGTCGAAGCCTAGTTGGTCGATTGGACTAGTTCCAAGTGAAACTACTACATCGACAACTTTATCTTTGTATGCCATGAATATTAATCCTCTTTATTTGTGGATTGATTAAAATTAAACTAATTTGAGATTAATTAGAGCTGAAATAAATAGATCTTCAAGTATTTCCAAGTCTTTCTCTTCTATTGTTTCAGTAAAACCATCTTGAAAAATTTCAGGTAATACTACACCGCGCATCAAAGATTTAGACCTTTTTATAAAACTTTCAACGTACTGGGCTATTCTCCCGTCCTTCCAAGTTTTAATATATAAAATTTCATAGTTAAAATGTGTTTTTGATGCCTGTTCTTCTATTCTCTTTTTAACTTTTAAATTAGTAATTCCAAATTTAATAAAGTTGTGGGAATCCTTTGACCACTTTACTATGTAAAATGAGCCAGCTTTGTTTGGCCTGTATCCGTGGCTTGCGCAACTGGGGCACCTAGATTCTTTGCTTATAAAATCTATGTACCTGACAGTCTGCACTCCATGCGTTGGACATTCGTATTGAAATCTTGCACTAGGTGCAGATTTATAACCATCAACAAAACCAATAGGTACGTAATTTTCTGTTTTACATATTTTAACGCACCTCTCCAAGGCTACAGTTTCTTTTGTTTTCAGTCTATCGGCCAATTCCCTGTATTTACATTTAGGGCAACCACTAGACCTATTAAGTACATTGTCAGCTCTTGTTATCCAAGTGTGTTTATCAATGTTGCAAAGGAGTTTAATTTTTGTGGACTTACCTTTATAATTTTCGGTGAACCCGCAAACCTGAACATCTTTTCCATTTAAATTGCGAGAGATTCTTAGTAAGTATTGCCATGATTTCCACCTATGATTTTTCGCGCAGCCGCATGGTTTCTTCCCTTCTTTTAAGTGATATTTTGTACTGACGAAATAACCATCTGGAAATAGCTCTCTATCCTTAGAACACTCTGTGCATGTAACTTTGAAAGTAGTTTGTTTTCCTTTAATATTCTCATGCACACCTACAACTTCTAACTTACCATCTTTGGATTTCCAACCAATAAAGGTGTTTTCCTTTTCGCTGTTAGTGATACGTCCTCCATAAATTTAAGTAATACTTACATCAGAGACCACTTCCACATCTTGAATGGGACCTCTTATAGTGCTGGTAAGACGAACACGAAGAAGATCTTCAAATACTCCGTAATCAGAGTCTACGAAAAGGCAGTTAAAAGTAATAACAAATCTAGACCTATCTTCATATTCTTGATAATTTAGTACTACTCGTTGTTTTATTGCATTTGTGCAAGAAGCAAAAGCGAATCTCGGATCTTTAAAATATTCATAGTTAATCCAAGGAAGATGAAGAGAATGTTTTATTTTTGCAGCATCATTTAATGTATCACCTTTGCAAACAGTAATGATAAAATTAACTTGGCTATTCCAACTTTGTCTCACAAAACCATTATCATCCAATTCTTCATTGGAGTGCCAATTAGGGTCTGCAATAACCGATTGCTCAATCATTACATAGTCATCAGTTTGTTTAGGGATTACAGATTCACCTACCAATATTAATTTTCTATTTGTTACGGTTTTAATAAAGAAACCTAACTTATTGGTAAGGTCTTGAATTAATGTTTCATCATGCACTAAAACTCCTTACTCAAAAGCACTTGGTTCTAAGATAACTAAATATTGATAACGCGATACGCCAGTATATGGGAAACTAAGAGCACGTAATACAGTAAACCACAACTGTCTACCTGTAATACTATTCAATTGCACTTGGTCACTCATAATTCCTGTACCATCAATGCCAACAATCAAAGGGTCTGATGTCCACAAATAATATGATTCATAACTCTTTAGTCCGGCTTCAGATAATTGACTTTCAAACTTCTTAACAGCATCGCCAGTCAATGGTTGAACAGAACACTTATTAATTGTTTTGTTTGTAAAAGTTATTGTGTTATTATCATTCTCAAACGGACTACTTGGGTCTTTTACCGAGGATCTTGAACGTGCATTCAATATAACTTGAGGTAGGAGTGAATTAGACCCAATTAATGAGTAACTCATTAGAATCTACCTCCTTTGTTGAAGTTGTATTCAGCATTCTGTGTAACTTTATATTTGCAGGAGTCACGAAGATCTCCAAAATGAATCATAGCTTCATCAAACCCTTTCTGTTTTGCCCAATCTGGACTAACCTTCGGATTAGAGAAAGTTCCTGCATCAATAGTAAATTGGATAGACTCAACATACTTCTGACCTACAACCTTCAATGCAGTTTCTGGCATCTTTCCTGCAACCACAATACTTCTGTAAACATTCTTAATTAATCTGGGAAGTTCATACTTGAAAGATAAAGAGCTTGTTAACATCACATTACGTTGAGGAAGGTTCCCGTAACCAAATTCATGGATGTTCATCAACTGTGCTGTGGTCATTCCAGAATAATGTGGATCATCATAGAAACCAGCTTCAACTTGTGTTTTAACTAGTTGTTCTAATCGTTTCTCAAATCTTCGTAAACCTGACATATCCATTTTTGTTGTAGCTTTCATTTTAATCATAAAATATAACTCCAAGCTACATAAGTTTAGTCTTCATAAACAAAAGGGTTTTTAGGGTTTCGATATCGTGAGGTGTAGTCAACAACACCATCAACACTATAAGCACCTTTGCTGTTTGGATCTTTACGAACTTCTTCAAATTTATCTTTGCGTACACCGCCGATGATAATGAGGTTATCAAAACCACCAAGGCTTGGGTCAATGAAGTCTGGATTCTCTGTGATATATTGCAGCAAATCTTTCCAAGCTTGTAATTGTGATCCACCAGTAACAGATATCTGTTCTTGTCCTATCTTTTCAGTGCGACCTGTTCCTACATTACCAGAACTAACTGTTTTGGATATTAGATACTGAAGACATGAAACTGTGGTGTTCCAAAGGACAAGAGGTTCGTTCTCAGGTTTATTGTCCACATCGAATTGCAATTCCCACCGAGATAAAAACAAATCAATCGTGGCAGTAGGTAAAAGTTGTTCAGAGATATCCCCGAGGATAACTCTAATATAAGCGATTCTTTCCTCGTGAGTCATATTATCCTCAGAACTTAAATAGTATTAGATATTTCATATCTGTTGCAAAAATTAATAATTAAATAGTTTTGGTTCATTAACAAATCTTACCACAAATATATAAAATTTTCAATCTGTTAAAGAACTTTATTATTTAAAACTACTAAATATTTACAACTTATAACACCTAGCCTATTATTTTGCTTTAGTACGACCGCGAGGTTTTGGGGCTTCTTCAGCTTTAACTACTTCTGTTTCAGTTTGTTTTTCTTCTTGGAAACCAAGCAGTGTTACAAACGGAAGTTCAAAACATTCTTCAACATTTAATTTGGCATTTGCATGTTCAATCAGAGCACGAATAAAGAAGTGGAAGTTAGGGGTCTGATACTCATGGCCATCTTTTGTTACAAAACAATAATCAAAAGAAACTAATGTCTTTTCATAATCAATATCAGAGACTTTGGAAATTGCTGACAATACCTCAGCTTTAGTTACATATTCTTGCTGCATTATTAATCCTATTTGCTATGCTATATCATAAACAAAGGCCGCCACCCTTAACGGGGGCAGCCTAAGAGCTTACTTACAAATTATTATACAGAAGTCATCTTGATGACAAGTTCAGGACGAGAGTTTACACACAGTACAGAACTTTCAGTCTCAAGCATCTGGCTACGACCATTCTTAACTTCGTTAAGGAACAGGTATGCCTCACGAGCAGTGGTGTTAGCAAATGCAACATGGTCAGCAGGAGCAAAGTGCATGGTGAACATACCTTCAATGCCACGGGGGAACATGTACGCTTCACCAGTGGGGATATAACCAGAAATATCTTCCATGAAGGTGTAACCCTTGTGGACGAAGTAACGGTTGTTCAGATCACCACCAAGGCGCTCACGCAGAGGTTCTTGAGTAGAAGCGTAACGATCATATGCTTGCTTAACAAACGGGTTGTCAATCAGCTTTTGGAACCAAGTACGAGAACACAGAACTACAATGCTATAACCATCAGCACCATTACCAGCTTTATCGATAATAACAGAACGACCTTGTTCTTCGATAGTGGTCAGGGGGTCGATAGTGGTAGAGGCAAATGCAACAGGAACAGTAGTCTGAGTTTGACCCCAAACAGTGAAATAGTTGTAAGTGCCAGTAGAAGCATCACCACCAGTACCCATGATAGCTTGAACCATCAGTTTCTCACGTTGTTCTTGGTGAGTCTTTTGGATCATAGAGGTACGGCGCATAACTACATCTTCTACGGTCTTAGGTGCATTGGGGTCTGCATAAGAAACAAAGTTCTGCACATCACCAGCTTGAATAGCGCCATCCAGAGGATAGAATGGGATCTTGAACTGTTTAGCTACAGCGTCTTCGCTTTGAATGAAGTTACGCTCGCCACCACGCAGGCGACCGGGAATAGCACCACGGTTCCAAGAAACTTTCTTAACTTCACAAATATCAGACTGGTGATATTCTGGAACGAAAAGCTCCATGTTGGTAACAAGGGTATTCTGACGAGGTGCAACCTCAAGCAGATGGGAAAAATCTAGAAAAGTAAAACCAGTATTAACTACGCTCATTTATTTTAACTCCGAATTATTAAATTATTAACCGACTACTTTATCAGTAACTTTAATGCCTTTTGCTTCCAGTGCAGTAACACCAGCAGCATTGATAGCACCATCGCTAAATTTCAGCAGATTCTTATTCAGAGTCAGAGCACGTTTAGCAACGACCAGTTTGTACTGAGTACCAACTACAAAATCTTGTGCTTCACGAGTTACACGAGCATCGATAAGAACAGAAGCTACGTTGGCAGCATCTGCAATTGCAGCCCAAGTGCCATCAGCTTTAAGCAGAGCACCAGCAGCCATACTTGCAGCCCAAGTAACAGAAACTTCTTCTACAGAGTAACCAATGTCAGATGCTTCAACAACACCAAGAACTAGGTCAGAGTAGAACTGGGAAATAGATTCAAGACGATTCATTATTTTAACTCCGATTATTTAGATTTGTTTTCAGCAGCCCATTTGGCAGCTTTAGCTTTGATAACTTCTTGGGGGTCTTGGGCATCAACAACTACTTTGCCATCTTTACCAACTTCGGTAATAGCAAATTGTTCTTTAGTCTTATTGACCTCTTCTTTCATTGCTTCAATTTGTTCTTTAGCAGATTTAAGAATATCTTGAATCATATCGAACTCAGCAGTCTTACGAGATTTCATCAGGAAATCAACAACTGCATCAGTCTTCTCTTCAACAACAATACCAGTAGATTTTACAAACTCAGTAAATTCGTTCTTTTGTACTTGTTCAGCAGCTTTCAGAATTTCTTCTGCTTCAGCAGCCTTGGCTTTTGCTTTTTCAAGTTCTTCTTTCAGCGGTGCTTGAGCTGCCTCAAGTTGGGCCTTCAGAATATCTTGGAACTCAGCAGATTTCATTAGTTCTTGGATATCCAATGGTTTCTCCGTTTTATCTTTAGTTTTATTAACGTTAATAGTACTATCATCAGAAACAGCAACAGGAGTTGAAGCTTTTTCCAAGGATTCTGTTACAGCTTTGAACAATTTAAGTTGTGTGTCAGCTTTATTAATAGATTTTGAAACAATTTCATATAAACCTGTTTCAAGTTTGTCTTCGGCCTCTTCAGAGAGCTTGACCTTACCCTCAACAATCATGTAATCTGTAATCTGTACAACAGGACTTGCTGTATCGCCAACCGTTACTGAACCGTCTTCTGTCATAGTGAAAGTAGTGACCATGAAATCCCAGCCTTCGCAGTAGTCGCCTGTGGTGAAATAGACTTGACCATCTTTCCAGTCTTCAACACAGAGCCACTCATCTTTACCACAGTAAGCTTCTTTAAGTGCATTCTCCAAAAGCATTTTGGAATTACGCATACTCATTGCTTTCTGGATTTCTTCTGGGAAATTCTCGACACCAAACTTTTCAATTGATTTCATGATTTCATCAGTCAATTCAATAGTGTCAGATTTCATAAGCAAAGAGATATGGCGGTTGTTTGCACTTCCACCTTGCCCTTCATGACAAATAGCAAGATGAGGTGTCTTTTTATCACCATCTTTTTTAATATCTAGTTTCATTATTCCTCATCATAAGGGTCGAAAGTCACATCTGTAATTTCACCTGTTTCTTTATTGATAGAGCCACGAGCACCAATACTAACTCCTTGGATAACCCCAGCTTTCTTTAAGAGCCACAAATCAGGGTCATTGTATTTTGTCTTGACTACCCATGTACCAGCTTTAATAGGCTGATTAGTAGCCTCAACAACTACATCAATTTCTTGTTGGATCCACGATTTTTCAATAGAAAACAAATCTGTATTAGCAAAATGGAACAAATTGGGTTTGACATTACCAAGTTCAAGGTTTTTGTTGAAATTCTCGCAAGCCTTAAGTATAGTCTCTTGTGTCATCCACTCACCGTGAGCGTCTTTGGTATCAGGCTCATAGACCACTTCATATGCAATCATTTCTTCTATGATTTGTGGTTCAGAGGACTTCTTCAAAGTATGGAATTCTTTCGGGCCTTTACCTTTCAACTTACCTTTAGGCCATAACCACTTGTGACTCCAGTATTTTGCACTGAAAATATCTGACTCTTCGCCGTGACGAGCATAATAAGCATCATTCGCTTCGGCAGAATAATTATCTTCCATACTAGGATCACCAAAGTGAACTACTTTGATTTCTTCACCTTTCTTAGCTAGTACCATACCTTGCTTTCCGTCCCTGTTAGAACGGATTGGTTTATTGTATCCGGGGAATTTTGTGCCTCGATAAACCAGATTACCTTTGTCATCTTTTTCAACAGAATCGGTTGTAGCTTTGGAAATAGTTTTCTTTGTTCTGGTTTTGGCCTGCTTCAATGCAATAGCTACGGCCCTGCTTTCTTCCATTCCGTCTGAAACTAAAGGATTAAAGACTTCCATGAATTTCTGTTTTTGTTTAATAGTAAGGGATTTTGTAGATGGGGGTAGGTCTTTAATGCTAGAATATGGCATCTATACCTCATTAATTAAATTGTTAACTTTGTATTAAATACATAACATGAAATTAATATTAACACAAAAAATAAAAATTTTCAAGAACTTTTTAAAAGAATATGTAAATATTACAAGGATTTAATTAAATTGTACAGAGAAAGAGGCCATTTCTGACCCTAATTTTAAACTTTCTTCTTTGTTAAGATATACAGAGCGTCGGTAATAAGGTTTTCCAAAACAACTAGATTATTAATGTAGGATGTTTCTGTAAATCCATCTTGGAACTCTTCTTTGGATACAACACCAATTTCAATTTCAGAGTTTTTAATGAAGTTTTCAATGTACAATGGAATAGATCCATCTTCAAGAGTAGCAGACCAGATTCTTTTATATCCGTATTCTGTTTCACGTTTCTGCTTTTTAATTCTTGCAAGTTCTTTTTGGTTTGTTATTCCGAATTTTATAAAACTATGACTGTCTTTTGTCCACTGATAAACATAGAAAGTTCCATGTTTGCTGGTAGAATACCCATTAATAGCGCAACCATTACAACGACTTCCTTGATTTACAAAACTGTGATAACTGACATTTTGTTTTCCATGAGTTTTACAGATGTACTCAAACCTAGTTTTGTGGGTAGTTCTATACTTATCAACAAAACCTACAACATCATAATCCATTTCTTTGCAGATGTCAATGCATTTTTGTAGTGCTTCTTGTTCCGTTGGTTTATAAACGCCCGAGCACTTAGGGCAACCCTTGTCACTATTAATAATGTCATTAATTCTTGCAATCCATTTATGCCCATCTTTTAAACATTCAAGGTTTAGTTTGGTGTTTTGATTTTTAAACTCTTCTGTAAAACCGTGGACGATGAACCCTTTCTTTTCTCCTGCTCTACGAGCTAATATTAAATACTGCCAGTCAAACCACCTTACATTCTTGCCACAACCGCATGGTTTTAAATCATTAACCAAATTACTTTTGACACTAACAAAATAGCCATCAGGGAATAATTCAGGATCTTTGGAACATTCAGTACAGGCAACTCTGAATGTAGTATGTGTACCTTGTTTTCCATCGATACCAATAACTTCTAATCTCCCATCTGGACTTTTCCAACCAATAAAATCTTCTGGTTTTTGTCGTTTTGCTCTCTTCTTCTTTTCTGTCATATTTAAATTACCTCTTGAAATTATGTCCACTTTATTATTTTACTACTTATAGTCGTAAAGTCAAGAGGTTTTGTTACTTATGCTGTAGTTTGGGCATTATTGGAAACCGAGGTATCCGAATCTGATACACCATCACCAGTTCCATTATTCAGTCCAGATTCCATACCATCACCAGATCTAGTGGTTGGTTTACCTACAAGAGCTAGAACCTCCTCTGGGGTTTCATCTGTCAACTTCCAATCAACACCAAGCACACTGAGAATGTGGTTGATCACTTCCTTGTTGCGAGGGATAAAACCAGTAGCCCCCATACGTTGAACCGCAGCAGAGAAAGCATTCAAATCAACTTCATCGGTTTCATCAAACCCGAGCGTTGGCATTTCGTCATCTTCTAGATAAATTTCATTTAATGCTAAAAGTTGAGGGATGATGTCTGTGTTGAATGTCTCTAAAATGATATTAACGTTTCGTTCAACAAATAATGAGTGAAGGTTTTGTTTGCCTTCAGAAAGAGCATATGAACCAACTCCTTCGTTGCCGAGATTGATGAACCCACAACCGAATAGATCAAGAATGACTTTCTTACGCTCATTAATGAGTGTTGTGGTGTTCTTGTCTCCACTACCACCATCTACTCCTTTAAGAGTCATCTTGTACTGCTCTTGGCCTCCGGGCTGTGTATCAGAAGGAAGGATAAAGAAGCTTTGTTCACCAGCAGCAGAGTTAGCAGCATCTTGCATCAATTGATTTAGGAATTGTGCTTCTTTGCCGCTTGGGTCAAGTGCTGCCTTTTGCAGGATCATTGAAGGAATCTTAAGTTCAAGAACACCAGATAGGTTTTTGTTAGCACCTACAATTTCAAGATTCTCAATGACAACCTTCTCACGATATGCCTTATATGCAGCATTTAAAGGACTAACACCTGTTGGGTTAGCACTACTAGCGTTCATGGCAAACAATGCAATCTTGTTAATGGGGATGAAAACACTACCAACTTGAGGATCTTGATTCTTCAGATAATCAACATAGAAAACGCCATTCATTGTATCGAAAGCATTATTGTTTTGCCAAAGACCTACAAGTTCTCTTGAATCATCTGAAAATTTAAATGGCTGACGGATATCCAATGAACCTTGTGGTCTAAAAGCTAATTTACTAAGACGATATTGGTATTTATCTTTGTACTTACCTCGTGTTATCTTGCTGAATACTTTTTCAAATGCGGCAAAACCATATTCATTCATTGTAGCTGCTGAACGTGCTACTTGACGCAAGGTTTGATTGTCAAGGTTTTTAAAGCAATATTCAATGAATTCTGCTGCTTCTTTTGATCTAGCAGAACCTTTTTTATGGCGAATAAAGAAATCGTTAAACGGTTTCTCAACCAGCATATAAGTTGTATTTAGAGCGGTAGCAACCGTAGCATCTAATTTCATACTTTCATATGTCATGATGCAATTAGGCCACTTCAGCTCTTTGTTTTTCATCCTCTCGCTATCATCACGGATCCTTTGGAGAGCAAGTGAACCTATCTCCCCCATCCTTAGTCGAGAAACAGCAAGCCCTTCCGAGCTTGCCTTTTCAAGATCAACTTGTTGATTTTTTCTTGGGCGGCCCCTTGGACGCTTAACTGTTTGCTCTGTCAATTTATCTCCGAATATTCTTTATATTAAAAGTAGCGACTTTTATTTAAACCTGATATCATTGTAGGTGCATTGATTGTTGGCATTGTTACTGCTGAAACACTCATTGTTTTAGCAAGATAGGAGAAAACTGAAGCACAAGCATCAGGCCAGTCATCTTTTCTGTCTGCCGTGGACCTTTCTCCATCGAAACTTTCAAGCTCTTTATAGAAAGCTGCAAGTGTTGCAGGTTCAAAAGTATCTTCAACAATTGATACTAACCCATTCTGGCAAGCAGAACTGAACGCCTCAAACCGTTTTAGTTTTGATTTATTAGATGGATTGGGGTCTTCTTTTACAATAAAACCCTCATTAGTAAACATTTTAGCCATCTCGTTAAACGCAAACGCACCAGCTTGTCCTGGATCTTTAGGTAAAACCACAATAGTATCTGAGCCATCATGTTTGGCCTGTAACAACATCAAAGTATCACGAACACCGGGGCGTTTTCTAAACCTACCGTTCTGTCTAGTTAATTCATCAAGAGTCTCTTGAATATAATCCCCAACAATAATATAAGTATCTTGATTTGTTTTTAGCATTTTGATACTTGCAGTATAGTCAGGATATCTATTCTTATCAGATGGTTCAGCCGAAGCTAAGTCCCATCCTCGTGCTTCTGTACAGTTCAATGGTACTTTGTCTAGTTTATTTAACCAACTTCGCTGGAAATAGTTAGAACCTTCTGGACGAGCATACCAGTTACCGTCCAATAGTCTGGCGCGGTTAATTGGTGACTGAGCTTTCAGTGCAGACAAATACTTTGGGTTAGATTTTATTAGTGCTGGGTTATCGAAGATAGTTCCGCTGATAAAAGTAAATGACATAGGGGGAATATAAATTCTTTCACCATCATTTTCTTGATAACAAATATCAGGGTACGCTTCTGCTAACTCTTCCTCTGTATTAGCAAAAATAGGTTTATCATCAACAATAACGAAGTACCTAATAACTCCGTCTTTACTCTGGTCTGGATAGCCTTCTGGATCCAAATACCACTCAACGAACGATAACACCCAACTGTCCGGTGATGGATTACAAGTACCCATACAGAAACTATCGCATTCTGCTTCAGAACGGAGACGACCTATTAGATATAAAAATTGAGATTGTGAGAAATGTGTTAATTCGTCGAAACCAACAAAAGAATATTGTACTTTTATGTTCGGAAAGGCTCGCTAGACCTATCCCGCATCACTTATGTTTATCAACATTAGCTGCTGCTCTATGTCTCCATAGAAGTTCAGACTATATCATCCACAACAATATGTTGCGGCCTACCGTTTCGAACACCATTAGCTTGTGTCCTACACCGCTACATTCATCACGGCTAGTCGTTGGGCATTTAGAAACAAATGTTTCATTTAGCACAGGATTGTCCTTAACTTAATACTAGGAGTTTCCCTGTTTAGGTAGGTTTGCTACACTAATCACTTAATGTAGGGGCTACAATTTAACCCTTGATGGTTGGCCTCGGCTGTATCTTCGTGCTCTAAGTGGGTGTATTTAAGGTTCCCACCACCTGTTCCTTCGAAAATAATCTCCATGTCTTTTTCACGGATTCTCGGATTAAGTGGTCTGAAAAGTTTCTTGCTTTCTGTAAACAATCCTCCGGCACCTTTAAGGGGGCCAGTTGTTCTTCGAAACATTACACCTTCAAAATTAGGGTCTTGATATGCGTGTTTTAATGCTTTTATTAACAGAAGTCTCGACTTGCCACTACCTGCGGCACCGCCGTATATCATTACATCTACTTTTGTATCAAAAGCTTTTCGTTGTTTTCCCTCTTGAGGGGCTAAATTAACAACATTATTTTGTTTAGTTGCCAATTAACCTCCAAAATTAACTACAATACCTTTCTCTTGTTCATTTTCTTCAATTTTATCTTCGGTTACTTCAACAGATTCTTCCAACTCTGCTGCCTCAGACTCGATTAGTTGTTTGTGAAGTTCAGCGGCCATCTCCAAGACCATGCGTGCTGACGCATTTTGGACCTGAGGGGGTGCGCTTTTATCTGTCATCAATCTGTAGACAGTTTCTAATGCTTCCTCAGATATATTGATTATCTTGCTTTTTAAACGGAACTGTGCTCGCTCAGAGTCGATTAACAACTTATCTTCTGATTTGGGGCGACCTCTCCCACGTTTCTTAGTTTTGTTTATTGCTACTGTACTCATGTTTATTTCCTTTTAGAAATATAAAAATGAGGAATTAACAAACGTCAATTCCTCTGATTACTATAAAATATATTACCATATTTTTGTAAAAATATCAAATAAAAATTTAAATATTAATATTTACTATGTAAATCAACCTCTTGGAATTCACAATTATCTAATAATTTATTTAAAATATATAAAGAATCATTTTCAAAACACTCTGTTGACCAACCTACAGGATATTGGAAGTTGCGTTCACGAAGTTCTTTATGCAATTCTTGCTCATAATCGTAGATTTCCTGATGTGTTGCAGTAAAGATCCGTAACTTCTTGATATTCCTGATTCCAGACATAGATGGTATCCTCAAATCTTTAATTCTCTCATCTACATCAAAAGATCTTCCCACCTTAATAAACCTATTATTGAAATTTAAAACGTAAAGGAAATCTTGTTCATCTTTTCTTTCTGGAAAATAACCATTACCATTTCTCAACTCCCTGTGTCTATCTTTAGAACAACCCATACAACGGTTGCCGTTATGCACAAAGTTACTATAAGATATAGACTGCTTACCATGGACAGGACAAATATATTCGAAATAAGATTTTTGAGTTTTGTACCCGTCAGGAAACCCTTGTGGTTCGTAATTCATTTCTCTACAAATGACTATACAACGTTCTAATGCAATGCCCTCTGGTAATCTGTACAACGCAGCTATCCTATCTTTAGAGCAATAATTGCATCTACTACCTTTGTAGAAAAAATCAGCATATTTTACATTTTGCTTCCCGTGTTTTGGGCAAACATATTCAAAACGAGACTTGGCATTTTTATACCCTCCAACAAAACCAATCGCAATATAACCCATCTCTTGGCATATTAAACTGCAATTATTCATTGCTATTGCGTTATCCAACTTACACCTTTTAGCAGTACTACTATTTTTACACTCTGGGCAACCACTCTTACCATTAATAACAGATGTAATAGATGTAGATTGCCATCTGTTCCCATCTTTCAGACACTCCAGATCCAATTTCGTATCTTGTCCTTGATAATCCTCTGCAAATCCGTGAACTATAAATCGACCTACTCCTAATCTCTCAACTATAATTATATATTGCCAATCTTCCCATTTATAAACAGAGCACCCGCAAGGCTTTTTATCGGCCTTTAAATTATACTTAGTACTAACAAAATAGCCATCTGGAAATAGTTCTTTATCTTTGGAACATTCAGTGCAAGTAACTTTATACTTTATTGACTCATTTTTATTGATTGAGTAAACATCAACAACCTCCAACTTCCCGTCTCCAGATTTCCAACCTATGAACTCTTTTGCTTTTTCTAGTTTACCACTATTTTCCAACTATCCCTCCTCTCAAAAGCAATAACAGCCAGATACCTTTGAAAGATATCCAGCCAATAATTAAATTTAAATATTTAAACTACTGACTCTTCCTGTCTCTCTATCAATTACTAATCCGTATTTCGCAAAGACAGCATCAATTTCTTCGTCTGTGCAAGGTTTTCTGTTAATTTGCTCTAGATAACCTAACCAACGTTCTTCAAGAAACACATCAGGTGTATCATCGAACTTCTTATGAGCTTCTTGGCAGATTTCACAATCGCAATGAGGATGTAAAGCATCTTGTTCCATTCTATATCTCAAATCTTCTTTGAATTCTTGTTCTGTCACATTATTTTCATAATCCTCTCGGCGTTGCTTGGCAACTAATCTTTCCTCTTCTGTCATTTTACTTCGTGGTTTTCTAATTTCTAATTTATTTTCAGTCAACATAGTCTCCTTTTGCGCCCTCTTTATAAAACCAACAATCTCTGTTCACCGAGTAAACCATATCTTTATAAATATAATCGTGAATTTTCATAAATAAATTAAACATATCACTCTTCCTTGTTATTATAATTCAATAGCCATTCCATAATCTCTCCTTTTTCTTTTATTCCTTTAGGAAGATAAACTGTCTCAGATTCTACAGCTTGTTTCATACGTTCAAGATCGTAGTTGAATTCATAATCGGGTTCAAGTTTAATTTCTTCATCTGATGTATAACCTGTTATTTCTTTATCATTAACAACCAACCTATATTTGTCTGGACTGTATTCCAATTTATTTCTCCTTCTTTTTCTTGACTCTTCTATTGTCATAAACACACCTTGTCGTTCTTCCTTTGTAAAAGGACTTTTAACTTCTCTTCTTTGTATCATAATTCATAATCCACTCACAAAACTCTTCTGGTGTCTTAATATATTCAGGAACAGCAATAGGATTTTCATGTGCATTCTTGATTCGTCTATCCATTTCTTCAATATCATAATAGAAACCTGAATCTTCCTCAAGATCATCTTCATAATCTTCTATATGATTATCCCAGAACTCTCTATGGTTACTTCCATCACCATACAACCTCATACTGCAAACTGGGCACTTCTCATAGTACACCCATCCACCATTAAGATAAATAAAGTTTTTGAAGTCTTCATTTTTAACTTTACAATGATTCACTTCCAGAGCCCTCAAAAGAGACCTTATTCGGCTTATAATTGAATGTTCCAAAACCTAGAACTCTGAACAATGAAGGGTCATTATTTACCAACTCCATAATTTTGTCATTCTGTTCTTTATACTTCACTAAAGGACCTCTACCTTCTGCATACTCTGTTACTATTGCTAACAGGGCTTTATAGATATCATTTTTCATGTTAACCTCATTATTATCTGAATTTTACAAACTCTGTATATGGTGGTACAACAGGATCTTCTATAATCTTTTCTATAACATCCTTATTAGAATATGTACTAACAACTTGATTCTCTCCCCAACGTTCAATTTGTTCTTGTGTCATCTCTTTAGGGCAGAACTCTAGCATAAGGCTATCAATCTTAGCTTGTAATGCACAATTGCGTTTAGCGAGGTCAACAATAGTCTCGTTGGTTTTCCTTGTTGCAAATTGAACACCTACCCTAAATGTGTCACTTAATTGGCTGGGTTTTCCGATAGGTAATCTATGTAATTCAAGACCTTCTCGTTCCCATTCTGTCAACTCAATCTTGTGCATACTCATAACAATCTCCTAATTATTCACTACAACCATTCAATGCTTTCTCAAGCACCCCAATATAATTACTCTGCTGTTGTGTCAGTTTATCAAGTTTACGCACCTTCACAACAGGGTTGTCATTCTTCTTGATATTGATAGTAACATAATCTGTTCTGACAGGCAAACCCTTTTTACTGAGACAAGGCATGTAAACTGGCACTTTTACTTCCTGCGTTACTACCTTGATAGCAGGTTCAGGTTTATATGAACATCCTGACAAAATCAACAGAGCAAGTAGCAAGACAACAACAATATTAACTGGTGTCAGTAGATACCTCACCCACATACCTATACCCTTTAAAATTTCCATTAAATCTTTCATATTTTAATCCTTGTAAAAGTAACCAACATTACACTTTTTGTATATAAACTAATCACATTTAATTAAATGTGTAGCATTGTACACTATAATCCCTACTCTCCAATCTTACCTAGTTCATTAAGAGTATCAACGCACACATCATTTGTCAACCCTGCTTTTGAATTTATATACTCTTCCAGATTTTGATTTGCAATGTCAGCTTTTTGTTTTTCTTTATCAAGCAACTCTTTCAGTGATTCTTGTTTTTCTTTTGATTTGTCGGACAACTCTTGTAGTCTAATATTCTGTTCATTTAATTTAATCTGAAGTTGTTCAATAGAAGCATTGCTAACTTTAAGGCGTTCTTCAACCTGAACATTCTTCTGCTCTGCAAGAGCTAGTTCTGATTCAAGGAGACTGGTACTGACATTTAGATAAAATATTGTGGCTATCAAGATTGCAATCAAAGATTGAACCCAGTATTTTTTAATAAATTCAAGTACAAGTTTTAGTTCCATATGCTTTCCTTGTGTTGTGGGTAAAATAAAAGCCCCGAATCACGAGGAAACGAGGCTTGTTGGTTAAATTTGAATTGGTAGCCCTGTTCGGTAACGATCCGAAGTAACCCACTTATCTGGTGTACGAGTTTATAAATCTCGGTACTTTCCTTAAGCTACAGGGCCATTAAATTAATATAAAAACAAAGGATGGTAGGCCATCACCCCGCAACAAAGACAGGAATCAAAAGATTATGTGTCTACGCCCTAGTTGTGTTATATCCGCATGATTTCTCAGAGGGAGATATAACAAATGATAATAATTCACTTAGACGGATCACTCTTCCTTGTCTCTTGGCTTTCAGTGATCGATTAAAGAGACAGCAGTCTACATTTTATGCCGATAATAGATATGCAACCTTTCTTTATTCTTGTAAGGCTCAAGTTTACCAGTCTCTCTTTTATCTTGCAGAGACCAACAAGAACCTATTCTTAGCAAGGTCATAGGATTTTAAAACCTATATGTTTATATTATCAAAATTATCTTGAAATTTCAAGTACAAAATTAAATATCAATACAAATACCCTACATATTACCACCAAAGATTATTGTAATGTTTTGCAAACAAATCTAAACCTTCTCGTTTCTTTTTATCCCAATCTTCCATATCTTTACGATATTTATCGTACCCTTCTTGATTTGAAACTAAACAAAAACCCTCTGACTTATCAGATGACAACTCAAATCCAATTTTGTATGATGAAACGTCTGGTTCATTTTTATCATCAAATGCAAAAATCATCTTATCCAAGATTTCAAACCATTTATCTGATTGTGGTCCATCATCGTAATTATCATCAAAAATAGGAACACCGTAAGCCTTTCCGTTAATATCCCGCTCTTTCAGTGTATCCCGAAACTTTACAAGTCCAGCAAGGATAATCGTGGAAAGTGTGTTATCAAGAGAGTAAGTATCTTTATAACTAAAAACTGGCTTACCTTTGTGGATACGCATTCAATATTCTCCTTAAATTAAAACTATTTAACATCTCTATCAAACAATTGAAAATCTACTTCATCGCAGTCATTAAGATCATAATATACTGGTCCGAATTTGTAAAGTGCCTTGCAAACAATTTGGGCAATTTCTTTGTTAGAACCCCAGCAACCCCAGCTAAAAATAATCTTGTTTCCTTCGATAATTTCTTTGTAATCACAACTGTTTTGTGAGCACCAGACTATCCGATCATTATTGTCACCACAACCAAATACAATTTGGAAGGATGGGCAATCAGCAAGGAAACTTACATAGGTGTTCTTGACACCATTGGAAAAACTAACCTCATGGTCTTCTTTACAGTTCCTTATTGCATTAAATAGGTTATTGTATCCCTTATCTTCCACAAATGCATCAAGATTGGTGCGAATAAAAATATCCAAATGTTTATTGACTTCCCCAACAACTTCAAGAAGTTTAGATTTGTCAGCAACTACAAAAACTTTAGTGTCTACGCCCATTTTATTTACCTCCTTAAAATTAAAACTATTTCCAACCCATCTCACTATAAAATTTATGAAGATAGTTTTCAAACTCTTGTTTGTATTCCTTTTCTTCAGTTCCAGTAGTTTGAACCAAATCATTGAGCTTGTCAACAACAAAGTGTAGTTCTTGCGGAACATCGATATTTACTGTTGTGTTGGCTGAAATTGGGTATGCCATATAAGTTCGGTTTTTAGAGGATGTATATTCTTTCATACAATCAATAACCTTATGAACCCATATCTTGTATTCAAAACCGTTAGCATAGATAACAGATACCGAGGCTTATTTTGTTGTCATCCCTGATACTTTAACTTCAGGGATAGCCTCTTGAAAACGTTTAATTAGCTGTTTTGTGATCTTGTATTCTGGCATAGTTCATCCTTACTGAAATTTAATTCTCAAATTAATAGCCTGTTGTTCAATTTGGCTACAGAATGTTTTAAGCACCTCTACTTGCAATGGATTATTGCGGTCAGGAGCTTTATTGTAAACTTGAACGCCTTCGTCTACATAAGAGTAATAGTGTTCACTTGTAATATAATGCTTCTTGCCATCTACAATAAAATACAACTTGCTAATAGTAGATTTATACAATTCAGAATCTTCTGACGTTGTAAAACCAAGGATATTGCAATAATCTCGCTTGCTACTAACTCCACCTAGAAGTTCCATTTGATGCGTAGATATTTCTTTATGTGCAAATTTAGATTGATAATTAGCATAACCACCAACCACACAAACAACAAGTGCCAAGAATGCACCAATAATCAAAATTTTATTTTTCATTTGTTTTCTCCTTCAACATTAAAACCATTGTCTTTCAAAAGTGAAAGTGCAACAGCATAGCTTGTATAATCAGCAGGAGGAACATTCTTGTTATCTTTATGTTTCTCCTTCCATTGCTTCATGTTTTCTACAATGCTAATTGCTTTAGTAATTGTCAAGTGTTTTCCATATTTCATTTAAGTTCTCCTTCTCTTATTAATTTAAGATATTGTACAACAGCCTCTAACTGAAAGTCAAGTGCTTTCTTTACTTCTTTCCTGTGCTCATGTTCAACAGACCCCATATAATATCCTTGGTACTTCTTAAGTTCAGTGATAAACATTTTATCACGAAGATCTTTATCCCAGCAATAGACATAGTTGAAGTCAAGATTTAACATTAGAGTTATTCCTCCACAAAACCACAAACTGTAACAGTTCCTTCTGGAACCTCTGTCAAACCATCATCAACTTGAAACCAAACAAGATTGTCTGAGTATATTAACTCATCAACTTTTTCTTTAAACTTTGTTGCACTTAATCCAAGAACAATAATCATATCTTCTTGTGGAATAGATTCGGTCATTCTACCAAATTCTTTGCTAATATGTGCAACTTGAGCTGCAAGTTTACCTTCTGACATTTTCAAATTCTTGTTGTAGTAAATTTTAAATTTCACTATCTACCCCTTTAAAATGATTAACAATCAACTCTTCATTGTCAAGATAGTAATGAATATAATCATAAAATCCTTTACAATAGTCTTTTCCATCATAGTAATATGAAGGTTCACTTCCTGAGCGAATACCCTGACGAAATCTTTCAGAAGGATCTTCTCCTGCTTCTAAAGATTTTTCCAGTAAGCTTTCGGCATATTTTACTCCTTGGATATAAGTACCTTTGCTGCGATTCATTTTATTTCCTCCTCAAATACCCTAAAACTCGAATGCAAGTACACATTATCAGGAATCTTGTATGATGTCAACATCTCAAACATTTCTTTTGATGAATAACCATTTAGATTTTTGCTATCAGCTTTATTATAAGCAACAAAGAACTTCAAATGCTTGTTTTGTTCAGCACAATCATAAAACTCTTTGATATTATCAATCAAATCTTCTTTGCTGATGCTACGATAACCTGCTTTAGGGTAAGTTTTAGTTGTTCCGTCTGATAATTTCTCAACAAAACCTTCTTTCAGATTCTTTGTCACAAGAGCATAAGTTTGTCCTTGGAGTCCTCTACCAACACCGTATTTTGCACCAAATTTCAATGCTGCTAAAGCAGCGCCTGCTCCATGCCTTCCTTCTGGGTTAGAACCGAACACAAAAATATAATCAGGTTCAAGTTTTGTTATTGTTTCACCAGTCCAACACCGCATATAACTTCCTTAGCGTTTCTTCCCAATTCGTCTTGTTCGTTCAACAATCAATTCTGCATAATGATTTTTAAACTTATGTGTAAAACTAAAATTATGAGTATCTATAAAATCCTTCATACTGATAATGCTTTCTTCTAGTTCTTTCATAGTCCACTCGGATATTGGATAATTATATTTCCAACGTTTTTTCACATTCCCTCCTTCATTTCACAAAGCATTTCTATTGTCTCTTTATTGTAACTCAGACAATAACCATCCAATTGTTCACTCTTACAAGCTTCTTCATCTCCTTCGCAAACTAAGTACACACTAAGAACTTCGTACTCATTGCTTAGTGGATTTTCATAGAAGTTACCATTTTTGTATTCATAATGCAAGTACTCCTGAACTTGTTTTAGAATCCCTTTCTCACAAATTGGGCAAACAGTTCCTTCTGTATCTTCACAAATAGATGGATGTTCTAGTCCAATATTATCAGCATGAAGCCTAGCTTTGATAGTTTTTAATCCTAAGTCCTTGTTTTGTGCATGTACCTTGAACTATCGCAAATAACTTCGTGTCCTGAAGGAAGATGTTTTACTCTTACACAATTTTTAGAATAACAGGATGTGGACATACTTTATCTCCCTAGTATTTCTTATCGATCTTGCAATTCATGTTTGAACCAACAACATGAGTATAAGCTTTGTTCATTGAAGTTTCAAGCTTTTCTTCAAGAGACTTTTTAACAATAAAGCTGTCATGGTACGGCAGCAACACTTCATCATCAGCAATAAAATCTTGAATAATCAAATCAGCCATCTTGCTATCGAGATTCTGCAACACAACGCCAGAGTCACTAAAGAAGAAGTGTGCAATTTTATAGTTATGGTCACACAATGCTTGGCACAATTGCTTTGCTGGGAACGGTCTTTCAATACCGACATATTTCTTTTTGATTTCCGGACGTTTAAGGTCTGTTGCCAACTCATGGGCTACAGCCATAAATGCAGCTTCAATGTTTTTAGCATTAATCGAACACAACAAAGCTTGTTTACATATTGAGCGGACTGGTTCATATTTACCCATCCCAAACTTAATTTTATGTTCTTTAATTGCTTTTTCATTAATGTTCAAGAAACTGGTATCACATTCATAGGGTTTGAATCCGTCTTCCATCTCTTCTCCACTAACGGCATAACAAATAGCAGGGTGAAGGCTACTGTAGTCAAGTTCCACAACTGGCTCATTATCAATGAACAGATGCTTACGGATATTCTGACTAACACACTGATATCTTCCGTCAACTGAGTAGTAACGGCCGCCGAAATCTAAAGAGTCAGTAAAAACACGTTTATAAATTGGGGGTGGAAGTGGGGTTCCGTTTAGATGAAAGACTGTCTGAGCTAGACGTTTGTTAAACTGCATCAAATCTTTCTTTATATTTGCTACACCGTTCACTCTTCTAGTCTCCTTCTTGATACGTTGCTTAAGCTCTTTTGTTTTAGCTCTGTCAATAATATCTACAATATCGCCGTCACCGTATTTGACATTCTCAAAACCATTCTTATTGAACAAATTGATAAACTCTTGTTTAAAAATGATAAATGAACGGATAGACTCTAAATATTCATCGTTGTCATCAAGTTTCATATAACCAATATATATATCAATCAAACCTGCTTGTTCTAACGAGTCTAAAACTGACCACACACTATCTTTACTAATATCTTGTTTATTTTTAGAGTAATGTGAAGGTTTACGGTAAACAAACATACCTGTAGCATTGTATTTCACAGCTCTATCTACATTTGTTACTATGCACCTAATACCTCTTACAATACTATCATTTATATCTATATAATTACTAACTATGTTTTCTATGTATCTCTCTATTCCAACAAATCTTTTAAGTTTATTATAATAGATATTAGTATGAGTTAGAGATTGTATCATTAATCTAATGTTATCTTCTTCTAAATCTTCAATCAAATAAATCAAGACAATACTCCTTACTCTAGATAGGGAAAAATTACAGTCCAAGTCTCCAAGGAAATCAAGGGATACATTGAAATTTAACCCTACCCTACTAGCTTACTTAGCCTGTGGATAACTTTATGATCCACCCCATTGTTCTTTTAGTTTCTCAAGTGACAAAATGAAGATCGCTTGTCTATACAATTCAGTACGTGGCTGCTCTTTCTTTTCTGAAGCATAGTACATTCGCTTCAGATTGTCGATAGTTAAGATGCCAGTTTTCACAGCATTAACCAAATCTTCTACAGCCTCATATTTAACCTTAGCCATTTTTACCTCGCTAATACATATATTACCATATATTCATAAAATTTTCAAGGTTTAATAGCAAATAACCTATCAAACCTTAAAACACTCATAGAAAGCTCTATAATCAATTCTACCTTCTCTAGGCTACCAACATACTCCTATTCTCAAACTATTCAACAGAGAGCTTCTGGTAGCCCTTAAAATTGATATTCAGAGTTTAATAATGTTTAATATAAGTTAACAACAGACACATTTTGTGTCAGAGCCCGCAAGGGGTTCAGTTAACACCCCAATTCAGATTGAGATTTAGTCGTATCAATACTCTTTTGCATTTGAAGCCTCTCCAACTCGGCTTGGATAACTTTATGGGCAGCAAGGTAGTCTTCAAACATCTGATTCAAGTTTTCATACTTTTCTTTCAGTTCTTCTAGTTCCTGTTTTTCTTGCAAGTACATTTTTGCAATTTTATAACCTGTGCTGATAACTGATAGGTTCATAGCTTCTTCATGCAGTTCAAAATTGTTGAGTTTATTCATAGTTCATACTCCTTTTGTCAGTTTTTCGTAGAGTTCCCAAGCTTCTGTAATTTCAGTTGGTTGTTCATAAGGGACAAAACCACCTTCATCGTCTGCCCATTTCCTTCCACATTGAGAGCAAATTGTCCAAATTGCACCGCCTCGATAAGTATCTTCATGTTCGCATTGATACATTTCTGCAAAATTTGTAATCTTTTTAATAGTTTGTTTAACCTGTTCCGTGGTAACTCCTACTGGAAGTTTATCCTCGTTGCTTTTAGAGCTGATTAGCATTTCTGCAAGTTCAAAGCTCGTATACTGTTTAGCAAGGTTTGTAATTTCATTTTGATTATTCATTTGTTTTCTCCTAAATATTTAAACAATGGGTCGTTCATATATGACTCTAACATGGTAGTTGCCTCATGTAAAGCATCTTTAAACAGGAAAGATTTTCCTGATTTCATTACTAAATGTCCAGCATAAATAGTCCAAGTAACATCCTCAAGAATACCATATCTGGTAACTTTTGCACTCCATCTTGTTTCTGTTGATATTGTTGCAAGTTTAGTAATTTTACTATTCTTTTCAAGTTTTGTTTTAATCTCTATATTTAACATGCTCATCACTTATTAAACCAATGAACATGGGTTGCTTCTTCCGGGGCGGGTTTAAAAGCTGTAAAATCATAAGAATAGTGTGTTTCTGTTCCCCAATACCCACACCCATCACTTGGGACGAATGCTCCAATTTTTACACAATAGAGCCATTCTTGTTTCATCATGACTTCACCATAGCTAGTTCTTTCAATATCAAATTTCATACTTTTCTCCTTTGTTTACATATAGTTTACAATATTCATATAACTCTGGTTTGACTATTTTAATAAGTTGTAAATCTTCTGGTAGAAGGTTATGAGGATCTTCTACCAAATCACTAACGAGGTTAATATAATCTATTTTCTTTATTTCGTCAACAACATATTGAGGTGGATTCAAACCGAGACAGTGATAATCAAACATTTCCAGTTGTCTACAGTATTGGCAGTACCTTAATCCGTCTCCTTTAAAATAGAATGGTGTTTCATACTTATAGGTTCCAGGTGTAGGTTCCTTAATAATTACAAACTCGTGTTTGTGTACAATCTTACACCTTTGTAAACCAATAAAATCTTTAACTTTATTTAATAGTTTAATAATCACATTCAAAACCTCCGTTAAACGAACTGTATAGCACTTTAAATCAATTCTGTTAGCTTGTCAATACCATCGTGGCACTAATGCTGTAAAATTGCTTAGAAACGACTATAAGAGCTTTTGTGTATTGTAATATAGCTTTGTGTGAATGTCAAGAGTAAATTTTCACTGAGTTTTATGTAATATGTGTTGACAATAGGTTGTTACCTATTTACTATGATCCAAGTTAACCAAACAAGAGGTAAAGTGTATGACAACAATTATCATTGATGAAAAGACAAAGGCAATTTATGCAGACAGTCAAACCACCACAACAGAAACAGCTTCAAACTCTAGTATTATTTTTCCTAAGAATGAGTTTAAAGTAATAACACTTCAACCAGATGCTGAGAAAGTTTTCTATATTTCTAAAGAGGTGGGTTGGATTACCGCTACAGGTTGCGTAAAAATGCTGAATGAGTGTGTACAATTAAGTGCAAGGAACAATGAATTTACCTTACCTGATATTTCTAAAGGTTACAATGATGTTAAAATTATCAATGTGAATTACGGCATAGGTAGTAAAATTGATGTTATGGTGTATCAACCAAAGACAAAGAAAATTTATTGTCTCTTTGAAAAACATTATTGGAAAGATTCTTGGACTCGACTTGGCACAGACTCTATTCTGTTTTATGGAAGCGGGTCACTGTATGCCGAAGGTGCTTACCGAGCTTGTAACGATCCTGTTCAATCTATTATTGCAGCTTCAAAGTGTGACTTATATACAAACGCAAACGTTAAAGTTCATAAACTAGAAGATTAAAATTCAGGTAAAAGAAAAGCCACAACCTTTCGGAAGTAGCTTTAATTGTGTTAAGAGAGGAGAGGCTATGAAAGAAAATAGAAATAAGTTATATTGCATAACTAAAGAGCAAGGAGAGGATAGGGTGGATGTACAACTAGAGAAGGAGGACTCATGATCATTGTACATCACTTGTGGCTCACAGAGCCTAATCTTAAATTGGTTCGAGTGTGGTGAATCGAACACCAGAATTTTCCGCCCCAAACGGAACGACATACCACTTGCCTACACTCGGAATATTTTTGCTAATCTATAAACAATATTAACATGGAAATTATAAAATGTCAAGGTAGTTTATAAAATTATTTTAAATTTTTAGGATATATTGTAATCCTAAACATGGTATTTGGATTATCAGGGTCTGTTAGCGAGTAATATACCGCAATATCACTGGTAGATACACTCCAGAAGTCAAGAGGCAACCCACTCACTGTTGTAGCCAGTGTCCGTGAAAACATATCTGCTTCATCTTCCGATACGAATGTCGTATCTTGTTTGTCTATCACAACACCGTTCTTAATCACATTTAAAACTACATGAAGGTTTGTTGGGACAGACTTGAAGTATTCTACTTCTTCGTGGGATAAAAGAGCAGCTTCCTTGCTGAGGTTTTCCGTACCAATCGGTTTGTTGTTGTTTTGTTGTTCCATAATTAATAGTTCTTGTTAATAAATTAGTATATGATTTAACTTTATCATAAATATTTTAATTATTCAAGAACTTTATCATGCAAGTATTCTATTACAGTGGTAAATCTAACAATCCATTATACATTTCTAATCTAGCACTTATATTTTGTGCCGCTTCTAATGATTCTATTTCCAACAATATCTCTTGATTCGGCTCTATAATCCAACCTGAACCATAAGAAGTTCCGACAGAACCTTTTGATTGATTAGAGGCATTGCCTTCTGCAAATATATCCGCCGCCCATTTTGTTCCAAGACTAGCAGGAGCAACAGGGATTGTATAAATATCAAAATCTCTAAATGCTGGTTGACCATGTCTTAATGAGTATACAGGGTCTGGTGTTGGAAGAGTAACAGGGGTGAATCCAACATAGAACCTAGCAATTACTCCAGCACCTGTAAAAGTAAAGAATCTTGATTTTAAATCGATAGGTAGTGTTCTTGTTTTAATAATAGAATAAAATTTCTGATTAAGGCCAACATTAATTAATCTCCTACTAGCCTCCCATTGTGAACCTAACTTCTTATTAGATTCCTCATAGAATTGAATATTAATAGCTCTGTTACCAGAGAATACTTCAGGAGGTATAATAGTAGATGATTGAGAGGATGATAAAATAGCCATTATATTCCACCGACTTCTTGTATGTTAATTATTGCATTATCATAGTCATTAGCACATTTGGCCCAAATCTCTAGGCTGTTTGCTGTAATAATTTTAGTAGAATCTTCATTGAATATATTTGAAACTAAAACGCCGTCTTTAGATTGTGCTGATGGTTTGGTATTAGATTCAAAGAGGAGGATCATTGCATTTGTTTTTAATTGGATCGCCATTGGTGTTCCTATTGGCAATCCTGATAAAACATTAACCGAAGACCAATCTGTACCATTTATATTCTTGTCTGGTATTCCCATAATATGCCTTTTAGTTTGTTTAAATATAATAAAACCCCATTCTGCCACAAGAGCAAAATAGGGTTAATAGTTATTTGATAAACTTATATTATCATATTTCCATAAAATTTTCAATATGTTAACAATTTATATTTTACAGGATAAGATTTTTAAATTTAATCTTCTGTTGTCCTTTATCTTTGTACCAGACTTCAAGAGACAAAACAGTTTTATCTTGTTTGATATTCAAATCATGAACAACAATTTTATCAGCCTTGTAACAGAAACAAGAAAGTGAGTGTTCCAATAGTTTCTCAAGGTTCCTACTTGTTTTCATTACTTATTGTACTCCAAAATAAACATTGAACCAATGTGCTCATCTTTCATCAATTCAATCACATCTTCTTTTGCCGAGGTTGTTGGATCTGAGAGCATATCGTAAACAAGATTTGTAAGATCTTCATCATAGAGATTGACAACATCGTCAACAATGAGAGCAAAGATCCTACTCCATGCCACAGAAGTATCAAATACCTCAGTATGGGTGTAATCATTAATGCGAGATAGTGTGATTTTATTAACCATTATATTTCCTCCTTATCAACTCTTTTAAGTTTATCTTCTATAATTCCAATCCAATGTGTACCACCATGATAACTGATTATGTCAAAATCAATAGACATATCTTTGTTAATTGCTGCATGATACATAGATATACCGTCAAATTCTTCATTTTCAATTTCAAACTCAACCCTATAAAGCCTATTATTGATTTCAACATAATCAGGGAACCATTCATCAAATTCATGATTAATCACATAAGGTTGTTTAGCAACAAAGATCAATTTACCTTTATTACGTTTAGTGCAGCCCATTACCTACCTCCCCCCTGATATTTAATAATCATTTATTCCCTCTACTTAATTATAAATAAATTTAGTAATATACTGAATTACAAAATCAAAAGCTTGAAATGAATAATACCAGAACACAAATGAAAATGCAAGCAACATGGCCCATACTACACGAATTGTTACTGGATTCCATTTAAACTTAGATTTAAGATATTGATACATTATTGTTTCTCCTTTTATTCATCTTGATTAATCAACTGCTTTAGAATAGTGTTGCTCAGTCCGTTTGTCAATACCTCAAAGCATTCTTTCATCATCTTTTCAACTGGATGATCAACAACAATTGTACTTTTAGAGATGCTTTCAAACTTAATCTTTTCTTCTTGCAACTCCAACATGAACATCAGACTCGCAAAGTCCTCTGGGAGAAGTAGTAGTTGTGTCTCTTTCTTGTTTTCTGGAATCCAAGCTGGATAATCGGCATACGTAAACTGTTTGTATTGATCATCTTTATACCAGCTACTAAAGTCATGACCTTCAGGATAGCCTCCGTAATCATTCCATTCATATCCAAAGTTATCATCATCTGATTTCAGAACAAAACCATTGAGTTTCAACAGGTTGCGAAAGCTATCATTAATTTTGTTGTCCCAGATACCTTTCAATGATACCTTATAAAGCGTTACATTCATTGCTATATACTCTCCTTTCTTGATTAGATGGGAGCATAGTAGGCCACAACTCTCATGGTGTCAAGAGCGCAATGAAAAACTTTTGAAAGATTTTTGACATGTTAACTGTTGACATACTTTTCTTACGTGATATACTAACAGCAATCAAAGACAAACAGGACAATACTACAAAAATGAAATCGCAGCTAAGGGGGAATAATGTATGAGTTATCATAAATACCAAACTTATCGGTATAAAAGTTCAAGTGCATACTACATAAGAAACACCATTGTAACTATGAGATTAACTGTCACAATAGACACAAAAGGACAGAAGCAGTATAATTGGGAACGGGCAAGAACATGTGTAGTTGTCAGGGATAGACGGAACAATGATAAAGTAGCTTGGAAATATTCTATAAATACTTTATTAAACATCAGATGTGGAGACAATTTGAACTATGATTGATAAATTTGAAGATTCATTTAGTGAATTCAGCAAAGATGAAGATATGATGTTCTGCAAGGATGTGATTCTTAGCCAAGCAGGTGAGTTGCATGATACTTACAAGTACATTTATGACTTTCATCGTCAGCATCCTTGTGAAGAGTTAGCTGTTGTACTAAGATATGTAGAGCTTGCACGTATTGGGCTTGAAAATGCATATGATGTTTTAGATAATAAATTGTTTGACAAATCAGAAGCCCAAGATTATACTTGGATCCCGAGTAAAGATTAAGGAGAAAGAATGGATAAAACGAGTCTAGGTGATCGTATGAAGAAGTACGAAAAGGTAGCAAAAACTAATTTGATGCAAAGAACACCTGTAATTATCAGGTTAGATGGTAAAGCATTCCATACTTATACTAAAAATTGCGATAAACCTTTTGACCAAGATTTGCATAAAATCAGAAAAGAGGTTCTTGAGTATCTTTGTGAAAATATCCAAGGTTGTGTTCTAGGTTATAGTCAATCTGATGAGATTACACTGGTTCTTAAAGATTGGCACACGTATAGTAGTCAAGCGTGGTTCGACAACAGTGTACAAAAACTATGTTCTATTAGTGCCAGTATGACTACTGCTATGTGGAACAGTTTAGTTTACAAGTATAACCTACAAGACAAGTTTTCAGGACTGGCAGTATTTGATGCTAGGTGTTTTAACATTACAATCAACGAGGTTGTTAATTGTTTGATTTGGAGACAGCAAGATTGGGAACGAAACTCTGTACAAATGTTAGCAAGATCCTTTTATTCACAGAAGCAATGCCACGGTAAGAGCTGTAAAGACTTGGTAACAAAAATAGAAGAAGAACAAGGGGTTGTATGGGGAAATCTCGCTACTTGGCAGAAGAGAGGTGAGTTTTGGTTTGATGAAATATACGAAGAGACTCCTAAATTTAAAGATGTTCGTCAAGTTATTGAGGAACTTTTGTATCTACAAAATGATAACTAATTAGGTAAAGGGGAGTGACAAATGGATAAAGTACGAGAAGAATTTGAAATGTGGTTGCGATCAACAACCGATTTTTATACATATAGGACTAATTACGCTATGACAAAACCCGAAGATCAGCAGTACATGTGTCACAGAACAAACCTAGCTTGGTTCGCATGGAAAGCATCTCGCGAATCTGTTGTTGTAGATCTTCCTGAACACTGCAAAGGAAATGCTTTGACAGTTTCAGAACTTAAAGAACAGCTTGATAAAGAAGGAATTAAATATGACTTTTAAAGATAAACCAAAACAACTGTTTTCTGCAAAACAACTACTGGAAATTAACAGTGCCGCTACTAATTTGGCAAATACCTCAATATTTGAGGCGGGGATCTTATCTCTCGGAGGAGATCGTTATGTAGGGCAGGAGGAAGGTGCATTACTACCTCACATGAAACAACTTCTAAGGACACTACCTTTGAAATTAATTTTTGAAGTTATGTCAGAACAGGAAAACAAGGAGAAAGTTAGTGGAAAAGAAAGCAACGCAGAAAAAGACAGCAACTAAAAACACAGCATCAAAACCTAAAAAGACAACCAAGAAGAAGTCTGACTTTGATGTTGATGCATTTGTTTTTGAAGTGGATATATCTAAAATTGAAGATTGGGTAAAAGGTATGTGTATTGAACTTGATGACCCAGAATTTGAATGGCCATCTTATGATGAACAATATTGGCTAGGTCGTTGGTTGACAGACTTACCTTATTATCGGGCACATAATATCCAGAAAACACTTGTTTCTGCACGAGAAAGCGCTATACTTGGACTGTATGATAAAACACAAAAGAAAAAAGAAAGGAGATAAGAAATGAAAAAATCGATTAAGGGTTTGACAATTCTTATTATTGTCAGTAGTATTATGATTGCAGGTACATTTGCACCTAGTGTCAATTCTAGTGAATCTAAGGCATACTCACGATACAAACTTGTTTCTGAAAGCATTTCAGGAACATATAAGACTTGTTTGTACCGCAATGTTCGAGGTGAGACCAAGAGTACAAGTATTAACAAAGGTAAGCGTTGTCCAAGTACATATTGATTAAGAGGTATTATGAGAGGTGTTAAATTATTTGGTGTAGGAATAAAGGATAATGATGATATAACCCAACTAGAGAATAAGGATAGAAGTTCTGGCAGAAAGGTTGTATGGAGATGTCCTTATTATCAGACATGGATGAGTCTTCTCAGAAGGTCTTATTCTGATATATTTAAAAATAAAAGTAAAACTTATGTTGGAGTGGTTGCCGACGAAAGATGGCACTATTTTTCAAGCTTTAAGGAGTGGATGCAACAACAAGACTGGGAAGGAAAAGATTTAGATAAAGACTTGATAGTCAGAGGTAACAAAATATATGGACCAGATACCTGCTGTTTTATAACAGAGAGATTAAATACAGAAATAACTCATCTAAAGAGGAAAGATAAAGGGTTACTCGGTGCATCTTTCAAGAAAAAGAATAGAAAATATCAAAGTCAAATACTAATAGAAGGTAAGAAGATATACCTAGGATTATATGATAGTGAGTTAGATGCACACTTAAAGTGGTTGGATGAAAAGATCAAGAGAATCCTAGAAATAAAACAATATGAAAATAAGGAAGTACACAAGCATGTGGATAAGTTGCTAGAAGAAATGCAAAGATGTTTGGATAACAAAATTGAATTTTATTGGTATGAATAAATAAGGAGAAATAAATTGGATACAATAGTTTTAACATTTCTAGGCATGTGGTGGGTTCCTGCTGTACTGTTTATGTTTGCAGGGTTGGTGTTGGTGTACACAAAAGGGTATAATACTTCTTTAGACCCAGAGTTTATCCAAAGAAAATCTGTTAAAGGTGAAGATTCAACAGGACTACTATTTTTGTTAAGCTTTATGTTTCCGTGTCTTGCTCTAGTATTTTATGGGTTTGTTCTGAAACAACCAATCTCTTTTGTTGGAGGTGTTGTTTATGTCCTATTTGAGACTTGCGGTAGTTGGTTGATGTATGGAATCTTTACACAATCAGGAACACATTCTTGGTTCAAAGTTAAAGAAAAACATTTCCGTCAACAATATAGTTTCAATATTAATTTTGATGATGTAGAGATAGGTCAATATGTAGTGCGTACCTTAAAAGATGATTGGTATGATTCAAGCACCTATCGTCTACAATTGAAACAAGTACACATGGAAAAAGATTTGACAGGTGAGTATAAGGTACTTCAAAATGTAGAAGAATGGGGAAATTCTGAGTTCTGGACAGAAGATCAAATTAAAGATAAATTGAAGGAATATTTTAAAGCACGAAATTTATTTTATATTGACAATGAAAGTGGTTTTAGTATTCTTAAAGTAGAGAAGAACAAACCTAAAATTATTGTTATTGAATAATCAAGGAAAAAACAATGGAAATTCTAAATGTTTTGCAACAACTATACCTATTTGATATCTGGGTATTCAGTCAGTGGTGGTTGTATGCACCATTGCTTATTCCGGCTATGTTTTACTTTGCATTCTTTGTTGTTAAGTGGGCAGTATTAACGTTGCCTGTATGGTGGCCTATTATTGCAATCATCAAAGCAATGAAGACTAAAACAGTTATCCATGTTAAAGAAAAGAAGGAGAAAGAATGAAAAAGGTTGTAGATATTATTAAAGAACTTCGTTCGACTTCTTCTCGTAATGAGAAGGAAGCAATCTTGACTACAAATAAAGACAATGAAACCCTAAAGAAAGTTTTCTACCTTGCTTATGACCCGAGTATCAACTTTTATATTAAAAGTATTCCATATGAAGATAATTGGAAACACGGGGAATATTTTGAGTATGATGAGAATGATGAGTTTGAGATTTTGTTTGATGTTCTTGAAACAATTTACTCTCGTGAACTGACAGGGAATAAAGCAATTTCTTTTTTGACTGGTGTTTTGTCAGAACTGTCAACTGAGATGCAAGAACTAATTTGCAATATTGTCAAGAAAGATTTGGATTGTGGTGTCCAGACAACTACAATTAATAAAATATGGAAAGGCTTGATTACCGATCCGCCATATATGGGTTATCAGTTGTTCAGTGAAAAACTAATTAAAAGTTTCAAACTTCCGTGTTACTCACAAATTAAACTTGATGGTCTGTATGCTGACGTATTTGTAATGAAAGATTCTGTTAGTTATCGTTCACGAAGTGGTATTAATTGCAAGTTCAAACTTCCAGATAATGTAGAAGAAAAACTTCTTAATTTGTCACAGTTCAGCGATGTTGAATTTGTCCTACACTGCGAGGCTCTTGTCCGCAAAGGTGAGAGTTTTACAGAGTTTGAGGAACGCAAAATTGGCAATGGATACTTGAATAGTGATGAATCTGATTCAGAGAAAGTTGTTATTGTTATCTGGGATGTTGTCGGCATTGATGAATATAACAATCGTAAATCAACAGAAGACTATATTGAACGCTTTAATCTCGTAGAAAAGATTGTAGAATATGTTGACACACCACACATTCAAATGGTAGAGTCTCGTTTCTGTAATGCAACACAAGAGGTCATAGACCATTTCGTAGAAGCACGTTCTAAAGGACTGGAAGGAACTGTAGTCAAATCACCTAAACTTAAATGGAAAGATGGTAAAGTCAAAGATGGTTTGAAGCTCAAAAATGAATTCGAATGTGAAATGAAAATTATTGGTTTCCAAGAACACAGCAAAAAGTCTGGACAAATTGGTGCAATCTTTGTAGAATCTGAAGATGGTTTCGTGAAGTGCAAAGTTGGCAGTGGTTTGACTGATGCACAACGCAAGAAATTCTTCTTGACACAAGATGAAATGATTAGTAAGATTGTTACAGTAAAAGGAAATGATCTTGTAACCAACGAATTGAAACAAGACCAATATAGCATTTTCTTGCCACGATTTATTGAAGTACGAGATGATAAGACTGTTGCTGATACTTTTGAAAAGATTTTATCAACAAAAGATAGTATCATTGATTTACTAAAACAAATCAAATAAGGAGAACAAATGATTAAACGACAAACTAAATATTCCGCTGGTGCAGACCTGACTTGTTCAAAGCAGACAACTATTGAACCAAATCAAACTGTGCTTGTACCTACAGACTATTACATTGACAATCATGAGTACCACATGTTTTATATGCTTTGTGCCCGCAGTTCAATCGCACTCAAAAAGAACTTGATTTTAATGAATGGGGTTGGTATCATTGATTCAGACTACAAAGACGAAGTAAAAGTGATGTATCGCAATGTTGGCACTGAACATGTTACCCTTGAAAAAGGTGAACGAATTGCACAAATTATTCCTCTTTCATATCTTCCGTTGTTTGAAGCATTAGACAATAAACGAGAAGGCGGTTTTGGTTCAAGTGGGACAACATAAAAGGAGACTCTTAATATGCAGAGAAGCTTCATCCCACAAGTGGACAAAAGGAGAATTAATTTATGGATCTAGGAACAATTTACAACCTACTTCAGAAAGCACAGACATTTGATGAGTTCATGACGTACAACAACGTAATAGTTCAAATCGAAGAAGAAAACCTCTTGACTAATTACCGAAACGGTAGTAAAATAGATGAAGTGAAATCAGGAAAAAACAAGATTCTTGGTTTTATTAATAGGAATACAAAGGAGGATAAATAGTGAAACTTAAGAAAATTAATAAAGAAGGTGATTATGTAGTTAAGATGTCACAGGCTGAAATCAATCTTCTCCATGAACTGCTTGGCTATGTATCTTTTAAGGGAATTAAACATTACCCTTTGATGGAAAAGACAGTGAAAAATATGTTGGATTTTACAGACGATAATGCTTCAATTGTAGATGTCTATGAGTGTTTTAAGTTTGTAAAAGATAAAACATTTAAAGATCATGGTTCACTTGAAGTTATTAAAGACCTAAAGACACAGTAAGTTAAATAGTTAATATAATTTATCAAATAAACACAAAGGAGAAATAAATGAAAGTAAAGAAAGTAACCACATCAGGTAAGTATACTGTTCAGATGGATCAACTGGAAGTAGATGCAATTGGTGAAATGCTTGCATATGTAAATGTGGTTGAAGATAGTGGATATAAACTTACGGATAAAGTTTTTAATCAACTAAAAGATTTTGCTGCCATGTATGCAGCACTCCACACAGAAGGTGTTCTTCAAATGCAAGAAGCTGGTATTTGTGAGTGTTGTGATTGTCCAATCTATGAACTTGTCCCATGTAAAGATTTTAAGAAAGTTTAATTAATTTAATAACTTAATAATTTAAAAGGAGAAATAAAATATGACCAACTCAAATCTAATTTCGATTGTACCGTCCGATCAGGCTGCCCGAGAAGATCTGGTAAAAGGGCTGAATGAGTATATTAAATTAGAAGAAATTATCGAATCATCAAAGGAAGCTATGAAAAACATTGTAACTTCTCAGTATGAAAAACATTCTGAACAATTTAGTGAGCCACTTAAAAAGGGAAAATTTTCTAAACAATTTAAACTTGTCGTTAAAGAACATCTCGCTGCGAAAGCTAGTGAAGCTATTCAGGAGAACGACGAAGCAATTGGTGCTTATGAGGTGATTAAAAATAAACTGATCTAAACTTAATTATGATGTGTGAGCCTCTTAACTGAGGCTCTATTTTTAGGAGGAATATTGACACAAAAATATAAAATGTGCCACGTAGATTTCGATACATGTTTGTTCAGAGCTGCTAAATCTTGCCAGAAAGATTATATTATTGTTACTCACAAAGAGACAGGATGGAAACAACGTTTTGATGGTGTATCTAAATTCTATGGACTTGGTAAACAGAAAAATAAAGGTTGGATTGGTGAACAAAATGCAATCAGAGAAAAACAAAAGAAACCTCTAATTTCCGCTGATGATTTTATTATTGAAGAATGTGCAGAACTTGTTGATATAGAAGAAGTTGTTTTGAAACAAGCACTAGATTTGATTGATTTCACAGTAGGTCGTATTAAGAAAGCTTCTGAAGCTGAAGATTATAGACTGTACATAGCAGGAACAGGCAACTGGCGGTATGATGCTGCTAATATCCTGCCATATAAAGGAAACCGCAAACCAAAGCCCATATTCTTCCTCGAAGTCAAAGAAGCACTGATACAAAAATATAAAAATAAAATTGTTATAGTAGATAATGCAGAAGTTGATGACAAAATTGGTGAAATTGGCTGGCAAAATTATTTAAACTTCAGAAAAACTGGAAAGTGGGAACATGTTCTTTCTTATATTGATAAAGATTTAAAGATGATTATTTCTCCACACTTCAATTATGATAAATGTGATGAAGGTGTTGAAATAAATACACCAGAGGAAGCCGCTAAGTGGTTCTGTTTGCAATTGTTGGTCGGGGATAAAACTACAGACAATATTCAAGGTCTTCCTAACCTATCTCCAGAGTTTCAAGAGAAATATGAACTCCGTAAGTGTCGTGGTTTAGGAAAAGAAACAGCACTAAAGATTCTAGAAGGTAAAAACATCAAAGAGTCTTTTGAAGTTGTTGTTGAAGCTTACAAATCATACTATGGAGAAGATAAGAAAAAACTCTTGACTTTCCGTGGAGAAGAGTTAGAATACAACTGGCTAGATTATTTAAAGGAAAATGGACTACTCTTATGGATGAGGAGAGAGCCAGATGAGATGTACAATATTGAAGATACTTTAAAACGGTTAGGTATTGAATATTAACAAAAGGAGAATAGATGATGGCACATTTCTTTAGTGAGTGTGGTTATACTGTTATTCAACTATTTGGATATAGGTTTCAAATTGTAGATCGCAAACGCAATCCAATTCTTAGTAGCTCTGAACTTCCTGTATTTAATCAAAAAGAACTTAGAGTCTGGAGATATGGTATGAGTATTAATAAAGTTTAAACAAGGAGACAAATATGAATCAAGAACAACTCAAACAACAAGAAGAGAAAGTAGTAGAATTTATCCAGAATACAATTCCGGTATTTAGATATGATAAACTGAAAGTCAAACGACTCAAGAAATATGATGGTGAACAGCTTTCACAGGAACTGATGGATGATTTGAAGGAATGTCTTATGAGTAGTGTTGAGTATAAAACTGTTACCAAAACAAAAGAGGTTGAATGAGAAATGTATTAAGCATTGATCAAAGCCTTGCAAAATGTGCGGTTGTTGTTTGGAATGATAATGTACCCGTTTTCTGGGATGTTTTTAAGTCAGGTGGCATTGAGTGCAAGAAGAAACTTAAAAGTGTCACTTATTTTGAAAAAGAAGTTGACAAGATTGACTTTATATCTGATAATATTATATCGATTGTACACAAATACAATATAGAAAAAGTCATACTTGAAGGGCTTGCATTAAATGCTGTTGGTAATGCAACAAGGTCTCTTGCTGGGTTGTATTATGTTTTGTTGTATAAATTGAAACAATTAGATTTAGTTGAACCAGAAGATATAGTCGTTATATCGCCTACGCAAGTTAAAAGCAAAGCTAGATTATTGATGGAAAACAACGGTGAACTTGAAACAATTAACGACAAAGGTAAGGCTAAGAAGTCTAAGATAAAAATGGATAAGCAAATTATGACTTCCATTGCAGAGCAATATTGGCCTCAAGTTCTTGACGGATACAAGAATAGTGGTGAAAATGCAGGAAAAGAAGATTTGTCCGATGCCTGTCTGATTTATAATGCTTACTTGCAATTACAAAAGGAAAATTAATGAAACTTCAATATGATGTTAGTGGTTCAAACAATTGCATTGATCTTGTGTTATTGAATCATGCAACTTCTGACGCAATCCGTTATGCAGATGAAGGGAACTATGATATCATTAACACTAAGATTGTGCAGACAACAGCAAGCCATGAGTTTGTTATTCTATTCCGAATGGAAGTTTTGTTAAAGGAGAAATAAGTGAAACTAGTTAAATTAGGAGATGACAGTATTTTATTTATTCCAGTCACAAAACTAGAAGTTTTAAGCCTTTGGTTCCTGTCGTGGTTTGTCGGCGATTATGGCAAGTGTTGGAATCCTGAATCATACCCTATGAATCGAAGATTAAAACTTGAGGGGATTAAGTGACAAGAAAATGTAAAAAGAAGACTACAGCAAAAAGAACAACAAACAGGAGAAGAATAGTTTATAATTTTGTCTACGATAAAGATAAATGGATTAAAGGTTCTGCTCAAATAAAGAAACATCGTGAGATGCTTATTGAAAATACCTCTGAAAGCTCCTGTATGGCCTCTGGATTGCATTTCAGTAGTGAAGGGTTACAAGGGTACACCCTCGATCATTGCCACGCTACAGGACTGATTAGGGGCGTTTTACGAGCAGACATTAACATCTTCCTTGGACGTATTGAGAAATACTTCAATAAAATCTTAGGTAAAACTGGATTATCTTTGACAGAAGTTCTTGAAGGATTGTTAAGTTACTTAAAATCAACAGAAGAAGCTAGACAAACTGGAAACTATGCGTTAGACTTCCGTATTGTTGATGCTGAACTCAAGCGAATAAGTAGGTGGAAAACAGAAACCCTCTTCAACAAACTTAAAAATAAACTTGAACTTTTACCAATAGAAGAGTACAATCGTCAACAAATAGTAGAAATGTATATCAATCAATTCATAAAAGAAAAGGAGAACAACTAATATGTATGAATCTCAGTATAACTCTAACCCAACCCTGACTCTTAACCCATTCACCGATAGCATTGAAGCTATTGCTGTCTTCAAATCAAACAAAGAGTTTCTTGATAGTCTGAATAAAGCTATTGTTGATGCAGGTGGAACTCCAGAATCTGTTGTTCGTCCTGAAGTAACTCTAACTGAACTGATGAACACCCTATCTCTTTCTGGTATTCGTTTTACTTTTGATCCAACCTTGAAGAAAGGTAGCAATAGTAGTATCCCTGAGACCAATACTGATGTTCCTGTGAGTAATAGTGAGACACAAAGTACACCAAATGAAGTAGTTATCCAGATTACTGGTGATATAGATACTGTTGTAAGTGAATAAGGAGAATATCTTATGGTTCAGTTGACAAAGTTGGCCGGGAAGGTTAAAATTCATCTTGATGATAGATATTGTCTGGTATCTAGCACCTTGCATAACAAGATTGAGTTGTTTAAGGAGGAACACTTCGTCAGGGATTTTACCAACTTGTATGCTGCGATTAAATATTATGAGGAAGTAACTATTGATTCTTGAAAGTATTCTAACTTATCATCTAATTGTTGGGGCCATCTTACATGGCCCTCCTTTTAAGATTAGAGAAAATATAGTTGTTAATAACAACGAGTATAGGTGTGCCGTGCGCAACTTGTATTATGAAGGTCGCGGAGAGGGATTAATAGGACAAGCTTACATTGTTAAGACTGTTCTAAATAGAGTACGTGATACAAAACACCCGCATTCAGTGTGTGGCGTAATTTATCAGAGTAAGCAATTCTCTTGGACACATCAGATTCCAAAGAATAAACATAAAGTTCCAAATAAGACAACATCAGAGAAAGAACTTTTAAAACAACTTGAGGCTCTTTCAACTGTTGTTATCTTGTTAGACCGTGTTGGAATTGATTTTACACAAGGGAGTCAGTTTTACCACTCAGTTAAAGTCCAGCCAAATTGGGATTATAATAAATTAGAAAAGGTAAAAATTGTGGGAAACCACGTGTTCTACAAAAGAAAGGGGAGATGATGAACAAATGGCGAAGACGTAACTGGATTAGAAGTGCAAAACATTACTATATTATTTTGTTCCATCAAACAGAAGCTGAAGCAAATTATCATGCTAACAGGCTTTCAGAAGACATGGAGAAAGAGTATGGAAAAAAGGTGAAACACTGGCCTTTACCTAGAGGTATCGTAGAAGAAGATGTTTCTTATTGGGAGAGATGATGAACCTAGTTGACGCAGTTGTTACAAAAGTTCTGAGTGAACCTTACCCACTCTTTAATAAGTATTGGGTAGATGTTGAGTATAATTGTTACGGGCAGGTGTCCGAGACTAATATTAGGTGTTCAACGGAAGAAACTGCTAAAGCAATTAAAGTTGGGTATACATTTCAAGTTTAAGGAGAATAAATGAATTTTAAATATTACAACGAAATTATAGACAAAATTGTAGCTCTAAAACAACAAGGCATCGGCTCTCGCCAGATTGCAAAACAACTGAATATTGGGAAATCAACTGTAAACCAATATTACTCTGCATGGATTGAACTTGAAGATTCAAATAAAGAGATTATTACAGATACAGAACAAGAAGATAAAACTTTTGAAGATAATCTAAATGTTCTTTGTGAGCATCCAGACTATTCGGTTTCTAACCTTGCAAAGCGTTTACGTCATGCACACAGAGCTAATAATCAACTTCGTAAAATCCAACGGGAAATTGCAGATACTGATTTTAATTTTAAAGAGATGCTTGTTGGTATTGAGAAAGCTGTAGATAAAGTACAAGTTTCAAAGTACTCTCCACGAGTTTATCCCGCTGTTGCATCTAAACAGAATGGTGCTGTTGAGGTATTGTTTTCTGATTGGCAAATTGGTAAAGTAGCACAACACTACAATACAGAAATCGGTATTCGTGCATTGGAGGATTACGGCCAACAAGTCAGGACTTTTATACTAGATAAACAACGGACTAAAAATGTAGATAAAGTTGTATTTGCAAGTCTTGGCGATATTGTAGAAGATCATATGAAGCATGGTATCCAATCAGCCGTTGCGTGTGATACAGGGCTTTCTGAGCAGATTTCTAATGCTATTGTTTACATTTGGGAATACGTTCTCGAACCTATTTTACAACTTGGCGTTCCTGTGGAGTTTGTAGGTATTGCAGGTAATCATGGTTCTAGTCAGCACAAAGGTATGGATATTTATAAGGCTGGTTTGTATTCTTACGATTATGCAATCTACACTGCACTAAAACAACTTGCAAAAGTAGGTAAGTATGATAATATTACCTTCAACATCCCACATGGTGCTTTCGGTCATGTGGAGATTTATGGTAACACTGTGATTTATGAACATGGATATTTTAACAGTGCAACAGAGAAAAGTATGTCTGACCAAATGAAAAAACGTGGGCAACAAATTAAAAAGCACGTAGAATATTTCCGTATCGGTGACATGCATCATGTATGCTCTTATGATTGCCATAAGATGGTACTTAATGGGGCGTTTTTCGGCGTAGATACAGCAGCTACCGAATATTCTGGTGTGCTTGGGTTTAGTTCTATACCAGCACAAGTAATTATGTGGCATGAACCAGAAGATAATATTGGTAAAAGTTCAGTTAAAGAGTTTAAGACAATTCAACTTGCAATTGTAGAATAACTCAAGTATACTTATTTAAAGCCGCTTGAGAAATCGGCGACTTTTGTTTTATAAAGGAGGAAATATGGAATATAAAGCAGGTGATATAGTGGTTGCTAGAAATATTCATAATGAAAATAAGGAATTTATTTTCGAGGTTGACGATATTGTTGTACAAGATGGGGTACAACTTCTTTATGGTAAAGATGTTTTTAGCGGAAAAAATGTGTATGCTGTACATGGACGGTATTGTAAATTGTACAGTAGAAGTGTAAAAGTTTCTGATGTAGAACGGTTATCAGAACTTACAAAAGAGGAACACCACAGAATGCCTCAAGGTTTGGATAGAGATTCACGCCACAAGTGGGCCAAGGAAACATTAAGTGCTATTGAAAAACAGAATAACGAACCAATTGAATCAGATGGCAAATCTTCTAGTTACTATGACCTAAAACTTAGGCAGAAAACAATTGATTTTATTAAAGAAAACGACTATGTTAAGACAGAAATGCTGATTTATGATATTTTCGATAACGACTTTGATTTCTCTAATGCTTTTAAGTCACTTGTCCGTGCATGGGGAACTGTGAATGGCGCAGGAAAGAAGGGTAACAGTCTTGATTATGAACTTAACAAAATTGATTATAGTGTAAATAAAATTCGAGAATATCGAGGTAATGAATAATATGTGTATGTCTGAAGCCGCATATTTTTCGGAATATTTAAGGAAAAATTTTCCAACAAACAACCTAAGTGGGATAAGAAGATCCTTAGTTCGGGGAGTTGGATTAAATGATGCTGATTATATAATAAAGCATAAAACTAAAGGTAGACAGTTAGATTGTCCTGCATATCACGCATGGAGATTGATGTTATGTAGAGCACATAATGAAAAGTTTCATGCGAAACACGAAACATATAAGGATGTTCTTGTTTGTGATGAGTGGTTAATATTTAGTAATTTCAGAAAGTGGTTCATATATAATCATGTAGATGGTTACCAACTTGATAAAGATTTGCTTAGTGAGAAAAGTGTTAAAATTTACTCACCAGAAACATGTATATATGTTCCTGCGTGGATAAACACCTTTATTACAGATAGCAAAGCGTCAAGAGGTAAGTATAAAATAGGCACGCACTGGAGAAAGGACAAGAATAAGTTTGCAGCAGAGTGTAGACATCCGATGAAGCACGGTGGTAAATTTATAGGATATTTTGATAGTGAAGATGATGCATATGAAGCGTGGCTAAATAGAAAATTAGAAATTGCATTTGAATTAAAACCAGAGATGGATAAAATAGATATAAGAATTTATCAATGTGTGATTAATATAATAAGGAACCTAGTATGAACATTGGAATTGATTTTGATTTGACAGTTGTTGATTGCATATTCCAAGACGGCGCATGGATAGACCACCTAAATGCAATGTCTTATCGCTATATTTCAAAAGAACAATTTGCAGATATGGACAAAATTGATTATAATCTTGGTAAATATTACCCAGACTTGACTGAATCAGAAAGCTTTAGTTTCTGGAAAGATACTTCACTATATCAAAAACTGAAACCATATAAAGCTGCTGTTGAAGTCATCAATAATATTGCAAAGAAAGGACACAAAATTGTGTTTATTAGCCACTGCCAGCAGAACCACTTCAAGAGTAAGGTAGTTGCAGCAAAAGAGTGGTTTGATATTCCAAAAGATTCCTTTGGTTTTATTGCAACAAAAGAGAAACATTTTGTTAATGTTGATGTAATGATTGATGACCGTAATCTGTTCTTAAATTCTTTTGGTGATAAAGTTATTAAAATTAAATTCGATACCCCATTCACTCAGTGTGCGGAATTAAAAGTATCACTTGACTTTCACAGTAATAGTTGGGAAGATATTGGAAGTTTTATTGAAAGTACTTTATAAACAGGTAAACAATGCAATTAAAAAATGAAAAATTAGATGATTTTATAGGTTGGGTTAGTCCTGATGGTAATTTAAAAGTGGTAGGGATTGCAGGTAAGAAAGGTAGGGGCCACAACATATAAAGTAACATGTAAAATCTGTTCACAAGATCCTGAACTGTTTCCTCTAGGCTATTTTATTAGCACAAAATATAACTTAAAGAAAGGAAAGAAACCATGTGGTTGTGCGAAGAGTTGTCGATGGAGTGAAGAACAATATTTAGTTAGGGTTAGAAGGGTGGCAGAAACTAAATTTATCAAAGTTAATGGTTTTGCCGAAGAATTTAAAGGAAATAATACAAGAATAAATTGTGAATGTTTGAAAGATGGGTATAAATGGAAACCTATCATAAACACCATCTTAAGGAAATCCCACGGGTGCCCAAAATGCGCTAACCATGTGATAATAACAGAACAAGAAGCCTTATCTACATGCAAAAAGCTTTGTGAAGAAATGAATTATGAATTTTTAGGGTTTCCGGGAGGATATAAAACACAAGAATCACGGTTTGAATATAAATGCCCAAAACACGGATTACAAAATGTGATGTATGAGCCTTTTGTAAAAAGAGGATACCGCTGTTGGGGATGTGCAAAAGAAATGACAAATGGAAATGGTTTTTATCCAGAAAGAGCTGAAGAACAAGATTTTCTATATGTCTTGAATTTTGATGATAAGTTTATAAAAGTTGGTAGATCTTTTGATGTGGACGAAAGGATTAAAGACCTTAAAAAACCTTCTGTTTCTGGAATTAAAAATATTGTAAAACTTAGAATCTTTACTGCTACACATCAAGAAATCTATGATTATGAACAAGAACTACATAATGAACTTCGTGAACGAAACTTTCAACACTATGTTGATTGGAGTACAGAGTGCTTTGAGAATGATTGTCGGTTTATTTTGAATAAACTTCTTGACCAGTGTAGTTTGGAGGAGGTGTATTGTGAGCAAAGACGCAGAAATTTATAAACTAAAACCTTGCGTAAAATGTGGTAGTTACAACCTAGAAGCAGATTCTACAGGTTGTCTTGAAATAAGAGGTATTTGTTATCAGAGTGGTTGGGTATTATGTAAAGATTGTGGTAACGAAATTTGCGTAGAGTTTGATGACAGTGGAAGTAATTTGATAGAGTGGCAAGACATGCTTGATATATGGAATGCCGGAGTTGTTTATGAAGGAGATATTTCATGTGACAAATAAGAAATACTACGCACAACGAGGGCAGTATTTGGTCGTGATTGATGCATTAGGTAATAGACTGGTAGAAGTCATCCTGAAACACAATAAGTGTAGAAAACAATTTGACACGGATTTGGTTTTGTTGTATGATGTACCAATGGAAATTATAAACAATGTTCAGATTTATCTGGATGGTGTTAGAATTAGATAATAAATAAGGAGAATAAATGAAAGGTATTAGTATTAAACTTGTAGACCACATGGGAGATGACTTTCGAGTGTTTGAGGCAGCTAAAGCAACTCTTGGCGGTAGTGAAGAATCTCAATTTAAACGTGGTGAGACTGACCCAACCCGGTTGATTAACTTCCTTGCTCGTGAGAAACATGTAACACCATTTCGTCACCCACAAGTAACGTTTGAGTGTGAAGCACCAATTGCAATTGCTCGTCAACTTGGTAAACATCAGTCTGGGTTTTCATGGAATGAACGGTCTATGCGGTACAAAGATTCTGTCATTGATATTTTTGTTCCAGACATGTTCCGTGGACGTCCTGATAAATTGCATGATGGTTCTACTGAGGTGGATGTAAGTGAAAAATATGCATGGGAGACATATAACACCTATGAGGACGATTATACGAATATCACTGTGGCTGAAACTTACAATCTTGCAGTTGAGCAATCCGTAACTTTTTATGAGGCCCTTGTTGAAGCTGGACTTGCTCCTGAACAAGCCCGATTTATCCTTCCACAAGGTATGATTACACGGTGGGTATGGACAGGTTCACTTTATGGGTGGTATAGTGTTTACAAACAACGCTCTAGTGAACACGCACAATACGAAGTTCGTGAATTTGCTCGACAACTAGATGATCATATGTCAAAATTATTCCCAATTGCTTGGCAAGCACTTAAAGATTCAGATAATATTAAATAAGGAGAAATAGTATGGGTGTTGATTATAATGGTGTAGGTGGTATTGGTGTTCGTCTTAGTCCTGAAATGGTAAAAACTGCAATCGAAAAGAATATGTTTACAGAAGAAGATTGGGAAGAAGATCCTATTGCGAGTGTAGAAGTTTTTCAGATTCTATATGCACAAGCTGGAAGTGCATATTCTGGAAAAGAATGGTTTTATTTATTCGTGGACGGAAATAACCTAGAGGAAATTAATAATAACAGTAAAGATTTCCTAGATAAAGTTAATAAGATGTTTGATTTGAAGTATACAGAAAAAGATTTGAAAGTTATTAGTGATTTGTACATTTGGTAATATAAAATATCTATAAAGAGAACTTGATTTTCTAATTTAAATCAGTATAATCGTACAAACAAAATAACAAAAGGCATTAATCATAAGAGCTGTAGATTAATGCCTTAACAAGGAGAGATTAATGATTAAAGAAAATAACAAAGTAATTAATAAATCACTGACTACTGTATCACCAGAAGATCGTTTTCAAAGTGTCACACTTGATTTTCTTCGTTCACTTCCTGAACTTGATGTAGATAACAATAAAAATCATTTGATGGCAGCCCTCTATGCCGTAGGTTTTGATGTTGAAAAGAAAATTGATCGTGTAGACAATGTTAATATTCGTTATCGTCATAGTCCAATGCATGTTCGTGAAACAACTATCTTCCAAGGTCAACTGCGAAGTGATTATCCATACAAATCAATCTATAAGAATCATGACGTACTTGATGTAAATGCTAAAGACCCTAAGACAGACAAAGAATTTGATGTTATTGTAGAAATGCTTCAAGCTGAAAGCAAGAAAATTGTAACTGATCTTCCTTTTGATGTACCCGACTATGAAGGCGTTAATGGTGTCAGTGAGAAAAACTACAATCGCAGCCAAGAAGAGAAATCACGATATAAAATTATCAACCCGCAAGATTTGAGTCTGAGTGAGTTGATGAAAAAAGATGAACTTTTTGAATCACCTTTTGAAGAGGATAAGTAATATGATTTACGTAAGCTTAGTTTGTTTTGTTCTGGGTTTAATTCTCGTTTTCCGTTCGATACTCGGTTATGAGGAAATCAAAGCAGATAATATGTGGGATCGTGGATTGTTGGCCCTTCTTTGGTTGAATATTACTCTTGATTTTCTAAAAGATATTGCAAACTACATGAGTAACTAATATGAAATGTAAATATAATGATTGTGGTTGGTGCTATTGCAAATCAGGTAAATCTAATGATGAAAATGGACAATGTAATAAACCAGAAGATTGTGAAGAAAATAAAGAAAAGGGGACAATTAATGGCTTCACCCAATAGTCGTAGGGACAAAAGCAAAGATTATTCAGATTTATATTCAACACCAGAAATTGCATTAGATAAATTATTTGATATTGTAGATTTCAGCAAAGATAAAAAGTATTTTGAACCTTGTGCAGGTATAGGTATTGTTAGTGAGTATCTTCGTAATAAAGGTTTGTATGTTGTAACTAATGAAATGTTTAATCATGGTTATACGACAGAATACAACGAAGATTTCTTGAACACAGATATTGAGTTTGATTATGATGCTATTATTTCAAACCCACCATATAAATTGGCAAATGAATTTGTCAACAAAGGTTTTGAGTGTGCAAAAGAACAATACTTACTTCTTCGACTTCAATTTCTTGAAAGCAAGAAACGCTATGAACAACTATTCAGTAAAGGGCATCTGAAGAATGTTTATGTGTTTGTTAGTCGTATCAGTTGCACTGAAGGTATTGAACAAAAAGAAACAGCTAATAGTGTAACATACTGTTGGTGTCATTTTGATAGGGATTATGTGGGACAACCAACACTCCATTGGATTTAGATAAGAGGCATAAATGGGTAAGAAAGAAAAAGAAGAAGGAAAGATTCCAGCATGGCAAGCAAAAGGTTTTGATTCAGTCATTCACTATCGCTCTTGGCTACACTTTAACGGTCTTGTATCAGAAGAAATAATGTATGACCATGTTTACCAAGACCAATTTACTGGAAAGACAGTTAACATCGAAGATTACTGATTTAGCATAATACAAATAATAAAATTGTAATGGAGGAAGAATTGATTAAGAGTGTAATCAAACGTAATGGTGAAGTTGTTGAGTTCGATCCAAACAAACTAAATAAGTGGGCTGAATGGGCCAGTGAATCTAAAGTATCTTGGTCAGAAATTGTAATGAGTGCAACTAAGAAACTATCTGATATGTGCTCCACCAAAGATATTCACAAAGCTCTTATTGATACATGCCTTGAAAAGGCGACATACCAACACGCAGATGTTGCAGCACGACTCCTTGTTGGTGATATTTATAAAGAAGTATTTGGTGATTTTGTAGAACCTCCTTCTCTTTTTGAGTTCTATACAAAAATGGTAGAATCGGAAAAGTGGATTGACATGGAGTATGTCGAAGAAGAACTTGATGAGATTGACTCTTTTGTTATCCATAATAAAGATTTCGGATACCAATACTCAAGCCTTCGTCAAATGTGTGACAAATATATGCTTAAAAACAAGCATACTGGACAACTGTTTGAATCGCCCCAGTTTATGTATGTGGGTATTGCTCTGGCTGCTATGCAGAATCAACCACAAGAGCGGAGAGTTGAAGACGTAATCAAACTGTACACCTATCTGTCAGATTTGAAGATTAATGTCCCAACGCCTACACTTTCTGGTATGAGAACCAAGTTTAAAGGCTATGCAAGTTGCTGTTTGTTTACTACGCAAGATACAGCAGAGAGTATTGAAGTAGGCAGCCACGTTGCTTATATGATGACTTGTGCTTCAGCGGGGATTGGTGGTTATATGCATACTCGTTCAGTAAAAGACCCTGTTCGTGGTGGTGACATTGTACACTATGGTAAACTACCTTACCTTCGTTATTACGAAAGTGCTGTCAAATCTACAAAGCAAGCAGTACGTGGCGGAAGTGCAACAATGCACATTAATATTCTAGACCCTGAAATTGAAGATTTGATTCGTCTAAAACATCCGACTACACCGACACAAAAGCAGATTCGTGGTTTGGATTATAGTAATAGTATGAATAAATTGTTTATTCAGAAAGTTGCCAAGAATGAGCAGTGGATGCTGATTAGTCCATATTACGCTCAAGATTTGTATGATAAGTTTTATAGTTCAGATTATGAAGGTTTTGTTGAACTATATGATAAATATGACAAATCTGATATTAAAGAAAAGAAGTATATCAATGCTCGTGAATTGGCAATTGATATTCAAAAGAACTGGCGTGAATCTGGTAGAACATACAAGACCTTTATTGACGAGATTAATCGACATACTCCATTTAAAGAGCCAATCTACAGCTCAAATTTATGTCAAGAGATCACACTACCTACAAAAGGATTCAATAGCATTGTAGATTTGTATGGAACAGATGGGGACGCTGGTGAAGTTGCATTGTGTTTCATTGGGGCAATTGTAGCAGGACGTGTTACACCAGAAGAGTATGAAGATGTTGCTTATTATACAACCTTACTAATTGATAACACTATTGATTTGATGGAATACCCATTCCCTCAAATGGAAGTCACGGCAAAAGCACGTAGAAGTATCGGTGTTGGTATTGTTAACCTAGCTAATTATTTGGCATCGCAGAATGCAGGGTATACAAACAAGAAAGGTAAGCGTCTAATCCACGAACTTGCTGAAATGCACAGCTACTACATGCACAAAGCTTCTCTTCGTCTTGCAAAGGAGAAAGTTAATGCAGAGTGGATTGATAAAACTAAGTACCCAGAAGGTTGGTTGCCTATTGACACATACAATAAAAATGTAGATGATGTTGTTGATAGTTCATTGGTGTTTGATTGGGAACAATTGCGCCAAGAGATTATTGAACAAGGTGGTTTGCGTAATAGCGTTCTTGAAGCACACATGCCCGGAGAAAGCAGTTCTCTAGCATCAAACACAACTAATGGTCTGTATCCAATTCGTAGCGAGTTGATTATTAAATCGTCTGACATCAACCAAATTCCAGTATTTGTGCCAGACTATGATAATTTGATTACACGATATAGTTACGAGAAATGTTGGGATGTTCCGTTTAAAGATATGGTGGATATGTACGCAATTGTGCAGAAATTCTGTGGGCAAAGTATTAGCGCTGACTTTTATTTCGATACATCTAAATATGAAGGGGGTAAAATTGGCGTAAGGGAAGACCTTGGGAACCTTATTTACATGTGTAAGATGGGATTAAAGACGCACTATTATTCAAATACCAAGTCAAAATCAGATGAAGAAATTGAGCAGATTACTTCGCAAGATTCTGGTTGTGCTAGTGGTGGATGCAGTCTGTAATAACTGAAATTTAAGCAATTTGGGCTTGTAACGAGCCCACTTTATTATGGATTTGTATTGACATCTTCAAAATAAGGCAGTACAATGTAAGTTCATAGTAAAAGGAGGCAGATTTAATTGGTTGAAAACAAAAATAAAAGAGAAAAACCAGAAGATCTTATAGGCTGGAAAAGCCTTGACGGAAGGTTAGAAGTTGTAGGAATTCATGGCAAGCAAGGAACAAATGCACTATTTAAAGTAACTTGCACTGAGTGCTCTAAAGATAAAGAGCTATTTCCAGACGGATATTTTATTATTACAAAACGGGATTTAGTTAAAGGTAAAAAACCTTGTGGTTGCTCTAAGAAACCTGAATGGGAAGATTGGCAGTATTTGATTCTTGCTCGTAGAGCGGGAGAAAAGAAAGGTTTTATTGTCCACGGTTTTGCTGAAGAATTTAAAAATTCATATACAAAACTAAACCTTGAATGTTTGAAAGATGGATATAAGTGGACTGCAAGTATCAATAATGTTATTAATAAGAGGAGGGGTTGTTCTAAATGTAAAGGCATAACCTTAGCAGAACAACATAAAACCCCAGAACATATTGCATTACAGAAATGTGGTGACATCTGCAAAGAAATGAATTATGATGTTATAGGTTTTCCAGATTGTTATAAAAACAACCGTTCTCGTTTTGAATATGTCTGCAAAATTCATGGAAAACAAAATGTAAGTTATCATAATTTTGTAAACCAAGGAACACGTTGTGGTGGTTGTGCTAAAGATTTAGGAAACGGCAACGGATACTACCCTGAAAGAAAAGATGAAATTGATTTTCTTTATGTTTTGAATTTTGATAACAAGTTTATCAAAGTAGGTAGATCTTTTGATGTTGATGAAAGAATTAAAGGGTTGCGTACGCTATCTAAAGTTCCAAAGAAAAAGATTCACAAACTTCGTATCTTTACAGCTACACACCAAGAGATTTATGACTATGAACAAGAACTACATAATGAACTTCGTGAACGTAACTTCCAACATTATGTAGATTGGTCAACAGAGTGTTTTGAGAATGATTGTCAGTTTATTTTGAATAAACTACTTGACAATTGTGGATTAGAAGAAGTAAAATAACATAAATTGAATAAAGGAGGAAATATATGGCAGTTTTTAATTATGAAAATACTCAACGACACGAAGGGCACTACCCCCTATTCCTTGGGCAGCAACCTGCACTTCACGATAGCATCAACACAACATATCCACAGATCTTTAAACTTTACAAGAAGCTGAAGTCTGTTGACTGGAGCGAAGATGAGGTTGACCTCCAACAATCCCGCTTCGATTTCGAGAATTGCCCCAAGAACCAATATGAAGTAATGGTTAAAACTTTGGCGTACCAATGGGAGCTTGACAGCATTGCTTCTCGTTCTATTGCACCACTTCTTGCACCATTTATTTCAAATAGCGAATATTGGGCAGCAATCTCTTATGTATCTCAAAATGAAGTACTCCATAGTTTGACGTACTCTGAGATTGGTCGTCAGTGCTTCAAGAATCCAGAAGTGTTGTTTGCTGAAGTAGAGCGAAATGAAGTGACTGAACGTGGGTATGATTTTGGTATTGTATTTAAAGAACTTGAACAACTCGGCGCAAAATACAATCTTGGCCTTGTAGATAAAAATGATCCAATTGTCAAAGAAACTATTGCAAAAACACTAGTAGCGTTATATGCTCTTGAAGGTATTAGTTTTATGGCTTCATTTGCTTGTACATTTGCCCTTGCACAACAAGATTTGTTTATCGGTGTTGCCAAGCTAGTTCAGAAAATCATGATTGATGAACAATACCATACTCAGCTTGATAAAATTGTGATTGATATTTTGCAAAATGGCCCTGAATGGAAACAAACCTTCAAAAATATTAAACCTTGGGCAAAAGAATATCTTGATAAAGTAGTACAACGGGAGTTAAACTGGAATGAATACTTGTTCTCCGAGGGTAGAAGCATCCTTGGACTCAATAAGCAATTACTTGATGAATGGGTTGTTTGGTCTGCAAATCCACTGTATAGTGTATTGAATGTGCAGAATGATAATAAAATGCCAGATTCACATCCAATTCCTTGGTTGAATGGTTGGATTGATATTGATTCACATCAAGTAGCAGCCCAAGAGGCTACTATTGTCAATTATGTTTTGAATGCAACCAAAGATGACCTTGGTGATGATGAGCTAGATTTCGACTAAGACTTGACAAAGCACATGGAAGTGCTTATAATTAATTTAATACTTCCAACATCAAATATTAAGAGGTTGTATTATGAAAGATAAAACAATAACTAAAGCAGATTATGGTACTTTTATGTACGAATCAGATTGGGGAGAAGAACCTTACCCTGAACTTGTCCAAATCTGGACAGATTTAGTTGCAAAGGATCATGATATAGACAAGAAGTGCATTAAAATTTGGTGGTGTGCTCCTGTAGCCGAATATTGCATTGATATTGACGGGAAGTGGACAGGTTATTTTGAAGTCGATAACTATTTCCGTGGTGGGCATTGGAGTGGTTGGGATAAATTTGAAAACGGGAAAGGAGAAAATTATGAGTACATATAAAGTAAAAGAAGTTCAGCAATGGGACACCTTAGTGAAAACCAAAGAAGGTAACTGGATTCCTGCCAGACCTGTAAACCACAAAGTCCGTAGTTTTTCTGAAAAACTAAAAGAATCATGGTTAGTTTTCATAGGAAAACTGGATACTTTGAAGTGGGAAGATCAGTAGGGTAAAATTATGAAAGATAAAGAGCTGTTACAGTGGATTCACGACAGGTTCGTGATTGTTTATGAAGAAAATAAAAATGTGGATTTTCTAAGAGCCTTGCGCGCCATAATTGCTCGAACTGATGATGACAAACAAAGCTCTCTAATTGGAATTTGTGATTGTGAAAATAAACCTAAAGGGTAGCACAAGAATTGTTTTTATGTTTAATAAAGTAGTTGTAAAAATGCCAACACTTAAATCTTGGAGACTATTTCTAAATGGGTTGTTAGCAAACTTACAAGAAAGACAGTTCTCAAAAATCAACAATAAAAATCTGGCTCGTGTATTATTCTCTGATCCTATTGGGTTAGTTATAGTGATGGAAAGACTCAAAGAGGTGAGACATCGTGGACTATTCTTTGTAGAAGTACAAAAGATATGTTGTGAATCTGATCTGCATATTGATTTTTGGATGTCCGATTGTAAGCCAGAAAATTATGGGTACAATAACAAAGGCAAACTTGTTAAATTGGATTTTGGCAATTAAGGGAGAAATTATGAACATTAAATCCATTACTTTAGTCCTTGAAAATTGTGAAGAAATTACTTTTAAGTATCCTTCTGAGGTTTATATGTTGGAAACTGGCGACATTAAAGAACGGTATGTTTCTTATTGTAATACTATTTGCAAACAGAAATACGTAGATGGTTTTTCTGTTGTTTTTGGCAAGGATTGTGGGGAGCTAGGCTCATTCTCCCCTGATGAAAATGATCTTCCACTTAAACGCCTGAATCAGTACAAAGATGTTACTGGACTCTATATTGAGTACGATAATATGGAAGAAGATTTCGTAGGTGTTTCTTGGGAAGGCGTAGACAGTGAAACTCATCATTCAGGTCAAGGTTTAGTATTGACAGAAGAAGGCAATGTGTTATACTATTCTGAAACTGGCAACTACCAATGCAAATTGAAACAAGAACCAGAATCAGTTGATATGTGGGCCTATATGGTAAAAGATTAAGGAGAAAATTATGTTTTGAAACATGTTGGTTGGTTGACGGAATCAGCAAAGCATTTTTAGGGGGGGATTAGTTGACTGAAAATAAGAAGAAACAACAAAAAGCAGAAGATTTTATTGGCTGGAAAAGCCCAGATGGGAAACTGGAAGTTGTCGGAATTGCAGGTAAGCAAGGAAATATCACAACATTCAAAGTAACTTGCACTGAGTGCTCCAAAGATAAAGAGTTATTTCCAGACGGATATTTTGTTAGCACAAAAGGTAATTTAATAAAAGGAGTAAAACCTTGCGGCTGCTCTAAAAGTCCAAAGTGGAAAGCCTTTCAATTTTTAATCCTTGCAAGCAGAGCAGGAGAAAAGAAAAATTTTATTGTTCATGGTTTTGCAGAAGAATTTAAAAATCAAAAAACAAAATTAAATCTTGAGTGCTTAAAAGATGGTAATAGGTGGACGACAAGCATCGCCAGCATTATTAATAGTGGAAATGGGTGCCCTAAGTGTAAAGGAGTTAACTTAGCAGAACAAAAGAAAACACCAGAACACACTGCACTACAAAAATGTATTGACATCTGCAAAGAAATGAATTATGATGTTATCGGTTTTCCAGACGGCTATAAAAACGCAAAGTCGCACTTTGAATATCTCTGCCCAGTACATGGAAAACAGATTGTTGGTTACAATAGCTTTGTAAATAATGGCAACCGTTGCATGTATTGCTGGAAAGACAGACAAGTTGAGTTAGGTAATGGTAACGGCTATTATCCAGAAAGAAAAGATGAAATTGATTTTCTTTATGTCTTGAATTTCAATGATAAATTCATTAAAGTTGGTAGAAGTTTTGATGTTGATGAAAGGATTAAAGGTTTAAAATATGAATCTGGTGTCCCAAAGAATAAAATCCACAAACTTAGAATGCTCACAGCAACACATCAAGAAATATATAACTATGAACAAGAACTACATAGCGAACTTCGTGAACGTAAATTTCAATATTATGTAGATTGGTCAACAGAGTGTTTTGAGATTGAATCTATGTTTATTTTAAATAAATTATTAAATATTTGCGATATTGAAGAAGTCTCGTTTTAAAGGTAATACATTAATAGGAGGTAAATTGAATAATATTGGGGTAAATAAGGATCTGTTTTTGATTTATGGGGCAAGTTCATGCCCTAATTGTGAAGCAGTTAAGAAACTATTGAATTCTAAAGATATGCAATTTGTATACAAATCCTTCGGGCAGGATTATGAACTTCAAGAATTGACTGATCTTGGTGTGACCTCCAGGAGTATCCCGCAAGTATTCGTCATGGGAGAAGGAAATGTCCTGAAACATATTGGTGGTTTGATGGAAGTTGTTCGTTTTCTGAAAGATAGTTGATTTGAATCAATGTCAAAACATGGAAATGTGATAAAATAGATGTCCACATACAATAATAAAGAGGAAAATATTTTAGATGTTCACTAAATTAACAGAGCAACAACTTGATAATAAAATAAAATATATCCATCAATATATTGATGCAGAGAATGCCGCAACAGGTAGTAAATTTAACAGTAACTCAAATGTAACCATGAAGAATGTTACAACACTGCAAGGTTCGCTGTACGAGGATTTTGGTATCCAACTGCATCGTAAAACTACCTACGATAAAATTGAAGAAATGTTTGGTAAAGACCTTGCAGAGCAATATATTAAGGATTTAGAAGAACATAGCATTTATGTGCATGATGAAACTAATCCAGTTTTTGGGTATTGCGCTTCAATCTCTATTTTTCCGATGGTAACAGAAGGGTTGAAAAGCCTTGGTGGTATGAGCAACGCACCAAGGAATATCTTTAGTTTTATCGACCAACTGTGTTCAACTATTTATCTAGTTAGTGCCCAAATTGCAGGTGCTGTAGGTGTTCCAGAGGCTTTGGTTTATGCAGATTACTATTTCCGTAAATCTTTCGGTGAGGATTATCACGAAAATAATTTGACTAAACAACTGTTGCAAGGACTAATCTATAAGCTTAACGAGCCATCGGGTGCGAGATCATATCAATCCCCATTTACTAACTTTTTGATTTATGACCAGTATTATTTTGAAGCAGTGTTTGGTCAAATGGTTTATCCTGATTTTACACAACCAGTTTGGGATAGTATTAACAAACTACAAAAATTGTTTGTGGAGACTCTAGATAAAGAGCGTGATAACGGTATTATTACTTTCCCTGTTGTAACATTCAGCATGTTGACAGAGAATGGCAGTCCGAAAGATAAAGAATATCATGAATATGCAGCACAACAGTTACACAAAGGAAATAGTTTCTTTATTTATTTGAGTGACAATCCTGATAGTATCTCAAGTTGTTGTCGCCTAGCTAACAAAACCAATTTCAAAGAGTTTGCAAATAGTTCTGGTGTAGGTGGTGTTAAAGTTGGAAGTGTTGGTGTGATTACTATTGATTTCAATAGACTCTATCAGACAATGAATGAGCAGGAAATTAAAGAGCAAATTAAACGTGTTCACAAATATCTTGCAGCTCGCCGTGCTTTTATTGCAGAGCTTGACGATAAGGGTATGATTCCCATTTATAAAGCTGGATATATTGAAATTGATAAACTGTATTCAACAGTAGGTCTTGGTGGGCTAGTAGAGGCAGCAGAATATCATGGATACACACCAGTACATAGAGATGAAGATTATATGAACTTTATGGAGAATGTATTGGTTATGGTTGAAGAACTTAATTCTAAAGCACAACAACAGTTTGGTTTCAAAATCAATGCAGAGCAAGCACCATTGGAGTCGGCTGGATATAAACTGGCTCAATGGGCAAAAGAAGATGGTCTAAAAGTTAATCGTGATGTTTATACAAGCTATATGTATGTTCCGTCTGATAATACTAATTTTATGGACAAACTTATTGCTCACGGAAAGCGCTTGACTAGAAAAACATCTGGAGGCAGTGCAGCACACATTAATCTTGAAGATTTGTTGACAGAGCAACAATACTATGCAATTATTGAAGCATCAGCTCAACTGGGTGTACCTTACTTCTGCTTTAATACTAAAATGACAATTTGTAATGACTGTGAAAACATTGAGCGAACAACAGAACGTTACTGCAAGAAGTGTGGCTCCTCTGATGTTTCAGGAGCTACACGTGTAGTTGGGTACTTAAAACGAGTTGACAACTTCTCTGCTGCAAGACAACAAGAAGAGTCTACACGATACTATGCAAAATAACTTATAGTTTTGCTTGAATCTTTAGACCTAAATTGATAACATCACTTATGGCTTGTTAATTCCTAGCAAGCCATCTACAAACAAGGAGAAAACATATGAGTACACGCAAACAAGCACGCAAAACAATGCAAAGAGAATTACAGAAATCTCTTCGTCAGAATACAAAGAAAACTAAGCAGCAACGTCAACCATCACAAGAACACCAGTTGTTTAGTGAAATTGACAATAATTTTAAGGAGTGAATTTATGGACTTTAACAGGGAAGAGGTTATCTTATGGTGTAAAGAGTTTGGTATAGACTTTGTAACAGTTAAACAGCCCGCGCCAGAGGGCTGGATGTGGGCGAGAAGCGGAGAAGACTTAATTTTAACAGCTATCTTCACCAACACGGATGATGCGGATGTTACAAAAGAAGATATATACTGACTGTAATTACTTTATGAACTAAGGAGAAAATAATTGCAAGAACAAAATAATATTGAGGACGTCAAGTCCTCTCTCATCTCTCAATATGTGGAAGAGTTTGCACCAGATTATATTGAGCAACAGCTCGATTCAGAAAATGCAATTCTAGAAGTTTTTGAACAGTTGATGAAAACTAACCATAAAAATTCAAATGAATATAAAAATGCAAAAGTTGAATTTGATAAACAAACAAAGGTACTTGATTATTTCGGTTCTGAGGCTTTTAAAGAGTTGTACAAACAAAGCTATAAAGAAAAACTTGATGTTCTGACCTTGGAAGAAGTAGAATATCTTTATATGCAACAACGACTCATTAAAAAAGTGCGCGATGTTAGTATTGAAATGAATGAAATGGTTTGTACACTTGCTGAAAATGTAGGTGGTGATACTGTGCTGAATGCCTAATTAACTTGAGAGGTATATTTTGCTAGTTACACTAGAACAACTAAAACAAATTTACCCTGTTGCTGCAAAAGCAGGACGTTGTGAGAAGTATATAGAGGGTCTGAATAAGACCCTAAAACAGTTCAATATCTCAGAGCCAATCCAAATTGCTGCTTTCCTGAGCCAAGTTGCTGTAGAGTCAGCAGAGTTACGATATGTTCGTGAATTAGGTGATGACAAATACCTAAGTAAATATGACACAGGCAACCTTGCAAAACGTCTTGGCAACACACCAGAAGCAGATGGAGATGGTCAGAAGTATAAAGGCCGTGGTTTTATTCAATGTACTGGACGTTACAACTACGAGCAATGTGGGAAAGCACTAGGTCTTGATTTAATCAACAAGCCTGAATTGCTTGAACAACCAGAATATGCTTGGAGTAGTGCAGGTTGGTATTGGAACTTGCGTAAAATTAACAATCATGCTGATGATATTGTTAAGGTTACAAAGTTAGTCAACGGAGGAACTAATCACCTGAAAGAACGAACAGAATACTATGAACGCGCAAAGAAAGTATTAGGCTTATAATATGACAAAACATCTTGATAAAATTGTATCTAGTATGACAGATGCAGATTGGTTACAAGTACATGTAATATCACAAGCTAATCTCTTCGAGACAAAATTCAATACTCGAATTGATTCACAAGAAATCGAAGATGTTTGCAAAACTGTTGCTGATATGAAACTTCCAGAAGGTGTTGATACATATATTGCAATGTTGTTTTTGTTACCGTCTATTCATAATGATTATGTTTATACAGATATTGCTAAACTAAAGATGCAGGGGTTGACATTAGGTTTAGATATGTTAATATACGTGTATAGTCAATTTTGTATTACGGATGGTTATGATGAACAAGTAGCTTTTATCTTTAAGAATTGTATTCAGTATACAATTCCATTCTAAAGAATGGTGTTAAACACGCAATTCCGTTTTAAGGAAGTCGTTGTAACATACAACTATATTTTAATCAACACCAAGGAGGTGTTATAGTGTACGAACGTCACAATAATCGCAAAAACAAAAATTCTCGTCGTGAAAAACAAGTGGACAATCAAGAGGGCCGTCAAATTAAACCTAAGTTTACAGAAGAACGTAAAAATCAACCAGTTAAGCCGTTGACACCGAAACAGGCTGAGTACATGCGACTTCTAGAGACTTGCAACATTGTCGTTGTAACAGGGTTGTTTGGTACAGGTAAGACTTATATTGCGTCTGCAATGGCTGCTGACAAATTTAAACAAAATGAAATTCATAAGATTATTGTAGCGCGACCTTATGTTGAGGTAGGTAAATCATCAGGCAGTAAACCTGGATCAACTTTAGAGAAACTGTACCCACTTGTACGTAATACTCTTGATACCATCCAACAACGTCTAGGGTATCAGATGTACCAAAATGCACTTAAGGACGGTCTAACTGGCAGTATTGAAGTTCAGGAGGTAGCAAGCATCCGTGGTCGATCTTTTGATGAACATAGTTGGCTGATTCTTGATGAAGCTCAATTAACAGACGAAGCGGAAATGCTGGCAATCGTATCTCGTGTGAGTGATAATTGTAAACTTATCCTGTGCGGTGACTTGAAACAGCGGGATAATAAAGGAACATCTGGACTTGCTTGGTTTATGGAGTTTGTCAAACGGAACAATATTCGTGGTGTTGGTCACATTGATTTCGACTCTACTGACGATATTGTACGAGGGGGTGTGGTTCGAGATATTGCTATCGGCCTACATCGGGACAAACAACGTGGGATTAAGACCCCAGAGTCTTGTTGAGTCATATTAGAGCGGCCTCAGGGTCGCTTTTTCTTTAAATGTCTATTGACAACTTCAGAATCTTATGAGAGAATGTAATTACTGATTGAGAAAGGAGAAATTGAATGAATCTATTTAAAAACGATGGTCAAATCAATTATGAAGATTTGGGAGATATTATATGGACATTAAGAAACCACAGCATCAATAAACGACCACCAAACGATAACATTCCGAATCACATGATGGTGGCTCATGAAAGGCACCTTGCCTTGCTTAAACAAGCTATTGAAATGATACGTTTTGATTATCAGAGAGAAAGTTATTTGTGGTACAAACTAAATAGAGAAGAAAATAGAAATGACAAACTAGAAGAAATAATTAAAGACCTAACCGAGGACAAAGACAAACTTAAATCAGAAGTTAAGACACTAAAAGAAAAGATTCAAGAAGCACAAGTAACAGCAGGATTGTTTATTCAGAGTGTCAAAGATAAACTACCAAGTTGGTTTAGTAAGGAGAAATAGTATGAGTTGGAATTGGTATGTTAATAGAGATACCATCAAAATTAAAGTAGAAGAACGCTCTTGGGAACAACCAGAAGAAGTATATAACGAAGATGTTGACAATTATGAAGAAACAGATAATAATGTAACAAAGTATGATATTGAGTGCAAAGTTGAAATTAACGGAAAAGAGATTAAGCACTATACTAAATTGTCTGCTTTTCTTCGTGAGTTTGTAAATAAAAGTGTTGTATCAAACTATGCTGATTGGTATGGCGAAAGCTATAAAGATACAGGAATAAAGTATATTGCAATCACAAAATCTTGGCATTATAACCTAACAGATTTCTACCCATTTACCTGCTCTTGCGGTGTTGCAGGATGTTCTTCAATCTGGGACGGTATCCATGTCAAATGGCGTAAGAACAGTATCGAGTGGAGGATCAAAGATAAGCGTGATGGATATGAAAAGATTCTAGATAAAATGTTTTATTCTTTTGATCGAGAACAATATGAACAAGAAGTCTTGACAGCATACCAAACATTGTATAAACTTGTTGAAAATAATCCAGAAAACGAAAGTGCTTGGATTGTTGAGGAGTTTAAAAGTAAGATTTAAGGAGGAATAATGATGAATTTTGTAGTTTGGTTAATTTTATGTATTGGGCTTTATATTCTGCCCGCAGGTATAGGTGCTTTTATTAATCTAGATTGGTCATATTTAGATTTTACAACATGGTCTATTGAAGCGCGTGTCATATACATTGCTGTGGTTATTGGCTGCACAGTAATATGTGCAACTGATGGAGTGTAAACACAATGACAAAACATTATAATCCTAATGACTACTGTTTCCTCTGCCAAACAGATGAAGGTTATGTCTTGGCACACAATGAAGTTTCTGATATAATTACTAGTGTCCAGAATCCAGATAAAGTTCTTGGGTATACAAAAGATTTCAACGAGATTTGCAAACTGTTTACTGAATGTCTTGACATCAAAATCAAAGGCTACTATAATGTAGGAGACAAGGTTAGTTATGGTAATTGTCAATATTTTGTTCTTGAAGTTGGGCAAAATGCTGAAGGTAATTTGCAAGAGTTAATTGTCGGTCGATAAATAAAGGAGGAAAATGATATGCAAACAAGTATGAGTTGTGTTAAGATTAATACACTTATGGACACACAATTGGTATATCCGGAAGTCATTCGTGAACATCTTGAAAGACTTTATGAAGTAGCTAAGAGTAACTATGTTTACAAGAACCGAAAGAAGTTCAATTTTATGAAATTTGGGTATGATTCAGAAAAAGTCTTGAAACAACAGTTTGAATCTATCTTCAAAGATTATCGTGAACTTCATAAGGACATTGATTCACTAAAACATTTGCATTGTCTTGAGCCATGGCAGGTGTCAGAAATGAAACGACTAATGAAAATCTACAATTGCCTTGTTGCATTACAGAAAATTATCCGGTTGTACTTGTTCTCTGATAATCCGGTACAAGTAGATTACAATACTGTGTCTTGGTTAAACTTCTTTTATAAAAACGAAGGAGAGATTCGTAGTTATATCAAGAATGTTTAAACATTAAATATCAATAACAGAAGGAGAGTTAATTTGACTTGTATTATTGCACTACGAGATAAAGAAACTGGTACAGTTTATTTGGCAGGAGACAAACTAGGTAGTAATGGCTCAACCAAAGCTATCTACAAAGATCCTAAAGTATTCCAAATTGGTCATTTCTATTTCGGATATACAACCAGCTTCTACATGGGACAACTATTGAAATATGTTTGGAAACAACCATGTAAAACAATGCACCAAGATGAAGATGAGTACCTATTTCGAGATGTTGTATATTCTTTAAAGAAAGTGTTCACTGAGAATAAGTTTGGTAAAGACCAAAATGGGCACGAACCTGACTTCGGACAGTTTATTATGGTGTACAAAGGTCGTATTTTTAAAGTGCAAGATAATATGAGCTTATTGGAATCAGAGGATTTTGTATCGGTAGGTTGTGGTGAATACCATGCTGCTGGCGCAGTAGAAGCATTAGTTAACCATACAAACCTGCCGCCATCAGACATTCTAAGAGAATCGATTAAAATTGTCAGTAAGTTTAGTTGTGGCGTGTCAGAAGAGTGTGATATTATTAAATGTATTTAATATAAGGAGAACAGAGAGTGACCACAATCGCATATAAAAATGGTGTTATGGTATCTGATGGACGCATGTCTCTTGGGGATATGATTATCAAAGATGACACAGAGAAAGTATTCTGGGTAAACAACCATCTAGTGGGAGTGTGCGGGAGGGCACGTGCAATCAATACATTCGTAACTTGGCTCCAGAAAATGACGGACTACCATATTGTAAACCAAGAGGTTGGAGAACTTGTTGATTTAGTTCCACCTGCTCTTGAGGACGACGAAGGGTATAGTGCATTGGTGGTGACTCCTTCACGGCAAGTTTTGATGTACGAAGGAAACACACCAATCGATATGGGTTCAGATGTTCCAATGAGTGTTGGTAGTGGCTCTTGCTTCGCCCTTGCTGCTATGAAAGCTGGTGCAACTGCGGAAGAAGCTGTTAAAGTTGCTTGTGAACTTGATGTCTATTCAGGAGGTGAAATCACTATCGTCCAACTAGAAGAAGAACCTGAACCACTGACACGAGAGGTTGCAGAGAATCTGTCGAAGAAAGAACTAATTAACATGATGTTTGGTGAAGAAGAAAATAATGAAATTGCAGAGGTCACTGTTTCAGCACCGGAGGAGGGAGAACAAGAAGATAAGGTTGTTTGGGGCGATAACAAAGTAACACTATATTTCCCAGACGAAAATTATCCAGAATATTTTGTTAGTTTTGAAGTAGAGAAAAATAAAATGTATGCCGAGTGTGACCTCGATGAGCTGGATGTTACAGTCATGGAAGAATGGTTCTATGATATTGAAGATTTGCGGAACTACTGTGAATATATGAGTATTAAGCATAAACCTTCCAATACATATAAACAACTTGCTAAAAAGATTATTGAAGAAATTAAATCTAAAGTTCCACAACAATAACATAAAGCATTTAGGAGTCCAACAAGGACTCCTTTTATTTTATTTGAAATTTCTTATTGACACTTTAAGAATCCTGTTGTAATATACAAATATAAACTAAAACAAGGAGAAATATATTAATGGCACTAAAACCTAAGAAGAAAGTAGACGTTTATTGCGAGTTTGAGAATATTGAATTTCCATGCAATGTGCTTGCAGTAGGTCAGCCAAATCGCGTAGAAATCTGTGAAGGAGAACAATATGTTTGTGTTGACAAGTGCCACAATAATCTAGTAATCTTGGATTCAAGAGGACGTGAGCTTCTATTTGACAAGAAGTGGTTTGTATTAGTTAACGAATAAGGAGAACACAAATGAAATGTTACAAATACTCTAATTGTAAAGTATTGCCTCTAAATTTAACAGATGAAATGAGGTTTGCGTGGGATACTAGCCCTAATAACAATGAAGATGACGATATCAATATGAGAGAAGCATATTATGCGATGTTTGATGCTACCAAGACAGAAACTGTTGGAGAGATTTGCACAGAATTACTAGAGAGTGTAATATCCTCTTATAAGACGTATCATGGAGAATCTAACAACAGCTATATAAAAATGTTGCAAAATACAATTAATACTTTAAAAGGAGAGTGTTAAAATGAATAAGGATAAAGTATACGAAACACTGATGAACCAATCATCTTCTTGCTCATATTACTTACGTTGCGTTGTTGAATGTGTTGAACAAATCAAACACACAAAGACAAAACTTGAAAATATGGTTAGACACCAAGAAACTTATGAAAACAAATCATATATCCTCCACCATAAAGGTCTTTGGGATAATTATACTTTAGATTTGGACACTCTTACAGAGTTGACACTGGAATTCAAAACACAATTCGATAAAGCTGTAGAATCTGGAAAGTATTTAGACGTTAATTTCTGTAAAATCAAACACAAAGACGAATGCCCAGAATCAGATGTTGACCAATTTGGTTGGGATGAAGAGAATAACGACATATATGTTTACGAATGGGACTGTTACGAGGGTTTTCACCATTATGGTGAACTGTGGGCGATTGTTGTTACTGATAAAATGACAGGAAATGTTGAAGATACTTTAACATACAAGACTCTTCAAAAACAACTAGAACATCTTGAGCGCGACCTCAAGAATAATATCGAATATTGTAAATTGTTTGAATAAGGAAATTATTATGGATATGTACAGTGGCACACCTACAATTATTGTTGGAATGTTTTGTATTATTTTAACTATTGTATTTGGACTAGGTTGTCTTGCTGGTTGGTTATTGTTTTAAGGAGAAACACAATTGAAATATTATACTGGAGTTGGTAGTCGAGAGACACCAGAACATATTCTAAAATTTATTGAAGAAGTTGCATATTGGTTAGCAGGACGAGGTTATACTGGTCGTTCTGGAAGTGCAGCAGGAGCCGATACTGCTTTTGAACAAGGCTTTAATCATCATGAAATTGTCAATGGTGTTTCAGACCATGTTAGTTTTGAAGCATATCTTCCTTGGAAAGGTTTCTCGGATATTCGTGAAGATAGTACACACATTGTTACACCAGAGTTGCCAAATTATAATGAAGCTTTAGAAATTGCATCAACTATTCATCCAGCTTGGAATCGTCTAAGTCGTGGAGCAAAAGCTCTACATACACGAAATGTTTATCAAGTTCTAGGGCTTGACTTGAACACACCAAGTTGTGTGTTATTCTGTTATGCACAACCAACATACAATAAACATAAAGAATTGACAGGCGTTAAAGGTGGCACCAACACAGCGGTTCAATTAGCAATGAAACACAATATTCCAATTTACAACTTTTATTTGCAAGAAGATATCGATAAAGTTAAAAGTATGATGGAGAAGTATAAGGCTTAATATTTTAGTTATATTGATACTTAAAGTTTTAAATTTAAGCAGAATATAAACCAAGGAGAATACAATGATAGATGAGTATGAATATACAATAATTAAAACACTAATAAAGAAGGTTGCAACTGATATAGTTAATTTTACCACAATAGATGACACAACAGTAATGGATATTAATGGGTACATGTCGATACACCCTATTTGTATCAAAGATAAGACAACTAGAACTGAGATCTATAAGCGCGACCTCGTGCAATTTAATAACTACAAAATATTAAACAGAGCCTTCTCATATTTATATTATGAAATAGCAGAGAAAGATGTACGAGAGGCACTAATAGCTATAAGTAAAGAGCAAGAGGAGTGTAGGAATTCGGTTATTAATTATTTGAACAATTAACTTAAAATATGGTTTGAACAAACATATTGATGATATATCAGAAGGATACTAAATGAAAATACCACTATCAATACTAAAAGAGTATGTTGAGACATTGGAGAAGTTAGAAATTGACAATTTAAATCTAGAAATCATGGATAACCGTATTGGCCCCGATTACTGTCTAGTTATATCT